CCCTACACCGCAAAGGGGCAACCCCCTTTTGCCCAAACGTGGGCGGCGGGGTGCCTTTGCGGGGCCGTGGTGACAGGGCAAGCCTTCCCAAAGAGGGAAAAAAAGAAAAGGGCCGGGGCTTAATTGCCCCGGCCCGTGTTGGGTGGTGGTCTTTACTTTGCGGCGGGGACAAGCCCCACGGCGGCGGCCTTTTTCTGTACCTTATGTAAGGCGTTTTGAACGGCCTGTTTTGTCACGCCTAAATATGTCGCAACCGCCTTTTCACCATATCCACGCAAACGCAATTCAACAATGCACCGTTGGTTGGTGGTCAATTCCAGACGGTCAAGAAGGGCTTGTAAGTCGTCCACCGTTTCCCGGTCAACGGTCACGACTTCGGCGGGCCGCTTTTCCGTGGGCTGTCCGGGAATGTAGTCACCGGGGCGGCGGGCGGCGGCTGTCTCTTGTCCGTCAATCCGGGCGGCCTTGCCCAAACGGAAATAAACGGTATCGAGCGTTTCCGGGTCTTGTCCGTCAATGTAGATATGCCCATTTGCGGGGTCTGTTTTGACTGCTCTACTTTGCTCAATAGAACGGCGGACGGCTCTATAAACTTCCTGAATGGGGTTTGTTTCTTCTTCCCGATATGCGGCGCTGTCCGTGGTCTTGATATACACCTTACGAGCAAGGCGGCGGACGGTGTATGGGCGTTCTGTCCACCCTTCCCCGGCGTTAGCGTGGGCGGCGGCCTGTTCCAGAAGAGCGGCGGCGCAATCATGGACAAGGTCTTGACCGTCGGAAATGGTATCTTCCAGAAGTTCATCAAGCCCCACGGCGGCGGCCTTGTCCACCTTTTCGGTATTGGCGTCCCCATTGGCGTTAAACTTCACCGCATAAGCGGCGGCGGCGGCGTTGGCGGTGTTGTCCAAAAGGGCCTTATCATGGGCAACCCCCCGCCGCAAAGATACAAGGGCCGGGGAAAGTCCGCTATTGCTCACGCTGTCCCGGCCTTGCGCCGCCTTGCGTTGGGGGTCAATAACTTTCCGCAAACAAGCGAACACAATAGAGCGGGAAAGGGCGTAAAGTTCGGCGGCGTAGTCCCCGGCGGCGTATGCCTTCTCAAAATCAGAGAGAAGGACGTGAAAAGTGGTTTTGCGGGTCTTTGCGTTGGGGGTCTTGTTGGTGGTCTGTTTTTTCATGGTGTTTCCTTCCTTTCCGTTGGCGGCGTAGTGTTTTGTGGTTTGGGTTTGTGGTGGTGAAGGGGCGGCCGCCTTGCGCCCCCTTCACCGATAGTATAAGCCCGGGGAAATACATTGTCAAGATAATTTTTCAATTTCTTCCCCATGTCCATCACCGCAAAGGGGCAACCCCCGCCGCCGTGGTGGTGTTGGGTGGTGGTGACGTTTGCCCAACGTTGCAATTTATCACTATGCCACATAGGGGGGGGTGGTTATGGTATTTTTGCGGCCCTGTTCACAGCAAACCAGATGTAGTCACTTTTTCTCCCACACACTCCCCAAAATTCCATCGTCTTTCTCCCGCTCGTCCGTTGGCGTGTAGGGGAAGCAAAGTCTCCAGAGGAGTATCGCAGGTTAAGCCATTTACGTGCTGCTGTTCTCACCAGAATGGAGGATCACAACAAAGGAAATGGCTTAACAACGCAACATCAACTTTGACTGATTTTTCTTCTGAAAATGCTTGAAAATATTATTTAATTATCTTGACTTTGTAAGCTTTCTATGATATAATACAGCTATATCGAAGATAACTAAATAGTTCATATTGAGTGTCACAGATACTCACCAGTTGAAGTAAAAGGAGTTAGAGCTATGAGCAGCATCATTCAGTTTCCACTGCCACAAGAGAATACCATCGACCTACACGCCGTTCAGTCCAGCGCTCGAAAGCTGAAGGCTGGTCTCATCTCCCCAGCCATTGAAGATACCACCTGCGAGTTGGCCAGTGAACACACCTCTGAACCCATTAAGAGTATGGACGATATCATCCGTGTGTCACAGTACCTCATCGAGAACAAAAGGTACAGGGACAACATGCTCTTCATCGTTGGTATCAACTTCGGTCTTCGCGTCAGCGATCTGCGTTTGCTCAGGTTCTCCCATATCATCAACGAACAGTTCGCCTTCAAAGACAGCTTTGCTATTCTGGAGAAGAAAACCAAGAACACCAGAAAGCATAAGAAGAACCGGTATATCACCATCAATACCGCCGTTGTCGAAGCTGTCACCCTGTACCTTGAGAATACACCCAACGTGAGGTTGAGCGATTACATGTTCCGGTCTGAGAGCAACCACGGTTCTTCCTCGAACCAACCTCTCCACCGCAACACCATCGATAATATCATGAAGGGTATTGCCGACGACCTCGGCCTTGGCAATAAGATGTCCACTCACTCTTTGAGAAAAACATTTGCCTATCACCAGATGGTTATGTCTGGCAACGATCCGCGCAAACTGCTTCTTCTCCAAAAGATGTTTGGTCACTCCACCGCTGCTCAGACACTGGACTATATCGGTATCACCGGCGAGGAGATCGACGAAGCATACCGTAACCTCAACCTGGGAAGCACTACCTGCAACTACCTTGTGGATAGTTCTCTTCTGGAGAGTACGGAACAGTCTGCCGGTTAAGCCAGACGGAGCGCACCTTGACAACTGAATATCATATATGAGCATCTCAATTATGGTCGCTTTGTCTGTCCCCATCGTTTCACTGATGGCAGACAAGGTTGATTTTATCGCCGGCTTTTGCCGGCTGATTTATCCGATCCAAGATCAGAATACGAAAGCGGGGGTAAAACAGGGCTCAAAATACGGGCAAAAAAAAGTGGCCTTGGTACACTCGGAGTGTACCATTTCAAAAATTAGCCCTTCTGCCACAATGGTTTCAAGCCCTCGACTTATTAAATATAATAAGAAAAAACAAAGCAGACGATCATAACGTGAAAACCAAGCTATAAAGACCATGTATGGAAACGCTGACGCGCGGAAAATTAGTGTACCAAAAAATCTCAGCGCTCTTCAAAAGAACAAAAGTGCCAAAAGACGCCCAAAGTGCCACCATTTACTGTTCTTACTGGTGAGAATTGAAACAAGATCGGAGGTGATCCTCCCCAGATGGAACAAAAAAGAAAGAAAATCATGATTGTGGACGCCCGGATGGGACGGGGAAAATCCTCTGCCGCCATCCAATATATGAACCGATATAAGGGAAGCAAGTGCTTTTTGTACATCACTCCATATCTGACGGAAGTTGATCGAGTGTGTGAGAAGTGTGACTTTGAGGAACCGGATTGTGATTACACAAGTAAATCCAATCGACTCAAGGCACTGATGAAGAAGCGGTGCAACATCGCCTCCACACATTCCCTCTTTTCCATTATGGATGAGGAAGCACTATCTCTGGCGAGAGAACAGGGATACAACCTTATTGTGGACGAAAGTCTCTCCGTGATACAGGGCGTCCCCGTATCGCCGAAGGACAAGCAAATCATAATGACCAACCTTGCCTCTGTTGACGATGCCGGAAGAGTCCATTGGAACGAGGCCGACTACGAAGGCAAGTTTGACGGATATAAGGCTATGGCGGATGCGGGAACGCTGTACCACTGCGGTGAAACGATGTATGAGGTCATGAGCCCGGACAGGTTTGAGGTATTTGACGAGATCTATATCCTGACCTATCTGTTTGACGGGCAGCTCCAGAAAGCCTACTTTGACTTTTTCGGGTTTGAGTACGACATCATTGGCGTGGAGCAGAATGAAGCGGGGTATTTCTTCTCTGGCAAGCCGGACGCTCCTCCCAATGTAGACTACTCTGAGCTTATCCACATCGTTGGCATGGACGATGGAGCTGACGCCAGGATGAACGCCGTAGGCAATGGAAGAACGGCTCTGTCAGCTTCGTGGTTCAAGCAGAGAAGCCGCAACAGCGAAGACATAAAAAACCTGCGTGGACATATGAGAAATTTTTTTGAGCGAAAGGCCAAGAGCTCTGCGGCCCGACGGCTGTGGACAACGTTCAAGGATGCTCGGGAATGGATGTACGGCCCCAAGAACCGATACGCCTCCAGCTTCCTATCCCTGAATGCCAGGGCGACAAACGCATATAAGGACGCCGACTGCGTCGCCTATCTGGTCAACCGCTTTGTTGACCCGAACATCGCCAAGTTCTTCGCCGAGAAGGATATCGTGATCGACCCGGAGAAGTTCGCGCTTTCGGAAATGCTCCAGTTTATCTGGAGAAGCGCCATTCGTGAGAACAAGCCGATCAACCTATACATACCAAGCATGAGGATGCGCTCCCTCCTGTTGGAGTGGATCGAGCAAACAAGCAACGGAGGTAATACATAAGTGAGAAAGAAACATGGCTACCCTGCTCCAGATGGCTTTGAGCAGGATAAGGAAATACTACTATCATACGATTCAAGTGAAGAGGAGACCGAGCGGTTTATCGAGGAGATGCGCTTTGCGTTCCGCAAAGCATGGTTTGAATACATAGAAGAGTTCGAGTCTTGACACACTATCAAGTTAATTAAATAGTGAGGTGAGCCAATGGCAAAACAGTTAGCGTGTCAGAGGTATATCTACAAGATCCGCAGCAGCCGTTTGCGGAAGGCGAAATGGAATCTCACTCTCCCCCTCTCTGAGGCGCGAAGGAACGACGAGCTGATCTCCCTGGCCGATAGCCAGGTGCTTCGTTGGTTGGATGAACTGAACGGCATCAAAGATGCAGACAGTCAAGCAAGAGAGCTGAAGGCAGAGATCCGTCGTGTCCGCAAGGAAAGCAACAGTCTGCAAAACAGACGTAAGTTGCGTAAGCTCTACGAGCAGCTCGATGCCCTCCAGTTCAAGCCGGACTATTTGTGCGTCATCATGGACAAAGAGAAGGATTATATCCGGGCCTGCCGTGGGTTCAAGATCAACGGCGTCAAGTATCATCGGCTTCTGGGAACGAACGGCGGCGTAAAGAACTCCACCATCGTCTTTGTCAGTGACCGGCATTCTGCGGAGCTTCGCCGCCGCATCGATAACGGGCGGAACCCGGAGATGGAGCTGGTGGCTGCAAAGTTGGAGGCATACAAGGCGCTCACTTGCAGCGCATCGAACCCCGTCTCCATGCCACACGGTATTCTGGTCGTGCCGGATTGCGAGACTGAGTTTATCTCAGATATCGTCTATTTGAATGACGAGGGCGATGGCGAGCCGGTCATGGAGGAGCGGAAGGGCGTGCCTGTCCAGCTTGATGAGTCGGATGGGTACGGCATCATGCTCCCCTCTCTGGCGGACAGGTGGGCGAAGGAGCTTGGGCTCGACTACCGGCCCAGCGGCGTGAACACCCGGTTTGCCTGGGAGAAGGGTATGGTCTTCTGCTTCGACTTTCTGGAGTTCGCCGAACAAGTGGCCAAGAGCTACATCGTCAAGGACGCTTGGGGAAATGAAAAAGATATCCGGGATGTGGAGTTGATCCTCACCACATCCATGGTCAAGCTGTGGGACAGTTATCCGAGTTGCGAGGAGTATGTCCGGAATTGCATGGAGAACAAATATTCCTTCGGTGTTGCCAAGGTCTGCCCCAAGGCTTTGGAGTCCGAGCGCAATCTCAATTACCAGTTCATCCAGAGCTATGACTTGAGCGACGAGGATATCGACAGGTTGATTGCCCCGACGATGAACGAGATCCGAGATGTGCTTAGCGACGACTGGCGAAAGACCATACTGTTTCTGAAGGGCGCAGGGCTGAATGAAAACAATGTGTGCCGCATCGACAACGATTACGCCAAAGCCATCATGATAGACCAGCGTATGATAGACGACCCGTTTGTGCAGAGCGAGCTGTTCTCTCTTATCAAGACGCGGATCAACGAGGCGAAGGTTGGGGTGGTTAAAGTACACGGAAACTACTCCATCGTATCCGGCGACCCTTATTCCCTATGCCAAAGCATTTTTGGCATGGAGGTTACGGGCATCCTCAAGGCCGGTGAGATCTATAACGGCTACTGGGTCGATACGGCCTCCCGGCGTCTCGCCTGCTTCCGGGCTCCCATGACCTGTCACAACAACGTGCGTGCGGTCATGGTGAACGACAGCGATGAGGCCAGACACTGGTACCGGAACATGGTGGCCTGCACCGTCTTCAACTCTTGGGATACGGCGGCTCACGCCCTGAATGGCATGGACAAGGACGGAGACCTGGTTCTGCTCACAGACAACCAAGTGTTGGTAAACAAGCTCCGCCCCCTTCCCGCTTTGATGTGTGTTCAGAGGAAGGCCAAGAAGCGGATCGTTACAGAGGAGGACGCTATCCGGGCGAATATCAACAGCTTCGGAGATGATATTGGGAAGATCACCAACCGAATCACGGCGATGTTTGAGGTGCAGTCAAAGTTCAAGCCCGGGAGCCCAGAGTATGAGGAGCTTGACTACCGCATCAAATGCGGTCAACTTTTTCAGCAGAACGCCATCGATAAGGCCAAGGGTATTATTGCCAAGCCGATGCCACGTTCTTGGCACGACAGGCATTACGCACTTGCCATTGAGGACGTGGAGAAGCGAAAGCTGTACCTTTCCATTTTGGCCGATAAGAAGCCGTACTTTATGCGGTATATCTACCCAGACCTTGCGAAGCAGTATAACACATACATAAAGAACACCAACAAGAAGGCCAAGCGGCAGTTCCAGATGACCATCGACGAGCTGCTTGAGCTTGACCACATGAAGTTGGACGACGAGCAGGCGGAGTTCATCCACTATTACACCAAGTGTATGCCTGTGGGCGTGGGCGACTGTGTGACCAACCGCATCTGCAAACGGTTCGAGGCCGCGTTTGACGGCTATGTGGGTAAGCACAACTCCACGACGGGGTTTGACTACACCATCATGAAAAGCGGTGCAGAGTATACCCAAACCCAGTACAGCACCATCCTGCGGCTCTATGAGGATTACACGAAGCGGCTTCACAGTTACGCCGTGTACGCCGCCAGAGAGCGTGTGGACGCCGATGAGGTCTTGTCCCATATCAGTATGATGAAGCATGAGTTTTCGGAGTCGTGTGGACAGGTATGCTCCAACTCCACCACGCTGTGCGACATCATGCTCGATATATGCTACAAGAGGAGCTCCAGCAAACGCTTTGTGTGGAGTATATGCCACAACGAGATCATAGACAATCTGCTCCGAAACACGGGCGGGGTGATCCACTTCCCTGTTCTGGCGCAGGACGGGGACATCGAGTTCTGCGGAAACCGTTTCGTGCTTTGTGAGAAAGAGATCGGAGGAAACGAATGGGCATCGTCTTAAATGAACGTGAGTGGGTAGAGGCTGCCATCGCATCCAGGCAGCTTGGTAAGACACCGGCGGAAACGCTCTCCAAGCTGGCGAGGTATTACTACCATGCGGAAGGGTATAAAAAATCGGATGTGCGAAAGAAGCTGGAGGAGTTCATGCTCCAGTGCGACCCCCACATCGTTCTGGTCAAGTGGTCGGATCTGCTGGACAGTATCGTGCGGAACGTGAACAAGTATCCACTGATCGAGATAGACGGTATTGATATCACGGAGGCGGAGCTGGAGGTCATCGCCTCGCTGAGTGGGGCACTTACCCAGCGCCTGGCTTTTACGCTTTTGTGCATTGCAAAGTATTGGAACACCGCCAACCCCGGAAACCGAAGCTGGGTCAATACGCCGGACAAGGATATCATGCGTATGGCCAACATCGGAACCTCTATCAAACGGCAGAGCGATATGTTCCACACCCTGAGACAGGCTGGGCTGCTGCGCTTCAGTAAGAAAGTTGATAGCCTGAACACACAGGTGCGGTTTATCAAGCCGAATAGCCCGGTGAAACTCCACATCAGCGACTTCCGCAATCTGGGCAACCAGTACATGATGTATTGCGGCGGGGCATATATGCAGTGCGTCCAGTGCGGGTTGACGGTCAAGAGGCGTGGAAACGCGCAGAAATATTGCCCGGACTGCGCTGCTGAAATATATCTGAAACAGACGGTGGAATCAACCATGCGGCATAGGGCAGCCAAAGCAAATAACCTCAAAACTGAAAGTGATTGAAAACTGAAATCACCGCTATCCATTGGCACACAATGGATAGCGGGGAGCGTTATGCAGTCTCTTACTTGAATACAATTATACGTTTTTCTTTTTTTATTGTATTCAAAAAAAATCAAAAAATTTTTGTAGAAAAGGATGATAAAACTTGATTTCCATTTCAAAGGAAGAGAAAAAGGCGGTTCGGGAGAAGTTCCCAAGGGTTCACATCGTGCGGACGATGAAGCAGTGCTCAAAGCGGCATAGGTACTACATGGAGGAAGCTCCGGGTGCAATGAAGCTGATTCGTCAGATGCGTGGGATCGAGGAGCCGTCACGAAAAAGGGGGGCGTGATCGAGTGGATCTTTCGCAAAAACCAGGAGAGAGCAATGTTGACTTTCACCGGCGGCTTGTCTACGGCAAGCTGGTAGACAAAACTCTTTCGGACGTTGACTATTCCGAACTTGCCAACGCACTGTACGGGAAGGAATATGCGTCTGACGTTGCGAGGCGGATGGTATACGGCAGCAGATATACGCTGGACGCGCTTACATCCGATATTGAGAGCGGTATACAGGATAAGGATATTCTGGCAACTCTTGAAGAGAAACGACTCGACCTGCAAAAAGAGCGGCAGAGGTTTTACGATCAGCGCCGTGAGTACAGCAAGCTGGTGACAAACACGGGTCGGGTAGAGCACCTGGAAGACCGGCTGGTCAAGGCGGCGGAGGAACTGAAGAATACCATTGGTACAGTTGAGTTTGAGAACTATGTTCCCTTCCCTACCGTTCATGGGAACGAGGCGATCCTCGTCTTGTGCGATTGGCATTACGGTATGACCGCCGACAATGCCTTCAATACATATAATACAGCTGTTTGCAGAGAGCGGGTACAGAAGGTGGTCAATAGTACCATCGAGCGTATCCGGCTCCACCAGTGCGACACGCTGCACATCGTTGTTCTGGGCGACCTGGTGCATGGCGCGATCCACACAAGCGCGAGGGTCGCTGCTGAAGAGCTGGTCTGTGAACAGCTGATGAACGTGTCAGAGATCCTTGCACAGGCAATCGAGCACATGAGCGGGTATGTCAGCGAGACAAAGGTGTATATGACATACGGCAACCATGGGAGGACAGTCCAGAAGAAGGACGACAACATCCATCGGGATAACATGGAGCGTATTATTCCGTGGTGGCTGCGCCAGAGGCTGAGCGACACCGAGAACGTTGAAGTTGTGACTGAGTTTGAAAACGAGTTCATGGTGTTTAACGTGTGCGGGTGTGGGTTCTGCGCCAGCCATGGAGACCTTGACTCGGTCAAGTCCTCTCCCCGTCTGCTGACCGTTTTGTTCCAGAAGAAGTACGGCGTGAACATCGACTACATTCTTTTGGCGGACAAGCACCACAGAGAGAGTTTTGAGGAGCTCGGCGTAAGCGCCGTGATCTGCGGCGCACTATGCGGCTCGGACGAGTACGCAAACAACAAGCGGCTTTATTCAACGCCGGAGCAGCTTCTTTTGATTGCAAAGGATGGCGTCGGTGTGGACGCTGAGTATCATATCCGGTGCGACAAATAAGCCAAACGCACGCCGCCCTGTGAAATACCGGGGCGGCTCAACATTCCTATTTAGCTTAATTGGCAGAGCGCGCGACTGTTAATCGCGAAGGTGTAAGTTCAACTCTTACAGTAGGAGCCAAAAAAATAAAAGAAGAAAGCGAGGTGGCAGTCATGCCAAGAAAAACGAGACAGAATGACATCACGAGCCACGAGCTTTTGAGTCAAATCAACAAGGGAAATATGAGGCTGAAGCAGGATTTCCTCGACTATCTGAGGTCTGTTCAACGGAGCCCAAAAACGATAGATGGGTACGACAATGACCTTGACATCATGCTGACATGGAACCATCAGTTCAACGGTGACAAGGATTTTATCAAAATCAGCAAGCGTGACTGGGCTTCGTTCCAAAACTGGCTTATCAATACGAACGGCAACTCTCCAGCTCGTGTGCGGAGGATTAAGTCCGCCGTATCTTCCATGAGCAACTATATTGCCAATATTCTTGACGACGAAGAGGAGTTTAAGGATTTCAGGCCATCTATCCGAAAGATCGAGAACCCGGCCATGCAGGAGGTCAGAAAGAAGACTGTGTGGGAGGACGACGACCTGGACAAGCTGCTTACCGCTCTGACAGAGCAGGGACAGTACAAGAAGGCATGTATGCTTGCACTTGCCATGTGCAGTGGGCGAAGGAAGTCGGAGTTGTGCCGGTTCCGTGTGGACGACTTCAAGGATGAGAACCTTGTGTGTGGGGGTGCTCTCTACAAGACAACTGAAAAGATGAAAACAAAGGGCTTTGGCCTTGGCAAGTATATTTATTGTTTTACGCTTGCCAAGCAGTTCAAGCCATATTTTGATGCCTGGATGAAGGAACGTGGGGACAAGGGTATTGAAAGCGAATGGCTCTTCCCTTCTGAGTTGGATCCTGGAGAGCAGATGAGCGAGACGACACTGAACAGCTGGGCGGTCACATTCAGCCGTATGACCGGCGAGGATTTCTATTGGCACAGTCTTCGGCATTATTTTACGACACACCTTGCAAAGGCGGGATTGCCGGACGGCGTGATACAGGAGATCGTCGGATGGGAGTCTGCCGACATGGTGAACGTTTACAAGGACATAAGTGCAGAGGAACAGATCGCTCAGTTCTTTGATGAGAACGGAGAGATACGCAGAGATGCGCAGAAGTCTATCGCGGATATTTGACAAAAGGACGGTGTAAAGGATGGAAGTCACCAAGAATGATTTGATCCGTCAGCTCACACAGAGGGGTTTTACCAAGGGTGCGGCTGCGGACATTATAGAGGAATTTACCTCTCTTATCTTAGAAAATCTCAGGAATGGCAATGCGGTATCTATCAGGAACTTCGGATGCTTTGATATTCAGGAGCGCAAGGCAAGAGCTTGCCCAAACCCAATCACGGGAGAGCGTATCAGCATTCCGGCACACTGGGTTCCCCGGTTTTACCCCGGTAACGGTATGCGGCGTGCCGTGAAGATATGGGAGGATAACGAGAAGAGGGGGCTTGCGTAATGGCAAACACCCCGAAGCGGCGCAAGCTGGAGCGGAAGCCGAACGACCCTGTGCAGTTTACAGGGACGCAGAAGTTTTACTGCGTCAGGTGCGGCACCGCTTACAGCAGGCAAAAGGGATATTTTCCTGTCAGTCACAGCCCGATGTACAGAGGCACCGGTTACCTGCCCATCTGCAACGAATGTGTGGAGGATATGTATGACCGCTACAAGGCACAGCTTGGCGGAGACAGGGAAGCCATGCGGAGAATGTGCATGAAGCTTGACCTATACTGGAATGACAGCATTTTCGATATGACGGAGCGCACCGCCGGGATCAACTCCAAGGTACGCAACTATATCGGGAAGACAAATATTGCGCGTTTTATCAACAAAAATTTTGACGACACCATTGATGAGAGCGGAGCAATCGTGTCTGTTCGCACACAGGACACCTTGCCGGAGTCTCCCGTGGAGGACACAGTCGAGCAGGAAGAGGAAGAGCCGGTGTCGGAGGAGATCGTCGCCCGTTGGGGCAGCGGTTATACAGCGAAAATGTATGCGGATCTTGAACAGCGTAGGCAATTTTGGCTGTCACAGTATCCGGAAGACCACGTCCTTGATGTCGCTGAGGAGGCGCTTATCCAGCAGATATGCGGCCTTGAGATCGATATCAAGAGAGACCGTGTGGCAGGCAAGCCTACAGATAAGAGCGTGAATACCCTGAACACACTGCTGGGGAGTGCCGGATTGAAGCCAAGCCAAAAGACGGACGAGGGCGACAGTGAGCTGGACAATATGCCATTTGGCGTAGGCGTGCGGCGCTATGAAAACACACGCCCGATCCCAGAGCCAGACCCGGAGCTTCGGGATGTGGATGGGATCGTACGATACATCTCCGTCTGGTTTCTCGGTCATCTCTGTAAGATGCTTGGCATCAAGAACACTTACTGCAAGCTGTATGAGGACGAGATGGAAAAGCTGCGGGTAAAGCTGCCGGAGTTCGAGGATGAGGAGGAGGACGATGAGTCCTTGTTCAATACTATATTCGGAGACCAGGCATGACGACCACAAGAATGGAGCGTGTACTGGAAAGCGTTGCGGTATGGTGCGGATATTACAGGTGTAATCCCCATCGCTTTGCCAAGGATTATCTGCATCTGGATCTGCATCTGTTTCAAAAGATCCTGCTTGTCATGATGAACACATGTACATCGTTTGTATTTGTGGCAAGCCGTGGTCTTGGCAAAACGTTTTTGAGCGCCATCTTCTGCTGCATTCGATGTATCCTCTACCCGGGAACGAAGATCTGCATCGCCTCTGGCACCAGAGGCCAGGGCATCAACGTCCTGGAAAAGATCATGACGGAGCTGAAGCCGAACTCTCCCGAGCTTTGCAATGAGATAGACGAAAAACAGAGCAAGATCAATGGAACAAACGCGCAAATCGTATTTAAGAATGGCTCTTTTATCAAGGTCGTTACCGCAAGTGATACCGCGAGAGGCAACCGCGCGAACATTTTGCTTATCGACGAGTACCGCATGGTTCCCAAGGATATCATCGATACGATTCTGAGAAAGTTCCTGACAAACCCGAGACAGCCGAAGTATCTGAATAAGCCTGAATATAAGCATTTGAAGGAACGGAATAAAACTCTCTACCTCTCCTCTGCTTATTTCAAGGATCACTGGTCATATACCAAGGCGCTCGACAACTGCAAGTTTATGCTGGACGAGAAACGCAAGGATTTCGTGTGCGGCTTCCCGTATCAGCTGGCAATCAAAGAAGGCCTCTTGCTGGAGGAGGACGTTGCGGATCAGATGTCCGAGTCTGATTTCAGTGAAGTCAAGTGGTCAATGGAAATGGACGCTATGTTCTTCGGGGACTCCGAAGGGTCATTCTTTGACTTTGACTCCATCTCCAAGAACAGGCGCATCAAATTCCCGATGCTGCCGGATAGGCTGGCCGAGAAGCTGGGAAACACACCAAAGGTGCGTATCCCGCCAAAGCAAAACGGTGAGGTGCGGATCCTATCTGCCGATATCGCTTTGATGTCGAGCAAGAAGAACAACAATGACGCATCCGCTCTATTCATCAATCAGCTCCTTCCGAACAGGGTGGGCCGGTTTTCCAGCAATATCGTCTATTGCGATGTGGCGGAAGGGCTGCACACGGAAGACCAGGCGCTTATGATACGCAGGCTCTATGAGGAGTTCAAGTGCGACTATATCGTGCTTGACTGTGCAGGCATTGGTTTGGGCGTCTACGATGCTCTTGTCCGCGACATCACAGACCCGGATACCGGGGAGATCTACCCGGCCATCTCCTGCTGTAACAACCAAGAGATGGCCGACAGGTGTACAACGCAAAACGCGGACAGGGTGATATGGGCAATCAAGGCGAACCCAAATCTGAACTCCGAATGCGCCGTGCTGCTGCGGGAAGGATTCCGAAGCGGTAAAGTGCGGCTGCTGACCAACGAGTATGACGGCGAGACGCTGCTGGGCGAGATCAAGGGGTATGCCTCTCTCTCGCCGCAGGAACGGCTCGACCTGCGTATGCCTTACATCAATACAACGCTGCTCATCAACGAGCTTGTGAAGCTGCAACACGAAGAGTCGAATGGCAAAGTGAAGATCCACGAAAAAAGCGGTATGAGAAAAGACCGATATTCCAGCCTGAGCTACAACTATTATGTGGCCACACAGTTGGAGAGCAAAATCAGCAGACGCAGCAACAGCGACATCGACACGAGTGAGATTTTTGTGTTTAAGCCGCCGAAGGTAGCGTCACTATTTCGATAAGAAGGAGGTGGATACAGATTGCCGAATGAAAAAAAGAAGATCCCCAGTAAGTCTGTAGGAACGCGATACGGTGAGCAGAGCGATACGTTCAGCAAGGTGGACACTGCTTCCATGATGAATATCCCACAAAACTTCGCAACCCTTAACAAGCTGAGGACGAGGAACCTGAACGGGACATATTCCACCCCCACCTTTACACGGTACACGAAGGACAACATCAACACATACCTTCAGAATCCGTACAGATATGAGAAGCAACTCCGGGCTGCGGTAACTTACATCTACGGTTCCAGTTCGCATTTTCGCAGGCTAATCCAATATTTCGTAGGGCTTTCTGACCTTGCATATGTGGTGTCTCCCATGCGGATCGATCCCGTCAGTGCGAACGTAAAGTCTGTGCGGCGGAACTACCGCAAGGTGTTGAACTCTCTTTCCGCCATGCAGATCAGGACGCAGTTCCCTAAAATTTTGACAGTCTGTCTGCGGGAGGACGTATTCTTCGGTACGATGTGGGTCACGCCGGACAACATCACTATTCAACAGCTGCCGTCGGACTATTGCGCGATCTCTTCGATTGAGGGCAATGTGCTCAACGTCACGTTTGACTTCTCCTACTTTAACAGTAGGCAGGCGTATCTTGAGCTATACCCGGACGAGTTCAGACGGAAGTATCAGATCTACCAGAAGGACAGAGTGGGTGCAAGGTATCAGGAGTTGGATGCTCCGACATCGTTTGCTATTAAGTGCAACAATGATATCCTCGACTATGCCATCCCACCGTTTGCCGGTGTTCTGCGGGATATATACGACCTTGAGGATTACCGTCAGTTGAAGCTGACCAAGACGACACTGGAGAATTATGCCATGCTCGTCATGACGCTTGGCATCAACGCCAACGGCGAATGGCAGATGGATTTGAACAAGGCAAAGGAGTTTTGGCACAACCTGGACGCCGTCTTGCCGGAAGAAGTGGGCTCCGTTCTGTCCCCCATGCCGATCAACAAGATCAGCTTTGAGAAGTCCAATACGGGCGATACCGACGCTATCGGCGAGGCAGAGCAAAATCTGTTTACGGCGGCTGGCGTTTCCAGTCTGCTATTCAACAACGACAAGGCGTCCGCAAACGCGCTGCTGCTGTCTGTGAAGGCAGACCAAGCGATCACGTTTGGTATTGTGAAGAGCATCGAGGATATGGTGAACCGGTATATCCAAAGCCAGCCATACGGGAAAAACTTTAAGGTCACGTTCTTGGATTGCAGCCCGTACAACCGAAAGGAAGTCGGGGATCAGTACATCAAGGCGTGCCAGTACAGTATGCCGATGGTGTCCTATTACTGCGCCTCGCAGGGCCTTGGGCAGGAGGAACTTGACAGCATGACGTTCCTTGAGAACGACGTTCTCGGCCTGAAGGAAAAGTTTGTTCCGCTGGAGAGTTCTTCGACCCAGAGCAGCGACGGCGGAGCGACCGATGAGGGCGGAGCGCCGGAAAAGGATATCGGCGAGCTGTCGGACAGTGGAGAACAGAATCGAGAGGATGCGTGACGATGAACGGACGTTTCATTTATGTATTCAGTGAAGAATCGAGAGACAGGCTCATCAAACTCGGATTCCAGCAGATAAAGAGTGACAGTGCGCATGGAACTTTTATTTTCGCAAACGACCAGGCAAAGTTTGCGGAGCTGCCGGAAGAGTATGTCCTGTCTGATACGCTGACTTTCTGACCCGCTGAAAGGCGGGATTTATTATGCCAAAAAGGTGGTGAGATTTGTTGAGCGAAAAAAATATGAGCATCGTATTTTCTGCCTCGATAGACAGACTGACGGAGTACAATTCGTCTTTCGACAAGGGCATACTTCGTGTCTGTTATGTTGGAGCAAACCGCAACAACAGTTTCATCAGCGAAGAGACCTTTGAGTTGTGTATGCCAAGCATATACAACTGTCCAATCGTGTGCAACTACGACAGAGAGACCGGTGAGATCGGCTCACATGATATGGAGATCGTCAAGGGCGAGGATGGGAGACTGTCCCTTGTCAACATCACAGACCCGGTAGGCGTCGTGCCGGAGAGCGCCAAGTATTGGTTTGAAGACTTTGAAGAGGAGGATGGAACAGTCCATAAGTACCTCTATGTAGAAGTTTTGCTCTGGAAGCGCCAGGAGGCGTACCAGAAAATCAAGGAAGACGGCATCACCGACGAGTCGATGGAGATCTCCATCAAGGAAGGACACATGGAAAACGGTATCTATGTGATAGAGCGCTTTGAGTTTACGGCGTTCTGTCTGCTGGGAACCGCAAAGCCATGCTATGAGTCGGCATCCCTTATGGTATTTTCGCAGGAAGACTTCAAGATGAAGCTTGGTGAGATGATGCGGGAATTTAAGGAGAATGTCCAAACGGCACAATCCCCTGACGGGGTTGGCATATACCCACAATTCTATTCGGAAGGAGGAAAGAAAGCATTGGATAAGAAGAAAGAACTTATGAGCAAGTATGGTCTGACGGAAGAAATGCTTGGCTTTAGCCTGGAAGAGTTCACCATCGACGAGCTTGAGGCAAAGTTTGAAGAGATAAAAGCCAAATCCGAGGTTGACGACGATGACGACGAGCAGGACAACGGCGACGCAGCCGATAAGGATAATGAAGGAGACGAGACCCCCGATGAAGGCGGCGACGCCGGAGAAGGTCAGTCTGAAAACTTCGCCCTTGCACAGCAGTTCCTGAGCGAGCTCACTGATGCGCTGTATGCCGTGACCTATGAAGACCCGTACTGGGGGGAGACCTCGCGGTATTGGTATCATGACCACGACACAGAGCTCAGCGAAGTCTATGCTTACGATTGTATGGACTGGAAGCTGTATGGTTTCAGCTATTCCATGAATGGCGATAAGGTGATTATCGACTTTGAAAGTAAGAAGCGTATGAAGATCGCCATCGTCCCCTTTGACGAGGGTGAGCAGACAGCAGCTTTCGCCGCTGTTTATGAAGCTATGTCCAAGAAGTTCGAGCAGAGCAACAAGGAGTGGGATGAGAAACTTCAGGGTGCTATGAGCGAGCTTAAGGAGCTGCGCCAGTTTAAGGCTGACGCAGACAAGGCCGCCCGGGACGCCAAGCGGAATGAGCTGCTGGGGCAGTTCGCAGACCTCAATGGCGTTGAAGCCTTTGAGAAGCTGTGCGGTGAGGCGGAGAAGTATTCCATGGATGTACTGGAGGAGAAGTGTTATGCCATCCGTGGCCGTATGCAGAGCGTCGGCAAGTTTGCTTTGCATGAGCAGAAGGCGCCCAAGCTTCCCATTGAGCGCAATGAACCCGAGTCTGAGCCGTATGGCGGCGTATTTGCCGAATACGGCATCGGCTGATATTTCAATAAAACTATAAGGAGGAATTAGCTATGGCTGAGAAAAAGTATTGTGTCATTCGCACCGACCTGATGAGCGGTACGAAGCAGCCTGCCGATCTGGTTTCCCTCCGCTTCTATGATGACGCCGGCAAGCCCGCCGAGGTGGAGAACGGCGTTATCGTGAAGCTGACCGGGTATGAGGACGGCGAGCGTGAAGTGATGAAGGCTGTCGCGGCAAAGGCGAGCGACGACCTGAATGAGTGCGCCATTGTCGCAGGCGTTGAGGTTATGTATGACGAGCGCAAGAAGAACCTGGACGAGTATGTCAACGAGGCAAACAAGATCGTCCGTGGTTACATTCCCCGCAGCCGCAACCTGTTTGCGGTGACCGCAGAAGGCTTTGTCAACGGGACTGTCCCCGCAAAGGGCGACAAGGTGAGCATCGGCACAGGCGGCAAGCTCCTGGCCAAGACTGCTGGGTTCGGTGAGTGTGTTCACGTGGAGACCGCTGGCCGCTACACCTATTACACCATCCGCATCGGCAAGACCGAAGCTGCGGCGGCAAAGGCTTAAGGAAGGAGGCATCCAATAATGGGCAATATGAATGACATTGTGAAGGTTGCTGTTGATGCTTATCGCGGCAACGTTGAGAAGTATTCCGTGGGTCAGTCCATGGAGCTGCTTCAGAAGGCACTCGTTGAGGCCAACAACGGCAGCACTACGCTGAACTACAAGGACATCCGCGACGGCAAGTGCGGCGCCCTGTTCAGCCTGGTGGAAGAGATCTTGAGCCGCACCGTGGTGGAAGGTCTCCAGGGCGACGAGTATTTCAACGCTCTGGTCGATTTCCGCAATGTGGCCGAGGGCGACAAAAACCTGTTCCTGGTGGAGGACAGCAACCTGTTCGTGGTGGCAGACGCAGCTGACGGTACTCAGGGCATCCGGCGTCAGCGGCTGGGCGGCGTGACCGAGACCAGCATTCCCACCAGCATGAAGTTCGTGAAGATCTACGAGGAGCTGAACCGTGTCCTCTCCGGCCGCGTTGACTTCAACTACCTCATCAGCAAGGTGTCTGAGTCCTTCCGTCAGAAGCTGCTCAACGACATCTATACCCTGTGGGGCAACGCTACTGCTACCGACTTCGGCGGCGTGACCTACTTCCCCACCGCTGGTACTTACGACGAGGATCAGCTGCTTGACCTGATCGCTCACGTTGAGGCCGCTGCCGGTGGCAAGACCGCCACTATCATCGGCACCAAGAAGGCCGTGCGGAACCTGGCTCCCTCTATCCAGGGCACCGATTCCAAGAGCGACCTGTACAACATGGGCTACTACGGCAAGTTCTACGGAACTCCCGTTGTGACCACTCCTCAGCGCCACAAGATCGGCTCCACCGACTTCGTGATGGACGACGATGTTCTGACCATCATCGCCGGTGACGACAAGCCCATCAAGTGCGTCTATGAGGGCAACCCCATCGTTATCATGGGCAACCCCCTGGATAACGGCGACCTGACCCAGGAGTACCTGTATGGCGAGAAGTACGGTATGGGCATCGTGCTTGCCGGTGGCAACGCAGGTGTTGGTCGGTACGAGATCAGCGCATAACGAAACCAAAGAGCGGGAGGGGTCTTGCGATAAGGCCCCTCCCAATATGTATGAAAGGAAGATAACCTGATATGGCAAACAAGAATGCAAGTTCGCAGAAGCGTCAGTCCACTGCGGTTCCAGCCGCTGCTCAGAACGACGCAGAAAAGAGCGTCGTGTTTACGCCGAAGGCGTTTGACCCCAACCAGATCGTGACCGTGCGTAACGGGTTCCAGGGCAGGCTTGTATATAAGAGCAAGAAGACCGGCGAGTCGTTCATCTGGGAAGAATTTGGGGCCGAGCAGGACATGGAGCTTTCCGAGCTGAAAAGCGCACGGAGCTCGTCCAAGAAGTTCTTTATCAACAACTGGTTTATGATCGACGATCCGGAAGTGATCGAGTATCTTGGTATGACCCAGTATTACAAGTTCGCTCTCAGCATCGATGACTTCGACAGCCTGTTCACCAAGAGCGCCGCCGAGGTCGAGGAGATCGTGTCCAAGCTGTCCGCTGGGCAGAAAAAGTCCGTTGCATACAGGGCTCGCCAGCTGATCGGAAGCGGAGAGATCGACTCGAACCGTGTGATCGGGACTTTGGAAAAGTGTCTTGGCGTTGAACTGATCGAGCGATAAGGAGCGTGAATTATGGGCGTTCCATATGACGTTTTTTCCATGGCGTTTCTCGACAAGGTGCGGGAATACAATTTCCCCATGGTTGACTATGAGCGCAATGGAATGGTCGATGGTTTTATGAAAAAGGCCATCGCACAATTCAAACCGGTGTGTCTGTATGACTTTTCGACTACGGCAGACGACGTTGTGCGTGCGTTTGATGTTGAGGTCGAGCCAGAGGATCTGGACGAGCTTGCAGACATCGTTTCCGAGGGGATGCTGGTACAGTGGATGAAGCCATATGTATACTCCGGCGAGAACCTTGAGAACGTGTTAAACACAAAGGATTTTACCGAGTATTCGCCTGCCAACCTGCTTTACCGGATCAAGGAGGCATATAACCAGGCGAAGAGAGATTATACGAACATGATTAGGGAGTATTCGTATAATCATGGTGATCTGACGGATCTTCATATATGAGCATTCAGACATCATGCGGCGTTCCGATGAACGCCGAGGCGCTGGATAAGTATCTTCACAATCTCGTCAATCTGTTCTTTAAGATACTCCCTATCCGGGAAAGTGGAGAGGTTAGCCTGCGTTCCTATATGGAAAGTCTCCAGCGGGAACTGCTTGGCTGCCAGGAGCTTATTCTGGCGATACACAATGACGCACTTTTTACATCGCTTGTGGCTATCCTGCAATATCTCATTGACCATAGCGAAAGCTCTGTCGCGGTCTATCGGCAGGAGGTGTTCAAAGCGATCTCTATATGCAACAAGCTGAAGGCGAGGTACACGGAGCCAACCACAAAGGAGGGGTAAGATGGGAATTTGGGATTCTTATCAGTCCAGGTTGGACGTTCGTGGCGCAAACGTCAGAGAGGTGAAAGCAAACCGAAAGCGGCAGCATCTCAGCCAGCGGATAGCAAAGAGTTTATCTTACCACCCGGCTATTGTAGACGGCGCCCAACAGGAGCTTGCTATCATCAACAGCGATGCATTGAATCAGAAAACGGTATGCACTATGCCGGGAGACAGTATCCTGTGCGGCGCCATGGTCGAGTGGCAGGGCAATCATTGGCTTGTCACTGCGGTGGACGCGAACAATGAGCTTTATACCAAGGGAACTATGTTGCAGTGCAACTATCTCCTGAAGTGGATCACTGAGGACGGAGAGATCGTCGAACGGTGGTGCATTGTAAGCGATAGCACAAAATATCTGACCGGTGAGACCGTCAGCCGTTATAACGAAAATGGCCTTGTCTTGGGCGACACCCGTATCTCCGTCACCATCGCAAGGGACGAATATACCGCGAAGCTTGGCCGCAGAAATCGGTTTCTGATCGATGACCCGGGTTCCGATATGGTGCTGGCCTATCAGCTGAGTAAGCCATTCAAGGTCGGCAGCGTATATAACGGGCACGGTGTGCTCGACTTCATCCTGACGGAGGTGAACTCCGAAGATACCGATAACACAGAGCTGCTGATCGCGGACTACTATAAGTATTTCCCGCGCATGGGAGAGCCGGAGGAAGTCAAGCCCGGTACGCAGGAGACTGTAGACGGAAAGAGGGTGTGGCTATGAAGGGTGAAGTGAAGTTCGAGGGTCTGGACGAGTTGTTCGATTACAAGAACCAACTGCTCGACGACCTGCTGACCAGCAAGACGGTGCTTCGTCTGTTGTCTGACGAATGCGACCCGAACGTGCACCCTGAAGACCTTATGTACAAACAGGTATACCCGTATGAGTTCGTGCCGGAGACAGTGGAGCATGGACAGACCTTTATCTGCTGTGAGGTAGATATACGGGATATCCGCAACAAGACGTTCCTGAACCCACAAATCTATATTTGGGTTTTTACACACAAGAGTAAAGTCAGATTGCCAGAGGGCGGCATCAGGATAGACAAGCTCTCATCTCAAATCGTTAAGCTAATTAACGGAAGCCGGATGTATGGCCTCGGAGAATTAGACCTGAGTTCCATCAAGCGCTTCTCCCCTGTCACGGATTATCAGGGCCGTGTACTCACTTTTGCAGCGACAGATTACAACAGGCTCCACCCGACCGGAAAGAGGATCCCTGCGAACAGGAAGACAGAATATGCCATCCATTAACCTGTTATACAAAAACGAGTACGCGATCAACGACCATATCAAGGTCATGATCCCGACTGTGGAGAAAGTGCTGGATAACGAGGACGCCTACTATTCCATGGTGTCCATGATAACCGCAACGCCATACGACATGATGGTTCAGCTGGATGATATTGGGATCGACTTTACGACTCTGAACGACTATCAGCTATTCCTGTTGGTATTCAACAGTTTGAAGGGGCAGGACACAAGCCTGCTCTTTGGAGAGCTTGACTTATCCGCTTTCACAATGGTGGTCAATCCGAAAAACAACGCGTTTGTTTTACGTGACCCGGTCACTGGGGCGGTGATAGACATGGCGATCCACGCCAAAATCTGTGCGACATTGAGAACGATACACAACCTCAAGCGCAACCATCGTAAGCCCGCAAATGAGGAAGCCAGGAAGTTCCTACTTCAGAGGGCCCGCGAAAAAATGAAGCGCCACCGGAGTTTGTCTGAGGAGTCTCAACTTGAGGGGCTCATCACCGCAATGGTGAACACCGAGCAGTTCCCCTACAACTACGAGGAGGTTGGCGGGCTCACGATCTATCAGTTCAACGAGAGTCTGCGGCAGGTCATCAAGAAGATAGATTTTGACAACAAAATGCACGGCATATATGCCGGCACACTAAGCGCAAAGGATCTAAGCCAGGACGAACTGAACTGGCTTACTCATAAATAAGTAAGGAGGAAGGTTTTATGAACATCAACGTGAATGATCTTACCATTACCAGCATTGAGACCATCACCGCGTTCGACATTGTGACCGGCGACTTCCGCTTCACCCTGGACGAGCTTCAGAATGCGACCATCGCACAGAGCCAGGAGAAGAGCGATATCACCGGTAAGCAGGGGCGCAAACTGAACTCCCTGAAGCGGAACAAGGCAGTGACCATCAGCGGCACCAACGGTCTGGTCTCTGCCGGGCTGCTGGAGCTCCAGACCGGCGGCAACTTCGAGGAGAAGCTCACCACCGTGAAGTGGACTGACTATCTGACTGTCGCCAGCAACAAGGCTAAGACAGGCTTTACCGCCGTTGGCACCACCGGCAACGAGATCGAGACCGTCTATGTGAAGAACAACGACGGCACTCTCGGCAAGTCCTTCACCCAGGCGGCAGCCGCAGGCGAGGGCGTGTTTGCCTATGATCCCGCCACCAAGGAGATCACCTTCAAGGAGGGTGAGGTCACAGACGGCACCGAGCTGGTTGCTTTCTATGACCGTAAGATCACCGCTAACGTGCTGGAGAACATCAGCGACAACTACTCTGAGAAATGCACGCTCTATGTTGACGCCATTGGTGAAGACACCTGCGGCAACGTGTATCGGGTGCAGTTCTATATCCCCAAGGCCGACTTCGATGGCAACTTCGAGCTGGCTATGGGCGATAACCAGACTGTCCACGCCTTTGAAGCCGAGTCTCTGGCTGGTGCGTGCGGCGCTTCCGGGCTGTACTTCACTTACACCGTGTTCGGCGCTGAAGAGGCCGACTACGTCGCTCCTACTGAAGATACTGAACAGGGCGCATAAGGGAGGTAACTGCTATGCCTATCACCAAGCGTAAGTGTCGGGTGTGCGGCAAGGAGTACGAAGCCTGCCGTACCAACAAGAAAGACGTGGGCGGCTTCAACTGGAAGGAGGTCGCGTGTTCTCCAGAATGCGGTGCGGAGTATCTGCGCCTTGTGCAGGAGGCACGCAACCCTGCTCCAAAAATGAAACAGCGGCGCACGCCGAAGGTCAAAGAGATCCGTCATGAGGAACCGGTCGGCATTCCTGTTTTAGCAAAGGCTGAAGCTGTTACGGATGAGGAACCGGCGACGGAGACGATCGAAGAATAACGGAGGACGAGGAGGGTAGACATGGGCTCTACCCTCCCCTTCTCTTATAAGGAGGTCGTTGTGGAAAACAGAACAAAGTACAATGTCGATAAACAAACGGCAAGGCGGACGTACAACGGCATCGTATTTGACAGCGAGCTTGAAATGAAATATTACCGGGATGTGATTTTGCCCCAAGTGGGAAGCGGCTCCATCGTAGATTATGAGCTTCAGAAGAGCTATGAGCTGCAATCGAAATTCATCCACGGAGAAGAGACAGTGCGCCCCATCGTCTATGTGGCGGACTTTTGGATCAAGTTTGCCGACGGGCATGAGGAAGTGATCGATATCAAGGGTATGCCGGACGCTACCGCAAAATTAAAGCGCAAGCTATTCTGGTACAAGTACCCGGATATCGACTATCACTGGGTGTGCTATTCCCGGATAGACGGCGGATGGTGTCGGTATGAGGATGTACAGAGGGCGCGGGCTGAACGCCGCAAACAACGAAAAGGAAAAAAGGAGAAATGAATTATGGCTAAGAAAGAAAACAGGATCTCGGTCAACGCTTTTGAAAAGGTCGCCAACGAAAACTTTTCCAACACTGTGACGAAAGAGTGGTTTGGTGTCGAGGTGTCTATCCGGCGCACGCTGCCATTGCGAGAAGCGTTGATGTTCACTGAGGATATTGTGAACGCCTGCTTTGCGGCTGACGGTGCGTTTATCCCCCAGGTGATGGACTTTGCCATTAAGGATGGTATCCTTACCAGATACGCCAATTTCACCATGCCGAGCAATACGGAAAAGCAGTATGAGCTTATCTACACAACCGGCGCTGCGGATATGGTGTTGGAGGAGATCGACAGAGAACAGCTTGACAGTATTATCGACGCCGCTGACCGCAAGATCGATTATCTGTGCGACGCAAATATCAAAGAGGTTCGCACAAAGCTGGAGGATGTACTCATGGCGTTTGAAGAAATGGGCAATTCCTTTGAAAAGATGTTCGACGGTGTAACGTCGGAGGACATCAAGAATATGGTATCGGCCATCGGAGACACAGGAAATCTTGATGAAAGTAAGATCGTGGAAGCCTATATGAAACAGCGTGACGCCGAGAGCCACGGAGAGGATGCCGCTCCAACCGGAGCGGAGAGCGGTGAAGAATGATAACCGAGTCAGAGCTCTCCCGCAGGATCGCAGCATGGCAGAAATCTCCGGAGGGCAAGCGAAGAACGAAGCAGTATATCGACGGCCTTGCTGAAACCGGCGGCAAGACCGCAAGCGGTCAGGCGGTCATCGGGCCACGGCAGATGGAGGAGGCGGCACAGCTTTTCATTCGAATCCTGCAAAGTAAAATTCCGGAGTCCATCGAAGATGTGGGGAAAACACTGCACAGCACACCGGCAAAGAAGCTGTCAAAGACTGCTTATGAGGTGACTGTGCGGTTTGACACCAGGTTATTACACAGGGACTCGTTGGAAAACGATTTGGGCTATGACGGCATCGACAACATTGTCGCTCTTTTTAATAACGGCTATCACGCAAGGAACTATGTGTACGGCTGGTGGAACAACCACAAGGCCACCGGTGCCGCCGTGGCTCGCACGAACTACATGGATAACTTCGCGTGGGTGCGGAGCAAGAAAGAGCGGGAGGCCTTGCAGTTTATGCAGGAGGCAGCAAAAGAATTTAACGAGTTATACGGAGAACAGTACGGCGTAACCGTCGAGCTTGGATCCGATTACACAGACGGTTGACCCGTCCGGGCATGGCAAGTGAGCCATGCCCTTTTCTTATAAGGTGGTGAGAAAGAATGGCTGTGAACGGTCAGGACATTGGTCTTATTTTTGGCATGGCGGGCGGCGGTTCCATCAGTGGAACGACCGGCAAACATATCAGAGATCAGCTGGCAGAGTTGGTGAACGGCTTAAACAGCGACGCACAGGTCAAGCAGCGCAAAATCAAGCTCAGCCTTGATATTGCCGGAACGAAGAAAAATTTTACAGATGGCATCAAGCAGATCACTGATGGGCTGAGCGGGCAAAAGCAGTTCAAGATCACCATCAAGAATATTGACGCTTCTTCCGCCATCAAAAAACTGCAAAACGATATTCAGGGTATTCTTGATACGCTGAGCATCAAGAATGGTATGACCATATCTATCCCGGGCATGAACGGCTCTATCGTTGGTGACGCCGGTTCCGCTGTTCTGGATGAAGCAAAAGAGAAGGCAGCACAGTATGCGGCACAGCTAAAGGTGCTGACTGACGTATCGTCAACTTTGTCAAGGTCTGTAAAAACAGCGAACACAAAAGTTGTTGATGATGCTTCTGCCAAACAGGTGCGTGAGTTTTCCAATGAATTTATAAGGCTTCGGACAGAGATAGAAAAAATCAGGGCAAATAAGAACCAACCGGTTGACCAAGCATATCTCAATTCCTTGCAAGCGGAGAGCGTTGAGCTGCAAAGGAATATTAACCTGTTTATTGAAAAAGACAGAGTGCAAACAGGCGGTATCGAAACAGAGGCCATGTTGGCCCATGGCACGCAGGAATATAACGCCGCTTTGGACAAGCTTGGCAAAATGCTATTACAGGCGAAAGAAAATTATAACAAATGGACGGCTGCTCAGACCGGGAAATCATCCGAAGCATATCAAAATATTGCCAGTCAAATTGAAGCGCTGGAAGCGCTTAAATCAAACCTGAATGACGGCAAAATTTCGCAAAAAGAATTTAATGATGAGATAGGTAAAGCGGGCGTCTCTTTGCGGCAAAGCTATGAGGCTATTAAAGCAAACGGTGACGCAACCAAATCATTCAGTGATAGGCTTGGCGGGCTTGCCGCAAAGTTCAGCACATGGTTCAGTCTGACAAGGGTAATCATGGCAGCGTTCCGGGCGGTCAAGCAGATGGTCACAAACGTAATCGAGCTGGATTCTGCCATGACCCAGCTCCAAATCGTTACGGGCGCAACAGATGCCAAGATGACTGTCTTCCTGAAGAACGCAATCGGGCTTGCCAAGGAACTGGGACAGAGCATCAGTGATGTTATGAAGTCCATCGAGACGTTCAGCCGACTGGGCTACAATCTGGACGACTCCTCTACTCTGGCAAAATACACAGCGATCCTCGCCAATGTGGCTGCCGTGGATACCCAGGAGGCAACCACCGGTGTGACCTCTATCATCAAGGGTTTCAACATGGATGTGTCCAACTCTGAGCACGTTGCTGATGTGCTCATCGAGGTTGGTCAGAAATATGCCGTGTCTGCTGCTGAACTGATGGAGGCATTTGAGAAATCCGGCGCTGCATTGAACGCAACCAATACCAGCTTTGAAAAGTCTGTTGGTTTGATTGCTGCGGCAAACGCCTCGGTACAGAACGCATCCACCGTTGGCACCGCTCTGAAAACGATCTCTGCCCGTATTCGTGGATCCAAGTCTGATCTTGAAGAGCTTGGAGAAGACACGTCCGATCTGGCTGATGGCTTTTCAAAATATGCCAAAGAGCTGAAGGCACTGACTGGCTTTGATATTATGGTGGACGGCACCACCAATCAGTTCAAGGACATCTATGACATTCTGCAAGGGATCGCCAGTGTGTGGGATAAGCTGAGCGATACTCAGCAGGCTCGTGTTTCCGAGATCCTTGGCGGCACCCGGCAGCTTCAGGTCATCTCCTCCATCCTCGGTAACTGGACAGATGCTGCCGGCGCATACCAGAGTGCTATGGAATCCGCTGGCACAGCGACTGAGGCAAACGCCATCTATATGGACTCTATCGAGGGTAAGATTGGCGTGTTCAAGGCTACATTCCAGGAGTTTTCTGAGACGCTTATCAATTCTGAATTTGTTAAGCAGTTTGTGGATCTTGGGACGGGGATCTTGAATGTGCTCAATGGCGTGGCGAAACTGGTTGATGCTATTGGCGGACTAAACACAGTTCTTGCAATAACTGTTGGTACAGTCCTCACCATCAAGATAGATAGTATTATTGGGTTGCTTGCAAAAATTCCGGCGTTTATATCAACAAAAATGATACCATCAATCATTGAGTTTGTAGAGAAGCTTAAGCTACTTCCTTTAGCTATGAAAATTGCCAAATCGCAAGGCAAAGGCCTTGGTGATGCGATAAAAGCGGTTGGGTTTTCAGCTTCTGCTGCACAAGTGGCTATCGTTGCTCTTACCGCTGCTATCACCATAGGAATGTTTGCTTATAGATCCTATAAACAAGCACAGCAAAAAGCGCACGAGGAAATGAACAACGCTGCGGAAGCAGCAAATGAAGAACGCAAATCACTTTCCAACTTAATTGACGAATATAAACGGCTTGCATCTCTTGACGGTTTGGATGAACAATCGAGAGAAACTGTAAAAAATTTGCAACAGCAAATCACAGACCTTGTCGGCGATCAAGCTGGTAATCTCGATTTAGTCAATGGGAAGCTCGATGATGAAATCAAGAAACTGGATGAGATTGCCTATAAGAATGCCGTCGAAAATCGAAATGCGCTTGAGACAAAATATATAAACGCACAGGAAGACGCTGATGAAACTTATAATATGTGGGGATGGGATGTCAATCCCGTTTCACAAGATCCATTGCAACCAATATCACGTTCTGTTGATATATGGGATTATTTTGGTGTCCCTAAAAATGGTGGCGGCGCATTTATTCTCGACAGTGTATTGGACGGGAAGGATGTTGAAGAACGACTTGATGTTCTCAAGCGGTATCAAGATCTTCTGTTGGACAACAAAGACCTGTGGTATGCTGGTGGAACTGGTAATGTAAATGGGTCTGGTGTGCTTAATGGACTTGCAGCAGAGATTGAACGGCTGCAAAAGCTTGTTGATGAACGTAACATAGCTGAAAGAAATTTCTATGAGAACGAGGCTATCATCGACCAGTATGAGTACACAAAAGAGCATACCATTGATACACAGAACGCTTTCGATGGCTACATTCAAAGCATACAGGATAGCACAGAGTATTCAAAAGAGTATAAAGATATTTTGATTGGCCTTGCTGTTAATACATTCCCAGAGTTTGCACGGGCAGCAGGGCTTGTTGAAGATGCGATGTCCGGTAAAAACGGAGATGGCTTGTTCCAGGTTGACACAAGCGACATCGATGAGAAATTGAGCAAGCTGAAGTCAGAATTTTCGCTGCTCCAAAGTGCAATGGAAGACATGGCATCCGGGCATGGGTTATCTGCTGAGACTATTGCGAGTCTTGCCGATGCGGATACCAACTATCTCGATTACCTCTATGAGGAAAACGGCGCTCTCAAGTTGAATATCGCCGCATGGGAAGACCGTGCACGAGTCGCAACGGAGGGTGATGTTAGTGCAATCAATGGTGAAATTCGTGCACTTGAAAAGCGAAACCAAGTTCTAAACGAAACACTACAGGACATCAACGATCGCATTTACAAAAGCGGGAGCACCGGTGTTAGTGCGATCCCGCAGATAACTGCGATCCAAAACGAACTTGAAGACAACGCAAAGGCAATCGAAAAGAATATCCTGCTTCTGGAAAAATACAACGCTATGCTGGCCGGGATGAATTGGACAGAAACATTCGCCCGTTTTGACCCATATATCACTGGCATGGAGGACATTGCAAAGATCCAGAATACCCTTGCGGACGGATTTACTATCTCCGCAAAGGAGGCTCGTGCGTTTGCCGATGTTTATCCACAGCTTCTTGACCAGGCCGTTGTGTCTGCTAATGGGCAGGTGCAACTCAATGAGGACGTAGTAAACTCGTTCCTTAAGGGCAAAGAGGCAGAGATGCGGGCTGCATTGCAGGCTGAGATCGACATGCTTGAGGCAAAGCGTTCTGTTGTTGCAAAACAGATCGAGTGCATTGAAGACCAACTTGCCGCTGTGCAGACCGGAGATCAGGAAGAGGTAAAATCTGCAAACGAAGCTGCCGCCGCAAAGATGTCCGTACAGCAAGCTGTACTGACCGCTTGCGAGCAGGCAGGCATTGATGAAGAGACGGCAAACCAACTTGCTCTTGCGGCTATGACCGGTGACTGGGATACATTCAGTACCCTTGCAGAAAATGCAATCAATGGGCTGGACGATGAGAGCGCAAAATCGTTCAATAGCGTCATGAGCAACTATGCTATTATGGCGCAGAACATGGTTGATAACACAAACCAGACCATCGGCGCCTTTAACCAAATGGGTACAGCTCTTGAGAATGCTTTGAACGGTGTTACAACGAAAACGTACACCGCTCATATCAAGGCCGGCTTCGTCAAGGGCGAGGGCAAGCGTGCTGTTGAGGGTGTGCTTGCCGAAATGTTTGAGGCTGCAAAAAGCGATTATGGCACAGGTGGTACGACTTTTGATGATCGCATTACCGAGTGGCAGATGGAGCTGCAAAACGCAACCTCTAATTATTTGGAGCACGGCGTTGACACATCCGCTCTTGATGAACAGTTAAAACTCCTTCGTGCGCAAGACGACTCATACAAACAGCAAATTACTTTGTTGAAGTCGGCCATGAATACCAAGATGAAGGAGTTTAGAGCCGGTGTCGGCGATGTGTTTGGAAATAAGAGTTCAAAGAGCGAAAAAGAGGTTGAAGCTTATATTGCCGACATCGACAGGCTGTATAAGAAGCGGGAGGCGCTTGCTCGGCAAGAGCTGAGCAACAGCAAGCTGAGCGATAAGATTTCCAACACGGATGACCTGCGGGAACGTATCAAGCTTCAGAGCCAGTATGTGCAGGGGCTGAAGAACGAGCAGGCCAGGCTTCATGACATCGCCGGTACGATGAATGAGAACGGCACATTCGATTATGCCACGGCCAGGGCGGAGATCCAGGAAAACCTGGAGACGCTGAAGAATGTCTACGGCATCACGGCCACCTATAACCCGGAAACCAACGAGCTTCTCTTTGACGATCTGACCCAGATCAACCGGCAGATCGTCGATATGAAGGACGGCATGACGGCAAATGATTTCCAGGAGGCCATCAACGAGAAGACCAAAGCCGCAGAGTCGCTTGTGGAAACCGTTATGGAGCAGGTTGATGAGACTGAGAAGTGGTCGCAGGCGTGGTGGGATGCGCAATATGCCATCCGGGAGACCAACCTTGGCATTATCGAAGACCTGAAGGCTATCGTGGAGGAGACGTCTGCTGCGGTGGATGAAATCCAGGGCGTGTTTGACACCCTTCAGAAGGCCGCCGACGAGTATGACAGCAGCTTTGACGGGCAAAACGGGTTTATCTCTGTGGATACATTCCAGGAAATCATGGCGCTTGGGCCACAGTACCTCAAGTATCTGACGGATGAAAATGGTATGTTAGTCATCAATAAGCAGGCCATCAACGATGTGACCAAGGCTCGTACGGAGCAGTTGGCCGTTGAGACCGCCATAAGTTATCTGCAACGCATTCGTATGGCTTTGCAGGACGGAGCTGTGGAAAGTCTTGACCAACTGATTGATGCACAGAGCCAGTACAGTGGTACGTTGTGGGATACGGTATATGCAACACTGGAGCTTGCGAAAGCGGAAGGGTTGAATGACCAGCAGTATGCCGCAGCTAAACATAACATCGACGGCATCCGTTCGCTGTTCACCGGCATCAACTATCAGTTTGACGAGTATGCCGACGGGCTGAACGAGGCAAAGACACTGACCGACAAGATCCTTCAGTGGACGATGGATATGCTCAAAAAGCGAGTCCAGGATGAGATCGATGACCTGGAGGAGCTGAAGACCAAGTACGGCGAGTTGATCCAAGCCCGCAAGGACGCCCTGGATATGGCCAAAGACGAGGATGATTACCAGGATACGGTGCTGGAAAAGACTAAGCGTTTGGCTGAGCTGCAAGGGCAAATCGATTTACTGGCTCTGGATGACAGCCGCAGCGCCCAGGCCAAGCGGCAGGCGCTGATGGAGGAGATGGCGGAAGTTCAGAAGGAGCTGGACGAGACGCAGCGTGACCACTCCATTGAGCAGCAGAAGGCCTCCCTTGACCAGATGCAGAAGGACTATGAGAACGAGAAGGACAGCGAGATCAAAGTTCTCCAGGACTCTATCAGCAGCTACCAGAAGATCTATGACAAGGCCATCGACTACATCAATCAGCATTGGGATACCCTGAAGGACGAGCTGATCGAATGGAACTACGAGGTGGGCAACACCATCGAGGACGAGATCACCGGCAACTGGGAGAAAGCCATCGCCCTGCTGGACAAGTACAAGCTGTCCTACGCCGAGCTGGTGGCCATGCGCAACGATGAGGAGTATGGGTTCCATGGCCTTGACGGCGGTTCCAGTGGCGGAAGTCCGGGCGGTTCAGGCTCCGGCAGCGGCGTGACCGTTTCCAACTCTGGAAGTTGGCAGGCATCTGATGCAGAAGTGAAACGTGTGAAAGCACAAGCGGTAACAAGCGTCGTTAATGAGATGAGAAAGCTTGGTAAACAGTGGAGTGCAGTATCAGACTCAGACACCAGGGCATCTTTACACCGGCAAGCGGTTGAAAAGACCGACTATATCCGGGATAAATACGGTGTTGATACATGGTTTGACGGCTCTTCTGGAAAGTGGTTTATCAAGCATGACGACATTTTCCCGGAGAATGACGGAAAGTGGCTGTACGAGGTTTACCATACCGGCGGTATCGTGGGCGGTGGCTCGATCCGTGAGAACGAACAACTTGCCCTGCTCCAGAAGGGCGAGCCGGTCATCTCCAACGGTCAGAAGCAGACCCTGTTTGACCTCATCGACTTCATGGGGATGATGCGTGATAAGCTGGCCAAGGCGGATTTCACTGGCGTCGATCTGGTCTCCGCCTCCAGAAGCAGGCAGATGGCTGAGCTGATGACCCATGCGCCGACAGGTGGCGGGGTCAATATCCACTTTGGCGACGTGACCATCTACGGCGGCAACGACGAGACGGTGCGCAAGCACCAGGAGATCAGCCGGGCGCAGGCCAATGAGGTGCTGAAGTACCTGAAAGTCAAACTATAACCACATACCGGGAGGGGTGGCAGGGGCTGCCCCTCCCCTACTATATTCAAATCTACAAAGAAACGGAGGTGCGGAAAAGCAATGCTGAATACATACGAATTTACGTTTGCCGGCGAGTCCAGCGTGATGTATGGGATGTTCGTTGCGGACTTCGGCAATCAGACGCAGGACGTGGTCAGTTTCGGCAATGTGGCAAATATCGTTGAAACCCGCACCAGCACAAGGGTGCGGCCTATCCACTACGGGGTGAAATATCACGATAAGCCGCTGCAATTCAAATTGGTGTTTGGTAGCGACAGGCCGCTTGACCGATATGAGATGGAAAACGTGGCCATGTGGCTGACCGGACACCAGACCTACCAGTGGCTAACCATCGGGCAGGAAGACTTGGAACATGTAGCTTTCCGGTGTATCGTCAGTGAGCTGACTCCCATTATGAACGGGTGGCTCCCGGTCGCGTTTGAGGCCAACATCGTATGCGACTGTCCGTACGCCTATGGGAATCCCTTTGAAGAGACATATACGATCAGCGGGGAGACAACCGTTCTATTCCGAAACAACAGCTCGGTCAGAGAGTATGTAAAGCCCACGCTGAATATCCACCTGAAGGGTGGGGAGAGCGAGTTCTCCATCTGCAACAAGAGCGACAACGGACGGACATTCAAGCTCAGCGGCCTCCCCCCTGCCGGTATGGACATCACAGTGGATACAGATACCTGCGTGATGAGTGAGGCTACAGGAGAGTACAACCCGTACGACTACTGCAACATGGACTTCTTCCGATTGGTGCCGGGAGACAACGAGCTTACCATCAAGGGCAACGGCACGCTGAGCATCAGCGGGCGGCTGTTCCATAATGTAAGCGCATAAGGGGGCGAGTGGCGTGTATCTGAATTATTCCAAAATCAAAAACGACGGGTTCGGAAAACCGGAAGCTCCCCTTCTCCGATTGCAGACAAAGTATGGAAGAAACATCGGGATCCTGAGCAATACATCCAACCTGAAAATCACGGTGAAATACTCTGAGCCCAGCGAGATCTCCTTTGACGTGGCAGCCTATCATGACGGAACGCCGACGCCCTTTTACAACGGCATCGTCGGGTATAAGCGCGTGTACACGGAGAACTACGGCGTCTATCTTCTGATGAACCCGGAGACAGAGGGTGACGGGGTCGAGGAGGTCAAACACGTCAAGGGCTACTCCATTGAAAAGGAGCTGGAAAGTAAGTCGTTCTTCCTTGAGGAGGGGACATTCAACTTCTGGAACCCGGCCTCCCCCACCAGCACCATCGTGGGACGCATCCTTGAGATCGCAACAGGGTGGAGCGTTGGGTATGTCTCCCCCGCTCTGATTGGGCGGTATCGGACATTTGACCAGTATGACGAGAATCTGATGAGCTTTGTGTACAATACGGCCCCGGAGAAGTATCGGTGCGTCTTCGTGTTCGACCCATACGAGAAGACCATCAGTGCCTATGATGCGGACGAGGCGAAGGACACGCTTGGTATCTATCTCGATTACGACAATCTGGTGACGAGCCTTTCGATCTCAGAGCGAAGCGACGAGTTGGTTACCGCACTGCGGGCGTACGGCGCGGACGAGCTCAGCGTCCGGGAGGTCAACCCTATCGGCACGGAGTGGCAGTATGACCTGACATACTTCATTGAGAACGGAGATATCCCGGATGACCTTGCAAAGAAATGGATCTCCTGGCAGGCCGCTATCACGGCAAACCGGGAGCGGTATCGTGGCCTTGTGGCATTGAAGTCCTCCGCACTCGCGCAGATGATGGCGCAGAACGCCGCGTTGACAGACCTACAGGCAGACCTGGACGACCTGACCGGACAGCAGAGCCAGACGATTCAGGGGCTTGCCCTTGAAATCACAGACGCAGGCAGAGAGTATCAGCAGGGTTTGCTGGACGACATCAACCAAAAAATCAAGGCAAAGAAGCAGGAGATCTCCACAAAGAAGGCTGAGATCGCAGAGATCGAGGAACGGATGGGTACGGGAAGCCCAAACTCCTATCAGACGAAAATCAACGAGATCAACGCGGCGCTGGCTATCGACAAGTATTTTTCGGCAAGCGAGCTGGAAACGCTACGGCACTTCTTCATTGAGGACGACATCACAGAAGACAGCTTCGTGGCCACAGACGTGAATGTCAACATATCCGGCAAAAGCTATTCTTTCCCGAGTCGTGAGGTCAGCGTCAGCGGAAGCGAAATCTCCGCCATCGACATGACGGACGGCTACCGCACGCAGATGTACACTCTGGCCGGAGGCGGGCTGAACATCAAGGGTACACTGACCTGCGACATTATCCGAGGCACGCTGGAAGTATCCAAGGACAATTCCTTTGTGTTGAGCGTCTACGGCGGCGATATCTCTACGGGTGGCGAGGGGTCGTCAAGCGGTTCGCTGACGCTGACGGGAACCATGTCCGGCTTTACGAGCGATATCAGGGCTGTGGACGAGGGAGAGAAAGACTTGCACATTATTGTTCACAAGGGTACGAAGCTGTCCTTTGTTACCGGCGATATCTCCATGTACCTAACGGCTGACATCAGCGACTATCAGGCGCTTAATGTGGAGATGGAGCTCTTTGACTATGCGAAGAATGTTCTCTGCGACCTGGCGACGCCAACCTATGAGTTCTCCGTCGATACGGGCAATTTTATCTTTGCCAAAGAGTTTGAGCGCTTCAAGAACGAGCTGGAGCTGGGAAGCGGTATTCATCTGCGCATCTCAAAAAGTAGAGTTATCACCCCCATTCTCATTGAGATCGGGCTTGACTTTGAAAATTGGAGCAACCTGTCTCTTACATTTTCCAACCGGTTCAAACTGCACGACAGCGTAAACACGCTCAAGGATATTCTGGAAACATCCTACTCCGCCGGGAGAAACCTGGATGCCTCGAAATACATTTACGGGAAGACAGTGGAACAGGCTACGGCGGCAAGCAGGTTTATGAGCTCCTCTCTGGACGCCGCCGTAAACTCCATTGTTGGGGCAAAGGACGAGACCGTCCGCATTGACGGCGGCGGTATCCATGTGGGCGGCGAGGACGGCAAGTATCAGCTGCGCGTGATCGGTAGCATGATCGCCATGACGGACGATGGCTGGGAGCACGCCAAGCTCGCCATCGGGCGTTTCGCCTCGAAGGAGACGGGCGAATACTGGGGCGTCAACGCCGAGGTCATCGGCGGCAAGCTGATCGTAGGCAACAATCTGATAATCGAAAACGTGAACGATATGGGGGTCATGCAGTTCAAGGTGGATGCCGGGGGCGCATGGCTCAATAACGCAACGATGTGCGTGCAGTGCGACGACGGAGGCAAGATCCTGATCGACCCACGGTACGGCATCATGGCGGGCACAGGAGATCTCTACACCGTTGATGGGACTACCGTAAAGCCAAACTTTATAGGAGCTGGCGGGAAGATCATCACGGACAGCTACGGCATCCCGCAGAATGCGAACTTCTATCTGGACGCAAGAACTGGCAAGGCGTACTTCCGTGGCGACGGCGTATTCAACGGAACGATCCACGCAAGAGACGGTGACTTCAGCGGAACCATCAAAGCATCTATCCTGGAGGGAACGCTTACTGGCAGTCCAACGGGCGGCGGCGCGATCAAAGGCGTGTCGTTGGATATTGGCGACGGCGCTTTTGTCGTTAATCAGAACGGCGACGTCCACATTGAACGCGGCACCATCAGCTGGGGCGCCGTGACAGGCACAGACGAGATAGACGATAGGATCTCTTCCGCGCAGAGCAGGGCGGATAGCGCATACTCCTATGCGAGTAGAGCGTCCTCTTCCGCAGCCGATGCCAAGGATCTGGCAAGGAAAATTGCAAACGGTGAGTACAGTAACGGAACTTTTATCAACGGCAGAGAGATATACAGCCCGACAATCTTTGCGAATACGTTTAAGGTCATTCCGGAAACAGAAGCATCAGCCGATTCGTGGACTGGTGGATACGAGCTGTGGGGATATTACGGAAACACACTGTACGATATGTTAAAGATCAGTTACTTTCAAGGCGATGCACCGTTCGTTGTTTTTTCAAGTCCATGCGGCGCATACGCAAGTTGGGATTTCCGCGTATCAAGGTTTTATGGAAGAATTGATTTCTCAGGCGCAAATGTAAGCGGGATCTATGCGAAGTTCAAATAACAATTTGCAAGGGGTTGCCCCTTTGCGGAGAAAGGAGAGGAAATATGCCAGACGATAAAACAAAAGCTTCCGGCGCTTCTGCCGGAACCGCAGAAGAAAAACCGTTAGACCCACCTACAAGGACGGGCTCCATGTCGATCGTCAAGGCCGGGTCGGACTATGTCACCGTCCGTATCTCCTCCATCTCCAAGGCAACGGGCTATGAGATCGTGTGGCGGGAAGCGTCCGTCACAGATATCGAGGGAACACTGGATGTGGGTTCCTCCGGGAGATACACCATCGATGGACTTACCCCGGAGACAGACTATGTGTTCAACTACCGAGGTTACAATGACGACGGCATCGGGCCGTTCATGTCCACGGGCAGAACAGCGACGACGCTTCCGAACAGGCCGGACGATTGGGAGTGGTGGACGAGAATAGAAAGCGGAGGTGACATCGATCTGTCCGCAGACGAATGGAATACGTTTTGCGAGAGGATCAATGAGTTCAGAGCCTATAGCGGTTTCAGCAAATACGCCTTTACAACTGTTGAGACGGGTGATTATATCTACGCCTCCACAGTCAACCGGGCCGTGTCGGCAATACGGGCTATGAACCCGCCGGTGACACCGCCCAGACAGGTATCTTCCGGTTCGAGCGATATAACGGCTGCGTTTTTCTATGGCCTCAGTAACGCTTTGAACAGCATCGAGTGAAAGGATGGTCAATCATGAATCATATTGAAATCGCCCAGGCGATTGCCGGGTATCACAATCTTCTGTCCGAAATTTCCGTGCGCGGCGAGGACGTTCTGCGGATGCGGGACGCACTTGTCGGCATGAGAAACCTGGCTGCACAGCTTGTTCAGGAGACCAACGAACAGCAGACAGCCGAGGCAGAGGAGAAATAAACAGGGGGTGTGCGTTATGGGTAGTTGCCCCTTTGATTACTACACCCTCCCTACCGTTGAATTTGTTGGCGGAGAAACACAGGAGCTTTTGTTCCATGTGTACTCCAATATTGGGAAAAGGCCGTTCAGTCTTGTAAGCTGTACCGCGAACTTTTCTGTTGTGAGCTATCTCAACAAGACGGGCAAGCCTATCATCTCAAAGCAGATGGAGATCAAAACTGCGGGCGAGGTGGACAATATTCTGGCCGTTACCATAGACCCGAAGGAGACGGTGGGGATGAACGGGAAGTACATCTATCAGATCATTATCAAGGATATTTCCGGGGACGTGGAAGTTCCGAAGCAGGGAATATTCCTTGTAGTGAATAACATCAACAAGAGCTTCATTTAACCAGTAAGGAGGAACGAACTATGAACACGACATATTTTCTGAACTGTGTCAGCGGTAATGTCTTTGGTTCCAAGAAGACCCCTGCCCTCCCGGAGCAGTATTACATCGGGCTCAGCACAAGTGCACCAGCTATGGACGGCACCGGCGTAACCGAGCCGAGCGCTTCCGCAGGGTACAAGCGTGTGCTGCTTGACAGTCTCAGCGAGCCTGCCAGTGGCGTTGTCTCAAACGAGAACGACGTCAACTTTGAGGAAAGCACCGCAAACTGGGGCACTGTCACCCACTTTGTCATTTATGACGCAGAGGCCGTGGGAGGCGGGAACCTGCTGATGTACGGCACGCTGTCCACCCCACGTTCTGTGGAGACCGCCACTGTGATGACCATCAAGGCAGGCTACCTGAAGCTGTCTGCTCAGAACCCATCCTGACATTTTGGAGGTAGTCGCAGATGAAAGAGTTTGATATCTTTCTCAACAAACGTCTGACAGAATGCGACATCATTGTTTCGGCTATCCCATACCGTGATGGGCTTACTATCGTCAACCGCATGATCCTGGAGTGCTGCCTGGAAGCCTACCTGCTTCACAAGTTTGTTGCGGTGCAGGCTGGGTCTGAATTGACAAGTCATATTGACCGGATGATAAAGACCTGCCATGAGAAGCTGAACTTTGGGCAGGAGCTGCGGGCAGAAGCAGAATTTTCCTCCGCGTCCAAGATCGCGCCGATCAGCGCTGAAATCGAGCTTGGAGCAGGCCAAGTCTCGCTGTTCGCAAACACCTATGAGCAGGCAGTCTCTAACATTCTGCTGGCGATAGACCCGTTTAAGCTGACGCTGAAAAAGTATCTGGGCGGAAGCTCCTCCGGTATCGCCGTGAACACAGAGCTTCGTAATGTGCTGAAGCGCAGTATTGAGCGGTTTGAGCGCGGCGTGACATTTGGGGCTGCCGTGGACGGTTTGGCCGAACAGAATTTTGAACGGGCCACGGCAGATATCGAGGTGGACGCAGAACTGAAGAATCTGCTTTACAGGGTATACCACTCCGGCGAAGCCATGATGGACATTGCCGCCGTTGTGGAAAGCATACAGCTGCACCGGATTCTCGGCATTGCGGAGGCCGGGATAGAGCTCGACGCCGACATTGGCGGTGGAGCTGTCACCAAGAAATTTCTTACAGCCGAACATGGTATCGATCTGCTGACAGAGGTGACCGAAACCTTTACACAATATATGAAGCCGGAGATGGTCACCGTCGCGCTCGACACGAGCGCAAGTGCGATCCTCCGCAGGTTTCGCAAGGTATCTGAGGTAGACCCGCTCAGTCTTGCGAGCATTGATACTATGACACTCGACGAGCTTGACTATGTTGTTTTGTCAGGATGAGAAGGGGGTAATGTAAATGGGTAAATCTCCAAAGTTGGGGTTGCATCTCATTCCTGAGACAACAACCGAAAACTTTTTGGATTGGCGGCTGAAGGAAAATGGGGAAACCGATGATTCCAACATGATGATCCTGGACGCCGCTGTTGGAGCCGTCAAGGATTGGAAGGACGGTATCGACAGCACCCCCATCACATGGGGGATGTTGAAAAACGGTCTCACAAGACCACCGAGTGCGTAAGGAGGTGAAAGAAGAATGTACGCAATCAAAATGGAGGACGATAAAAGTCTGACCACGACGATCCACTCTACGATCTACCAGGGGGAAAAGAATGCAGATACGCTGGTGTTTGTTGTTCCTGTAATGTATGAGGACACGAACCTGGCCGACTGTACGCTCCTGCTGCGGTATGTACTGCCGAACGGTAAGGGTTACTCTGAGGAGCTGGCTATGTATCCTATCCCACGCAACAAGGACTATTATCAATTCCGCCTGAACGCCACTTCTCATTTTACGGAGAACGTAGGCGATATCGACCTGTGGCTGACGGCGATCAATTTTGAAGACGATGTTGTTCTTCACACCGATACAACAACAGTGACGATCACGCAGCATGTCAAAATTGAAAACCATCTGCCGCCTGAGCGAGTGGATCAGCTGGATAAACTGGCAGCAAAGGTGGAAGGTATGGAGGGCGGTTTTGTCAACAACCTGAAGTACGACAAGGATCAGGAAACACTCCAGCTGACGCACAATGGCGCACCCGTTGGAGACGTGATCGACGTCACGACCATGGTGAACCATGACGACGTGATCTATTTCCCGGATGGCGAACCGGAGAGCGACCCCGACGCCGTTATCTATTTCTGAGGAAGGAGGGGTTCAAGATGGGTATCAGAGTTTCCTATGGCGACAGGAGCGGTATCAACGCAGCCATCGAGAGCGGTGTCATCCCCGAGGACAGCTTTATCATCGGCACATACGGTGACGATGAAGCAGAGCTGATGTTCTACGATAAGCATACCAACATTCGCCATATCGTAGCGCAGACCCGGTTTGACAGCAAGGATGAGGCCATCGCGTACGCAATCTCCCACAGCGAAGTCGGGAACACCGTCACGGTTCTGGAGGACAGCGTTTATACGGCCTATGTAGTGCAGCCGGACTTCTCCCTGAGAGAACTTGGCATGGGCAAGTTCCGCCCGGAGACTATCGAGGAGCTCGTGAGTGGCGTTGCCAAGCTGAACGAAGATGTGACGGAAATCAAGGGCAATATCGACGGCTTGAAAACGGAGACGGATGCACTCGCTGACGAAGTGACAGCCGTGGAGAGTGCCGTTAAAAGCCTTGAAGCAAGCTCGCATATGCACGAAAACAAGGCGCTTCTTGACTCCATCACTGAGGAGCGCATGATTAAATGGGATACCGGTATCGCAGACACCGAGCGTCTCCCGGTTGCCACAGACGAGGATAAAGGCGCCGTACGCAGTACAACGAAGGAAAACGGCGTGTCTGTGGCAGAAGATGGGACAATGGAGGTAAACTCCATGTCCGTTGATAAACTCATGCAGGAAGTCGGCAGCACCATTATCATGCGCTGCGGCTCTGCCACCGAGTGATCGGTGAATAAAAACACAGGAGGAATGTACTATGAGCGAGAAAATTTTTGACATTAGGGCGCAGCTGAAGGGCGATACCCTTGAAAACTGGAATGCGGCGAACCCCGTTCTGTTGGCGAACGAACTCGCCATCGTGACAGTCCCGGCAGAAAGCGGCGCAGTCGCCCAGGAGCCCGCCATTCTTTTCAAGGTAGGCAACGGTACTGACGCATTCAAGGCGCTGCCCTACGTCTCCGCCAAGGCCGCCGATGTGTACGACTGGGCAAAGGCGGCTGCCAAGCCAACCTACAGTGCGAGCGAGATCTCCGGCCTTGCTGATTATATCTCCGGCGAGATCCAGGATACCAACACCCAGTATAAGCTGGAGCAGGACGCCACTGACGGCCACATCCTGAAGCTGTACAGCAAGGCCGTGGGCGCCACTGACTGGACTGTGGAGGCTACCATCACCACTGTGGACACTGAGTACGACGATACCGCTCTGGCCGGTCGTGTGACCGCTCTGGAGACCCTTGTTGGTTCTACCGCAGTAGCTACCCAGATCGCCAACGCCATTGCCGCTCTGAACCTGGCTGAAACCTATGCCACAAAGAACGAGCTTAAGGCTGTGTCTGATCTGGTTGGCGCATTGCCCGAGGGCGCAACAGCCACCACCGTGGTGGGCTATGTGGATGAGAAGGCCGCTGCCGCTGAGTACGACGATACCGAAGTGAAGGCCAGCATCCAGGCCAACACCACCGCCATTGCCACCCTGAACGGCACCGGCGAGGGCAGCGTGGACAAGAAGGTGGCCGACGCCGTGGCCGCTATCGTGGCCGATGCTCCTGAGGCCTACGACACCCTGAAGGAGATCTCCGACTGGATCAGCAGCCACGCAGAGGACGCCTCCGCCATGAACTCCCAGATCAACACCAACAAGACCGACATCGCTGCCCTGAAGGCACTGGTGGGCACTCTGCCCGAAACCGCCGAGGCACAGACCGTTGTAGACTATATCTCCGAGGTTGTGGGCGTGGAGCTGGGTAAGCTGGGCGATCTGGCCTCCAAGGATAAGGTGGCCAAGACTGACCTTGAAGACGCTCTGAAAACCGAGATCGATGGCAAGGCAAACGATGCCGACCTGGCGGCTGTCGCCAAGAGCGGCAAAATTGCCGACCTGGTTCAGGACGCAGGCAGCTATATCGTCCTGAACTGCGGCAGCGCAACTACCGTTATTTAATCAAGATAATTAAATAGCGAACAGCGAAAACAAGCCCGCCTCGTCTTGGTTGACGGGGCGGGTCTTGTGATAAAGGAGGGCTTATGAGCGCAATGGAATTTATGGGCCGTGTGCAGACCAAGCGCGACACAAGCGCAAACTGGACGGCGGCCAACCCTGTCCTACTGGACGGGGAAGAGATCCTTGTTGACACTGCCAGCGGTGAGGTACGCAAGAAGATCGGCGACGGTGTGAACCCCTACATCAAATTGCCATTTGCAGACGAGGCGATCCGCAATCTGATCGGCGAAAGGGTCGCCACGAACCAAGGTGTGGAGCACGCCGGAAAATTTCTCGGGATCGGCGCAGACGGTTTGGTAAAGCCGATCACACAGCCCACCGGCGGAGGCGCGAAAACATGGGGCGACCTGGCCGGTATTACAAGCTGAGCGAAAGGAGTGAACAACAATGGAATATACGACAAAAGCAAACATGAAAAAGCCCGGATATAACGATACAGTCGATATCCAGGATATCAACGATAATTTTGATACCGTAGACGAACACATCGGTGCTTCCATCGTATCCACCGAGGGGGTACACGGTCTGCGGTTCAACACGCAGGACGAGGTGCTGGAGGTCTACAACGAGGCCACGGGTGCCTGGGAAGAGGTGGCAGGCGGCGCAGGGGGCATCGCTCCGCTGGACGTGAGCGGCATCTCCGTGGATGTTGGCAACGGGCGTGTCTACCTGAAGTGGAGCGACCCGGAGGACACCGAGATCCAGGGTACCGTGGTGTGTGAATGGGGCGGCACAAAGGTGGTGCGGAAGGCCGGGAGCTATCCTACCGGTGTAAAGGACGGCGTGCTTGTAGTGGACAACACTACCCGTGACGCATACAAGGATACGGCATTCACCGACTCCGGCCTTACAAACGGGACTACCTACTACTACCAGTTCTTCCCCTATTCCACCGGGAGGACTGTAAACGTGAACGAGGTCAACCGCATTTCGGCCACCCCGAACCGGAAGCCCATCGACACCGTGCCCACTCAGAACGGTACGCTCACCTACAACGGCTCTTCTCAGTCCCCTACTTGGACTGGGTATGACAGCAACAAAATGACGATGGACGGCGTGACAAGCGGCATCAACGCAGGTGATTACACAGCGACCTTCACTCCGCTGGACGACTACTGCTGGAACGATGGCACCACAGCAGCGAAAAGTGTTCAGTGGACGATCAATCGACAGAGTACCGCTATACCCGTTCAGAGCGGCACGCTTACCTACAACGGAAGCGCACAGTCCCCTACTTGGACTGGGTATGACAGCAACAAAATGACGATGGGCGGTACCACTTCCGGGACTAATGCAGGAAGCTACAATGCCACCTTTACCATTGAGTCAAACTACATCTGGGCAGATGGAACAATTACTGCAAAAACGGTAGCGTGGAATATCAACAAGAAGGCCGGTTCGCTGGGCATCAATCCAACCTCTATCACGCTTAACCTTGACAAGAAAACAGCAACGATCGCTGTAACTCGTGAAGGCGATGGGACAATCAGCGCTACATCCAGCAATACCAGTGTAGCCACGGTGAGTGTGAACGGAAATACCATTACGGTAAGTCATGTAAATCAAACTAATGGTACTGCCACCATCACAGTGAAGGTAGCCGAGGGTACAAATCACCTTGCTCCAGCCAACAAGACCTGCGCCGTTACGGCAACATTTATTGTGGCAACGTTGAACGACAACTCTTGGGCGGCCATCAGCTCCGTTTCCGCAACGGGCGCCAACTATTGGAGCGTGGGCGACCGTAAGAGTGTCCACATCAACGGCACGGTTGGCACTCTGGCCGTCAACGCAACGTACTGGGTGTACATTTTGGGCTTCAACCACAACGAGTCGAAGGAGGGTAAGGGCATCCACTTCGGTGGGTTCAAGACCGCTCAGACAGGCGGTACCGATATCTGTCTGGTAGACAGCTACTACAACAGTTATCAGAGCTACAACGGCACCAAGTATTTCCAGATGAACCACAGAAACTCCAGCCAATACGGTTCCAACTACGGCGGTTGGGCGGCCTGCGATATGCGGTACGACATTCTCGGTTCTACCGACAAAGCCCCATCTGGATATGGTTCTGATAAGTCCACCTCTGCCACCGGGCAGGATCCCTCAACGACTTGCGCAACAAAGCCCGTGGCCAACACGTTGATGGCGGCGCTTCCAGCAGACCTTCGTGCGGTGATGAAGCCCATGACAAAGTTCACGGACAACAAGGGTAACAGCTCCAACGTAGCAGGCAACGTGACGCAGACCATCGACTACCTTCCCCTTCTGGCCGAGTTCGAGATCTTCGGAGCGAGAAGTTACGCCAATCAGTATGAGCAGAATTATCAGGCGCAGTACGCCTATTATTCTGCTGGTAACTCGAAGGTGAAGTACCGCCATAGTTCCACGGGCTCCACTGCTTTTTGGTGGGAGCGTTCCCCTTATTACAACAACAGCTACTACTTCTGCTTTGTGTACACCAACGGCATCGCCGACTACAACACTGCGAGTAATTCCTTTGGGCTGGCCCCCGCTTTCAAAATCTAATCCAAAATCGAATAAATCCGCCAGCGAAAGCTGGCGGAGAGACCAGCCATGGAAACAAAAAAAAGCAATCACCCCGACCTGCTGTGGGCCTTGCAGCCTGCGGCAGGAGCGGGGCGTTTGAATATTCCGGGAACAAAAGGAGTGAAAAAATATGTCAGTTCTAAAGTCCCACCGTTCGGAGAGCAAGGCGGAATATGTGAGTATCGCAAATCAGATATGCAATGACACCATCGAGTTCTTGTCACGGCTTTCCGCACGCTATTCCAGGCTGTTAGCGCCAAAGACCGCAGGGCTTGCGGCGGACGTACTCATCTACGCCGAGTCCGCTAACAACACCTACCCGTCAGACAAGGTAAAGGCCGAGAAGCGGGAGGAGTACCTTGTCAGCGCAGCGGCCTCTCTGCACTCACTCGACGATATGCTCGCGCATTGCTACGAAATCATGATGAAGAACCCGGAGGGGTGTTTTGTCGGGAGCGACGGCAAGCGCACGGTCAGCTCCTCAGAGGCGACACGCAAGTTAGAAAATATGTCGCAGGAGTTAGGTGAGCTCATCGACAAGGAGGGTAACAAGCTTGCAGGCGTAATGAAGTCAGACAAGGAACGCGCCAAAGCCGCCAGGCAATCCGCCAGGAAGAAGGAGGTGGAGCAGGAACAGGAGGAAACGGCGCAAGAAGAGCCAACGCAAGAAAATTCTGTAGAAAGGACATAAAAGTTTTGCTATATGGGTGTGTTTCTGTAAAACGTGTCGATTGTCTCAGTGCAGTCGCTGTCCACTGCTAATTGGTGGGAGCGTTCCCCTAATTACAACAACAGCAACAACTTCTGCAATGTGAACACCAACGGCAACGCCAACAACAACAATGCGAGTAATTCCAATGGGCTGGCCCCCGATTTCGTATGCCAGAAATGGCTGGGTTGAACACAGTAACTCCGAAGGCGAGTGAACTATAACCCATACGAAAGGAGAAGCACTTCCCGTCTGGTGCGTGAACACCAGCAAAACTGCCACTTGATACTGCTGCACGAACGCCGCCGGGAAACCGAGCGTGCATGGCGAAGGACGCACCTTACTTCGTTTCATGTGTAGGAGTAAAGCCGGTTATACGGTGTCCTACAAGACACCGGTACAAGTGGCGAATAAAAATTATTATTATGAGCCGTAGAAAAGGCAGATATGAAAGACGCCAGGAAAGGCGTGAAGAAAACCGCATCAAGAGATGCAAGGAAGTTGGAGGCCTCAAGGAAGTCTTTAGCTTCAAGGATATGTATATGGCAGGCAAGAAATGCTGCAACGGAGTGCGATGGAAGAACAGCGTACAGAGGTTCGAGCAGCATCTGTTCTCAGGCACGGCCAAACGGCGGCGTGAGCTGCTCGACGGGACATGGAAGCCGGGTCACTATGTACACTTTACGCTGTGCGAGCGTGGAAAAGTGCGTCCAATCGACGCCCCGCGCATTCAGGACAGGCAAGTCCACAAGGTGTACACGAAAAAGGTTTTGCTTCCGCTCTATATGCCGCACATGATATACAACAATGGCGCCAGTTTGCCCGGAAAAGGCTTTGAATTTTCCAAGCGGCAGCTGAGAGAGGAGCTTCGGTGGCATTTCAGGCGGTATGGCCGCGAGGGGCAAATCATTCTCATCGACTTCAAGCAGTTCTTCCCTTCCGTATCTCATGAGGAGCTGTTCAAGCGGCACGACAAGTATATTCTTAACCCGGAAATCAGGAAAGTGGGCGACGATGTTATCAACACTGTGCCCGGTGGGAAGGGTATGCCGCTGGGCGTGGAGCCGAGCCAGGCTGAAATGATCGCTTTCCCGTCCGAACTCGACAACTACGTCAAGTGCCAGCTTCAGATGGACTGCGCCGGGCACTATATGGACGACTACTACATCATCGTCCCGCCGGGTAAAGACCCGAAGGAAATCATGCGGCTTGTTACGGACAAGGCGGAGAGCCTGAAGCTGACTGTCAGCCGCACAAAATCCAAAATCATCCCGCTGACCAAGCCGTTCCGATACTGTAAAGCAAAATACACACTGACGGAAACAGGCAGAGTCGTTGTAAACGGCAACAGGGACAGCGTGAAGCGGGCGAGGAGAAAGATAAAAGCGTTCTATCAGAAGATACAAAACGGTGAGATGGACTATGAAGACCTGTGGACTTCAGTGAACGGTATGCTGGCCTACTTTGAGTCCTATGACGACCACACACGGGTGCTGAAGCTGCGCAGGCTCTTTTACGCTATCTTCGGGTTCTCCTGCGAACGCATCGAAAACTTCAGAATGAGAGGAGCAGAACATGAAATACATTGCACACAGACGCTTTAAGAGCAACGCCATCTGTGGCCACGTTAATATCCCAGCGCTCACAGAGCTTGAGAGCAGAGATGGGGTCATTATGCTTGGCGAGAAGCCAATTTGCTACGAAAAGAGCGAAAACGCCCACCAATTCTTTGCGCAGAATGAGGACGGCAACGGTCTGAAGCGTGGGCAGCTTACACAGGCGATCCAGAAAACGCTTGGGAAGCGGGACGAACGCCATCAGGAGCGGTGGGACAAGGTGTGGGATGACCCGGATTGTCAGAAGTATAAGCGAGCTGACCACGAAGACTACTGGCTTTGGAACCACGAATGGTTCCTCGCAGACATTGATACGCTGCGTCACATTGCCGCACTTGTCGGCTCAAAGGAGGTTTGAAATCATGTATCGGATTATCAATATGCAGGGCGACGAGCTTGGCATGGTGGATCAAGTGCTTTACATCAAGGTCACCGAAAGCGGCAGCTTCGCTCCGTGCGCACAGGAAGAGGCTGTCGGCGTGGCTTTGAACAGCGAGGCATATAATTTGCTGGGGCACGACGACATTGAGGGTGCGGACACCGTTATCGTTTCCAAATGCGATGGCGGGGCGATCATGGCGAGCCAACAGAACGCTCTGGACAATATGCTTATCACGATGTTGGAGGGCTGAGAAATGAAAGAAAGAATTAAAAATCTCTATCGGGGCAGCTCTGTTGACGCAAACGGGCTGCTGAAAGCGGTACAGCGTGGGTGGCTAACCCTTGAGGACGTTGTGGAGATCGTCGGCGAGGAAAACGCTGGCGAGGTCATCAAGAATGCAAAGCTTCAGGAGATCTCCAAAGCCTGTAACACGGTCATCGTGTCCGGAGTAGACGTCACCCTTGGTGAGGAGACCGTCCATTTCAATCTGAGCATTGAAGACCAGACGAACATCGCTAACCTGTTCCGCGTGGTGGAGCTGGGCGGTACAGAGTTCCCATATCAGTCTGACGGCGGCGTGTGCCGCATTTACACCGCACAGGAGATTGCTACGATCTATATCGCCGCACAGACCCTTATCACCACGCAGACCACATATCACAACGAGCTGAAGTCGTATGTCCTGTCCCTGAAGGACACGGATAAGATCACGGCTGTCACTTACGGTATGACGCTTCCGAAAAAGTATCAGACCGAAATGCAGTCCAAACTCGCCGTGGCACAGGCGCAAATGGAAGCTATCGTTGCCCGTATGAACGAGGTGGTGAGCAGTAATGCCGAGGCGTAAAGCAAGCGAGTGGCTTCTGAGCGTTCTGCTGTGGGTGTGGGTCGGAACCTTCTACTTCTTCATTGAAGTCGCGTGGAAAACCGCACATGGCAGGCCGGAGGCCATAAGCTGGACAATGCTGGCGCTTGCGATCCTCCTTGCCGTTCCCATGGAGCGGTTCGGAGCGGAGCTGCCATGGAAAATGTCGCTGCTGTTACAGGCTGTAATCTGCGCCTGCGGTATCGCCGTCGTGGAACTCGCCGCCGGGGTCGTCCTGAATATCTGGCTGGGGCTTGGTATCTGGGATTACTCCGCCATGCCGTGGAATTTGCTGGGGCAGATATGTCCGCAGTTCTTCCTGGTGTGGATCGCCCTTTCCATGTTCGGCATCGTGATGCTGGACTGGATGCGATATACCATCGAGGGCGGCGAGAGACCACATTACAAACTGGTATAAATACCAAATACGAATTTGAAAATAGGGTCGTGCCTTGACGGTGCGACCCTCTATACATAGGAGGTGATTCCATTGAACGAGAAAACCATTTGGAATTTCCTGAAGTCAAACGGTCTGAACGACTATGGGGCCGCTGGACTGATGGGAAACCTCTTTGCGGAGTCCGGGCTGAAGCCGAACAATCTCCAAAACAGCTATGAGGAGCCGCTGGGCATGAATGACAATGCCTATGTTGCCGCCGTTGACAGCGGAAGCTACACCCGGTTTGCGGATGACCGGGCCGGGTTCGGTCTGGCACAGTGGACATATCCATCCCGCAAGAAGGCTCTTCTTGCCTTCTGCAAGGCTCAGGGAGCTTCGATAGGAAACCTTGACGCCCAGCTCAAGTTCCTCATGAAAGAGCTGTCAGAGAGCTACCCTGACGTCCTGCGGGCACTTCAGAGCGCCACGTCTGTTTTGGAGGCGTCGAACGCAGTCCTGTTCAATTTTGAACGACCCGCCAATCAGAGCAAGGGCGTGCAGGATAAGCGCTGCTCCTACGGCATGAGCTATTACAATAAATATGCTGGGAAAGGAGAAACAGAAATCCATATGAGCAATAGTCCGTTGGTTACATATACAGGGCTTACCTTTAACTGTAACTCCCCACGAAATCACGTTATTGACAGACTGACCATTCATTGCTTTGTTGGTCAGGTGAATGCAAAGCGTGGCTGTCAGGTGTTCCAGAACAGCACTGCATCATCCTGCAATTATGTGGTCGGATGTGACGGAAGTATCGGGCTTTCTGTGGAGGAGAAGAACCGTAGCTGGTGTACTTCAAGCCGAGAGAATGACCATCGTGCCATCACCATTGAATGTGCAAGCGATAATTTCCATCCATATGCTGTAACCGATAAGGCATACGCCGCCTTGCTCGACCTTGTGACAGATATCTGCCGTCGCAACGGAAAGGCGAAGCTGCTTTGGTTTGAGAGCAAGGAGAAGTCTCTTGCCTATACGCCAAATGAGGGTGAGATGCTGATGACCGTCCATCGGTGGTACGCAAACAAAGCGTGTCCTGGCGACTGGCTCTATCAGCGTCACAACAAAATCATGGACGAGGTAAACGCTCGTTTGGCGAAGGATGAGGAATGCGCAAAGAATGATGAAAGCGAGGCATTGGAAATGAACATTACGAAGGAAGATCTGAAGGCCATGATCCGGGAAACCGTTGTTGAGGTATACAACGAGATGAATCCGCTCTATGAGGACATCAAGGATGTCCCAGATTATTGGAAGGCCACAGCTCAGAAGCTGCTTGACGCTGAAGCTGTCAATGGTGGCACCAGCAAAGAGGTGTGTGCTACCGACCTGAACCTGCGGCGGGAAACCCTGAAGGCTGCTATTATCTCTTCTCTGTACCACGATTTCACGGAAACCGATGGGGCTGAGCACGAATAAGCAATCTTACGAAAATAACAACATAAGGAGGCGTGTGATATGACTTGGACAGATATTGTAAAGCTCGTTATCTATACTCTTATCATCGTCATTCCACTGGTGTATAACCTCTGGAAGTATGTGAAATTGGCGATGCAAGGGAAAAATTGGAAACCAATTCTCAAGCTGGTGATGGACTTCATGAGTACCGCTGAGGGGATGTATGACAGCGGCGCAGACCGTAAGGAGTGGGTAATGTCGATGGTGGAGACCGCCGCAAAATCCATTGGCTCTACGGTCAACATGGATGAAGTCAGCGAGATGATCGACAACCTGTGCAAGATGAGCAAGAGCGTCAATATTGGCGGTGCAACAAAGAGCAAGTGATAAGGGGGTGAGAGGCCATGTCTATCAATGAAATACAAGACATTGTGTTGAAGGGTGGCGGCGCACTGATCGCCTTGATGACCATCATTCAAATCACTCCGATTAAAGTCAATCCCTGGTCTGGGATCTCCAAGGCGTTTGGTAAGTTGGTCGGTAAGTTTGGCCGCATCATCAACGCAGATGTCCTTTCGGAGATTGAAGAGATCAAGCACCAGCAAAAGGAAACACAGAGCAAGCTGGATGAGCATATTCGCTTTGACAGTGAGCGTGATGCAGATACACATCGGCAGAGAATTTTAAGGTTTGATACAGACCTTGTGGACGGAAGAAATTTTACGCATGAATACTTTGCCGATATGCTGCTGGATATTGACTACTACGAGAAATACTGTGCGGTACACCCTGACTACAGGAACAATCGTGCCGTATTGGCGATTGCAAATATTAAAAGGGTGTTCCAGCTTCACGAAGAAAACAACGATTTTCTTAAATAATCAATTCACCCCATGGCACTGTCATGGGCCGTGTGACTGACACGGATCAACCTGAAACTCTCGGTTACCTTCCTTTACGGAAGGCAAGTGGTTGACAGGCAACGATAAAATCGGTCATTAGGGGGAAGTGCGGTAGCCTACGGGCACCCTCTTCCCCCTTAAATTTTTACTCTGCGCAAATAGCAATCGATGTTGACTTTGGCCTATCTTTTGTATATAATAGTGTTGAAGAAATGTTTGCATTATTACATAGAGAGATTGTTGGTGTAACACATGGTTGAACTTTTCTCAGCCCGGTCTATAAAAACTTCTTTGGATTCTATTCGGCAAGGATCGGCTGGGTTGGATGCGCATAGGACAGCCATGTTGAACCGAGTTCCAAACACTGGTGATTGGGCAAAATTTCCTTGTGAGCATTTATCTATGAAGGACTTGGCATATCTTACTGCGAAGACTGGTCATGAGTTCGCTATTCTGCGTGGTAAACACGAAGATATTTTGTTTCACGGGGATTCGTATCGGTGTTCCTTTGACGGAGTGTTGAATGATATGATACGTTCAAAACGTCTCATCATATATGGACACTCTCATCCCGGAGAGAATATTCCGATGCCGTCTACACAAGATAGGCTTGCCCTAAAAGAAATCGGGCAAGCTGAAAGCCACCTTATTTCTGGTCTAACCGGATATGAGGTTACTTATACATCAGATCAGTTTGAACCTATGTAAAGGAGGAATAAGTATGTTAAGCGTAGAGAGCGCAAGAAAAATCGGGATAAATGCTTGCATTGACAAGATTGGACGTGACTTTGTCATGGCTCATAAAGATTCCTCCACATCCGCCTATGGTGAGTGCGAGGACGGTGTATTCTGTTTCGTTGGCGTTGACGACAACCCGGTGCGTAGCCAAAGAGATGATACGCTTGTGCTGGACAGTCAAACGTCTTTCCCGTATCGGGCCAGTTGCAGCGTCAATCTTCAGAACGGAACCGCAAAATTTATTGAGTGCGTTAGTCCGGCCTAAAGGCAATAGTCGTGTAAGTAACAGACCTGTAGTTTATATCTTTGAGAGCTTCCCAGTTTTGGGTGGCTCTCATTTTTTTGCGCAGAAAAAACAAGGCACCGATATGGCCATTGCCACGTCAATGCCTTTGTTTTCGTTTATGCCCACAGCAGCCGTTTATAGGCTCATAGAGCGGCTTTAATCTCGGGAATATCCCAGGTCGTTTGAGCCACAAAAGCCTTTCTGTGGCCACGCAGCGGGCCAGCTCGTTATAAATAGGGTATAGTTTTTGTAACCTTGCCTGTGAGGTGTTTTTCGATATGTTCTTGTGCCTGTTCCTCGCTGTCAAACTTCATTACATCGTCGAAGTTGTCAGTGTAGTCCATGTCCTTGTTGACAAAATACTTTTTGCCATCAATCTCCACGACGATGTAGTAGAAGCCTCTGCTCATAAGTATCACCCCGGTTGCGTATGGCCTTGGTTTATTGTAACTGTTCGCCTTATTATATCAAAGGCTGTCTGTCATATCAAGCCTTCAAAAAAAAGAAATGCCCCTGCAAAAAAAAACATGCAGGGGCATTCTCCTATTGCCGAGTCCTTTTCATGGTTTGTCGTAAAAGTGTCGTAAAACTGAGAAATTTTGAACTGTTTATGCCCGGAAAGCATTGGTATCACTGGGTTTTACTTTTACATGGGTTTCATGGTGGGGAAAAGTATTTCAGCCCCGCATATCTTATTATAAGTTCTTATATCTTCGCTTTCATACGGTTTGCTGTAACTTTTCATGATGTAACCTCTTATAACTTCTTATAATTTCTTAACGGTTTGTCGTAAAAATTGTCGTAAAACTCAGCTTACTTTGATCTTGCCTTCGAGGTTTGCGAAGCTCGCTTTCTTGCGATCCTTGGTTGCCTCATTGTAGATGTTCATGGTTGTTGTGATGTCGGCATGGCCCATGATTTCTTGTATGATTTTTAGGTCTCTCTCGTTCTCGCAAAAACGAGTACAGAAAGTATGGCGCAAATTGTGTGCGGAAAAATGTGGAAGAAGTATTGGATCACGATGTTCTGATTTGGCACGGGTTGTTTCGTCCTTGTTGTAGTCGGCTATCACTCTCCAGATTGCTCTGTTTACGCAATGCGGGCTCAGAGTTTCCCCAAATCTGTTTGAGAAAATAAAGCCGCTGTAATCGTCAACTACCTTCCTATTAAACCCATGTTCCATCTGGCGGAGTCTCTCTTCCAAAAGAGCATGGCGAACTTCTGATAGCATTGGAACGATCCTCGTACCAGCCTTTGTCTTCGGAGTCGTAATGTGGAATGCGCATTTCTCCTTGTTGTACCTTCGATAAATAAGGCTATGGTCAATGTGGATGATGCCTTCCTCAAAATCGCAGTCATCCCAACGAAGGCCAACGATTTCTCCGACCCTACCCCCTGTGCCGAGCATAACAGTAAAGAGTGGAAGCCAATGCCTATACCTTGAATTGGCGACATAGTTGACAAATGCATCCTGCTGCTCTATTGTCAGAGCATGTCTTTTAGGTGTTTCCCAATCGTGGCTTCGTTTTATCTCGGCCATAACACCGTCTGTTGGATTGATACGGATCACTCCGTCTCTTACCGCTACTGTAAACACAGGATGAAGGATTGTATGGATAATCTCCATGCTGTTCGGTTTGAACCCCTTATCCTTGATGAGAGAAATGTAGAACTTCTTAATGTCGCTGTACTTTATCTTCGCTATGCTCTTGGTTCCAAGCCCATCACGGACATGCATATCATACATATAAATATAGTTGCTCTTTGTCGATTTTTTAAGTTCATATTTCGTTTCGATATAATCGTCAAAGAAGCGATTGAGCGATGTACGATACGCAGAAAAAGAATCTACGCCGTCTTCAAGGTCACGCCGTATCTGTTTTTCCATCTCGCGGAGGGACTTCTCGCACTTCTTCCCGGTTGGCACTTTGTCTGTGTCAACCAATTTCCAGCTGTATACGCTGTGTCTTTCCCCCTTTACATCATTATACTTGTACTCATACTTTCCATCTTTGCGCTGGCTTTCGCCCTGGCGCAAGAGCCTGCCTCTATCGTCCTTTCTTTTTTCGGACATGGACGCTCCTTTCCGAAAATGGACTTGGCATAGTATTATGTATTATACCAAGTCCAAATTCTTTTTTCAAGAGACAGCAGTTCAAAATATAGAAATATAGAGATTCAAACGGAACTCATATTATCTATGATTTTCTCAAATATTTTACGTTTAATTTGCGGTCTGCTTCCATTCCAGAGGATATAATCTGCGTCTCTATTTTCTTCAATTATTCTCCTCAACTTGTTTTCACCAATACGGAAGTATCTTGCCGCTTCTTCAACACTTAACGTATACTTCATCCAAACAGGGACTTCGGCGTTCACCCTTGTACCTACCTTTCTTATAGTGAAGGCGGGCCAGGATTTACTGGCCCGCCATTTTTTATGCTCCGGTGGAACCCCATCCGCCATTCCTTACGCCGTCGGCGTCGTCGGAATATGTAACGCCGAATGGGACGAAGATCGCTTGCATGAAGCGGTCTCCCGCTTTAATCTCCAAAACCTTCTCCTGGTGAGAGTCGTTCGTAACCTTTGCGTAGATATGGCCCTCATTGTCGGAGTTGTAGTAATCGCTGTCAATGACGCCAATGGTGTTATCGAGCTGCATACGGTACTTAGTTCCAAGTCCGCTTCGTGGAGCGCAGCACAGCCACCAACCCTCGTCGATCCTGACGCGGATGCATGTGGGAATCTTTGCGGATGCGCCGGGTTCCAGTGTGACGTTGACGGGAGAGACAAAATCGTACCCGGCAGAGCCGGCAGTTGACCGTTTGGGGATGGCAACACAGTCATACATGGCTTTTGCCTCAGCTTCGCTGGCGCCGAACGCGTCTTTTACCGCTTCATAGAACTGCCCGAAGCTGACTTTCTCAAACTCTCCAACTCTTTGCATGGCGCACCTCAATCCTTGCGGATAGCACGATACAGCAGGTTTCCAACAAGAGCTCCGATTGCCGCCATCAGGAAAGTTTCCAGAGGCGACACCTCGAAGGCGCTTTCAAGTTCAACACCCGTTTCAATATCAGCGTCGTCATCGGAGCAAGCTGTAGTGATCGTTGGTACACTGTCGTTCCAAAATTCAGAGACAGTCTTCTTTACCACCTTGCCCAGGTCGTTGTACTCATAGGTCGTTTCGGTGGTATTGTTTGCAAGTTTTAACATAGCGAGTTCTCCTTTATTTTGTTTTGATGTAAAGACCGCAGTGGCACATACCTTCATCCATCTCACGGAACTCCTTGCACATACACTTGGTATCCGCATTTTTAAGAATGGAGCAGGGGCAGTAGCCGGAATTGTCTTTCAGTTTCTGCTTGATTTCCCTGACATAGGTTTCATCGGGGTTTAATCTGATGTTCATTCAGCTGATCCTTTCTGCATATTGGTTGTCTGAGGCAAGTTCAATGCCAAGAGTCTCGTCAAACCGATGGGGCTTGTTCGGGATAAACCGGCCAAACTTGACGATGATGTTGCAAAACTGTTTAAGTAGGGCCACCTCGTCCTCTATCTCTTCCGGGTAGTACCCGGTGTAGATAACGAAAGGAGCTTGGCACCCATTCCGACGGAAGGTGAAGATCAGTTCTGCAAGCTCTCCTACCTGCATGATAGGCTCAAGGCCGCCGACGACGACTGCTTTTGTGATTGGGTTCCCCATGAAGTGTTGAAACAGAACATCGTCTGGAATGTCCTTGATTGGAGCCTGGGCGAGGGGTGCGTTTTGGCACACCCCTACGTCCAGTCCGGACTCCGTACAACACTTGAAGTCACAGAAGCAGGTGTTGATAAACATAGCAGGCTCCCTGAAGTTCAGGAAGTCTTCTTCTATAACTCCTTTGACCCGCATTACATGACCTCTCCTTTTGAGAGAACGTTGTACCACTTACGATGGCTGAACTCGTTTTTGCGGATCTTCTGATAGCTGCTGACAGGGGTGTAGAAACCCACTACGCGAGCGTATGTATCCGCCACGGGTTTTCCGCACACAGGGCACTCGCTTGTGCCGATGAAGGCGTGCTTATCTTCGCAAACCGAGATCTTTGTTGTGAACGCGAAGTAGATAACACCCTGCTGAGCAACGTAGTTGAGCATATCCCATGCGGTCTCCTCACTGGGGAACCGCCCTTCGATGTTGATGTGAGAGATACAGCCGCCGCCACACTTCTTATCAAAGAGAGAGCCGAGACGGCACTTCTCCTGAATAGTACACTTCTCCATCAAGGGAATCCACTGGTTAGAGTAGATGAAGTATTTATCCTGCTCATACAGAAGATTATCAGCAGCGCAGATAACTCCGGCACAGTTTTCTGCCGGGATCATCTCAAGATTGAAAGTGAAGTCGCACTCAAAATTGTCTTTCACATCGTTGATGACATCAAGGATTTCGGTTGCGAACTCAACAGCTTCGTCCGAGTAGGACTTGTTGCCAAGCTCATCCTCTTCGATGAACCCAAACAGATCCATGACCTCATACATCCCAATGCCGCCGATGGTGCAGAACTGCTTGTCCAGCTCAACAGCACCGTCACGGTAGTTGGGGAGGAGCCCCTTCTCAATGTTGCGTTTGAGAATGTGGCGCATGGATGTGAGTGCCTTGCAGTCCAGAAGGACACGCTCGCGCAGAATGTCGAGGTATTTCTTTCTGTTCATTTTGCTCTCATAGGCGATACGAACGAGGTTCACTGTGCTGACCCGGCAGGAGCCAACACTCAGAGCCGTGCCTCCGATTGAGTTGATGAAGGCGTTGAGTTTACTGGTGTCTGACAACAGTCTGCAACAGTTGCTCAGGATACCAATATTGTCACTAACAAAGAAGTTGGAATCAGACCACTTGATATTGTGTGCGCTGGCCCAACGTGCGAACTCCTCATCCTGGAACTTGCCGTCCTTGTAGTACAGAGAGTAAGTAAGAACCGGGTAGGTGAACATATTAGTCTCACGGATTTCCGAGACGACCTCCATAAACACCTTTTGAAGGGAGATAAGGTCTTCAATGTGGTCAATGGCGAGAGTCCCGTCCGGGAACTCCACGCCACCGAACAAAGACTCCAGGTAGGGCCGGTCAAAGATCGACACGTTGGTGAAGGAGCTCTGGTCAATGCGGAGGAAGGGCTGGTTTAGCCGATAGATCAGCTTCTGGAACTGTTGACGGAGATAGTAGTCCGGGTTTTTCATGCAGTAACCCGCCTCCACATCGCTCTTCCAGAAGTACCATGCCCAGATCAGCACGTTTGGGAGACCGACTGCGCCAGACTGCCGGTTGGATAGGAAGGACACGAACTCGATCACATCGTCAAAGTAAGTCGTCAAATGCTTCGGCGGCTGGTTATTGTAGTTGTCGAGAAAGAAAAGCCCCTCTGTAGCAAGTCTGGACAGGTCATTGGCCCAACAGTACGGGAAATAGCTTGCCGTAGTGCTGTCGTTCAGGTAGAACCCCTTGCTGAACTCCTGCTCCAGCCACTGCTTCGCCGTACGCAAGCCCCACTGCTTCTTGATGGTGAGAAAAATCTTGTTCAGTGCGAACAGTTTGTCCTCGCTTTTGGCCTTTTCGGTCATAAAGCTCCGGATATCCTTGTGATTGGCGTTTGCGTTGGGATCTATAGAGGCATCCGCCATCGTATCCTTATCAACAAAGTTGTCGATAAACTCAGAGAAGTCAAGCTGGCTCGGGTGAATACCGTTGATGTATTCAAAATCCTCGCCGTACTTCTTTTTCAAGTCCTCAAGGCAACGTTCAAAGTCTCTTGACAGCTTCAAAGTTATATCCATTGTCATTCCTCCCGGTTATTGATCCAAGTATTTGCGGCTGAGAAGTTCAACAGCTCACCGTTGACCTTCAGAACCGGGACTTGGTTGATGCCCAGGGACAACATTTCTTCAACAGAGTTGTTCTCCTGGTATGCGATCCCCTTTTCTTCCAGCTTTTTCTTCAACACCTTGCATTTTGGGCAGTCAGTAGAATAAAGCACGATCATTTCCGGCATCCCTCCTTCCTGTTCTGTTTTACGCAGACTCTTCATTGAGCATTTTCCAACGAAACCTCTTGTCCGGCAGAATATGCCCGTTATCTTCCATTTGAAAGCGTTTATCGTAGTCATGTATTGTGTGCCCGTTTGGCAAAAAGGTTCTTATGCTGTCGGCGTCCCACTTCAACATAAGCTGCCATAAATCTGGGTAGTTGTGGCGCAGCTGACGGAGCTGGTCTACGCCTTGATTGTGACAGAACCAGCACCCACCCCGTGTGGAAGTGGCGTATATCGGAGACAGAAGATCGTTTTCTTCACACCACCTACGGCAATCTACTTCTGTCCATCTGACAGCGGCAAGCGGAGACACCTTTTTCACACCGTCCAGCCTTGCTAAGCGCTCCGGTTCGTCTGCGGCAATGCCGACATATTGAACGGCATCCTTCGATTGCTTTGCGCATCTGTCTATTGCGGCGGTTTTCAGTCTGCTATTGCACCACGGGCCACGCTGCAAGGGCCATCCGTAAATTTTGCCTGCAAACTTCCCAGACTCATACTTTGTGTAGAACTGCCTCTCATAGGTTAGCACCCCCCCCGCATGGCGCAGACGTGCTCTACCTCGATACCGAGCCTCCGCTTGATCTCTTTGTCGGCCTTCTCCTTAAACGCAACCATTGGAGGAGGGTCTGCCGGAATGGTGTCGGTTGCCCACAGCTCCGCTGTAACGATACGATCAATCGGCCAACCAAGTATCTCGCAAGCGCCTATGCAAGCCATGCTGTCCTTTCCATAGGAGAGAGACAGGATATGTTCAGTTCCCATTTATTTTTTCACTCTTTCGTATTGTCTGTATGTGATTTTATTGACCTCGCCATACGTTTGCTCCCAGTTGTACACACGAACAGCCGGTATGCTCTTCTCGTCAATACCGCGATTGTGCGGGGCGTCCATCAATATCTTCTGGTATTTCCCACCGGTCAGATTGTGTACGCCGTCGTCAATCAAAACATCGCCGAGGATGATATGCTTGTCCGCAGTTATGATAACGTCGTTCCAGCTAAAGAACGGGAAGTACCGAAACAGAACGTGTTCCACCTTTGGGACGATTGTCTTATACCCAGCCGTCGTTACCACGAGCACCCTGTGACCGTCATCCATCAGACGTTTCACATACTTCTGCGCATCAGGTTTCGGCCTGACATCCTTCCATAGTTCCTCCGTGTCAAGAACGTTGAATATTTCCTGCTTCGGCAGACCAGGGAAGAATGTGGGAATGTGCCAATCCGTTATCTCGTCAGGCTTCACGTTGGTTCCGGACTTGCGGTTCAAGATATTGATCCACGCCGGAAGGAGGTCTTCCATCGTATCGTCCATGTCTGTCAAAACAGTAAGCTTCATTCCATGACCTCCGCCATTGTCATCTGATGTGCGCCGTTCTGCCCCACCAGCCAATCAACGACCCTGGCGCGAAGCCCGGAAAGGCTGCCATCATTCTGAATAAAGCAGTCGGGTGCAACACCGTCCAGAGCTGTCTCGGAGGGATGCTGCTGCTGTTCTTTGGTGAGAGGGCTCTTGAAGCCGGGGCGTATGACGCGAATATGGGTCACATCAAAGCCGTGTGACTTCAGATACCCGATCTCGTTGGGGAAGCGGCAGTCTGGAATAAGCACATAATCCCATTCGTCCGGGAACATGGCGAGTATGTTGGCGACAAACTCCACCCACTGGTCTGGGTTTTTCTCCCGGATAATATCGGTGCCCACATACTGGAGGAGGTGGCGTCCGTATTCGTCTTTGTTTCCATCCCACCCAAAGAATGTACGGCAGATATATTTCAGCAGGTCGGCGTAGTGCGCCACAAGGACTTTGTAGCCGTCTGACTGGAGAGCTTCCTTCATCATACCGGCAGTCGTATCCTTGCCATGCTGTGCCTTTCCTGAGATACAAATTACCTTCATATCTCCACCTCGATATCGTCAAAGACAACGGGGATGGCTTCTTGAAACGCCCGGAGAACAGGGATAGCTATCTCCCGCATCTGCGGATGCGCGGCCTTGTCCGTCCTCAGCTTGAAGAAATGCCTCCACTCTCTCAGGTTCATGGTCACAACGATTTCTGTCTTGGTTGAGTTGTTCAGAACGGAACGGGCGATCTGCGGGGTCGCGCCAAGTTCAAGCAGATTGAAATAGTGCTTCTCCGCATCCTCGCAGGCGATGAGCCACTCCTGCATGATTTTCCCGACAGTGTTGGAATCCATCAGACGTATTTTACTGTCAAATGACAGGCCGCCGCCGATGTTGGAATATGTAACAGAGTTCCCAAACTTGTCCTTTGAGTAATTGCAATAGCGTGTACTCTCCTGAGCGTAGCTCGCCATACGGTGACGAACGATCTCATGAGAAACGCCACGGTCTGTGACGAACCTTACAGAGACAGAGACGTGCTCGATCATCGCCTCATGTCCTCGCTCGATCAGATTTGCCACAAAGCGGCGTGCGGAGCCATCTGTGATCTTGTCCTCGCTTTTGTAGCAGGTTCTGCCCACCGTTTCGATAGACTTCAATATCTCCTCCCCGTCGATGGGAGTAAGGATCTCGAAGCTCGGGTCTATGATTTTCATTTGCTTCCTCGCTTTCAAGTCATGCCGTTCAGTAACAGAACACATGACCGCCAATTTTTTCGTATGTCTGCCTGTCCCTGAAGCCGGATCTACTGAAAAACAGAACATCCTTATCAAGCACAGTCTCACTCTCGTTCAGCACCTGCCTGATAGCCTCATAGACCTGTTCTGTTGGCTCTGCGATAGAGCGGTTTGGCCAAGTGGAAAACTGTCCATCCTGTGATAGAACCTCATAGATGGTATCCGGAAACCGGTCATGAAGCACCCGGTTGAAGATGACCTCAACAACTGCCTTTTGCCCGGTCAACGACTGGTTACCGGACTCAAGCCATGTAATCTGTGCCACAAGGTCGATCTCGTCCTGGGTGATAGACTCGGCGACAGACTGGTAGTATGGCTTGCAGTCGGTCTCCTTCTCCACCTCAACATACACTGTCTCAATGATCGGGTCTTGGGGGACTTCTATGTATACGGTCTCCGGTTCCTTCGGCAGAGACCAAGCGTATACGCCGAGGATCACTACCGTAAGACCGAGAATGATGTTTATCATGTATGATAGCTTCTTTTTTTTCACGCTGCTTATCCTCTCTATATCAATGGTAGGCGAATACCGGGCGGCACCCGCCTCCCACATGGTTTATTCTTTTCGTTCTGTCATGCCGATGAGCATCTCGTCAAGCCCGGGCGTTGGCTCAAACTCGCCGTCAGAACGTCTTGTGACGATCACATTCCTACGCTTTGGCAGCTTCCCAAGGAGAGCTTTTCCCGGCATGGCCGACACAAACATTCTTTGAAGGCTGTGTGCGCCGGTATTGATACAAAAGCCTGTGTCTTTGAGCTTCAGCTCGTTCTTACTTGCCGAATGCTCCACCACAAAGACAGACCCTCCGGAAACGACAAGCATTCCAGGCTGATAGCACCGGACTCCCACTCCATACTGTTCGTGGAGAACGATCGGCCTTGCGTCATAGATCTCAATGCCCGTAGTCTGCTCGATCATATAGATGTCAAAGCCGCGAAACCTTACCACGTTTTGACTGCCGTTGTAGTAATAGAACTTTTCAAGCACGCCCTGGCAAAGAGCCTCAGAAACCATCCACGTGTGCATCTGTGGCGTGACAGCGATACCGACATCTATTCCGCAGTTCGCCAGGATAGTAGCCATCTCTGCGGCTTTTTCAAGCAGCATGAGACTTGCGCTTTCACGGATCATATCTCACTCACCTCCAACGACCGGGGATACCTCGCAGTTATCGACGATACCGTCGAAACAGTTACAGCAAAGGCGAAGGTCTATCTCTTCCGTGTCATGTACGCTCCCATATCCGACACGGGTATGTATGTGGAAGTTCTCCTGTATGTCGAACTCGTCGAGCGGTTTCCCACAACAGTTGCATACTGGATACGAACTCACCATGGCTCCATCAATCATGTCTGCTATGATTTGCTTCTGTTCTTCTGTCAGGTTTCGCCACACGTCCGGAAGTTCGCTCAAAACGTCTCTCACATTCTTTGGCAAATGAAACACCCCCTTCTTTACCAAAGTCAAGTTTGGTACGCATTATTCTGTGGCCGGCGTATCGGGCGTTTCCGGGATCTCCGGAGTGACGGGGGTATCGGGCGTTGCAGGCGTATCGGGTGTGGCGGGGTCAGACGGAGTGAGGAACGCTTCGACCTCGTCTGCGCAGTCCATGCACAGCTCCTTCATCCAGACGATGTCGCTGGGCTTCTTGTCGATGGGATAGCGCCGATTGTCGATCTTATCATCGTCATCGCCGCCACGGCACACGGGCCCGAACATCGGGCGGGTACATTTGACCGTCCGAACCTGCTCCGGCTTCTCGATGATCTTCTTGCACCTGTCACAAATCGTACACTTCATACTGTTTACCTTCTTTCAAATTATTTTGTCATAGGAGTAGAGATTGAAGTATTGGCCATTCCGCTTGTATTCACGGCAGTAAATGATGTCGTCCTTGTTGATGGGAGACTTCATATATGTGGTCTTGAAAACGGTGAACCTCGCTTCTATCCCGCTTCCTATTGACTTTGTATAAATGTTGTATCCAAAGATGGAGTTATCCGCCTTCCTGCGGGCAGGGTACACGTCCATCACATACAGCTTGCGGCGATCGCTGTCCTTGCCGGAGACATACCCGGCATACCCCATCGCTTCACAGAAATTTCTGACCTTGACCGTATCGCTAAAATCCTTCAGGTTCATGTCTCTGATGACCTCTTCCGTCTCACGGAGAATAGACATGATATCCAGAAGCGTATAGCTCTTCGCTATACCGCCGGACTTTGTGACGCCGACGGCATATTTCTGAACGATACCCTCAAGCTTCGTTCCGTCCACGGTCTCTTTCTTGATTTGCTTTGCGTCTCCGCCCTTGAACAGGTTAAAGATATTGAGCATCTTGAACAGGGCGTTCTGGTTCCCAAATTCAGAGAAGAAGTCGATCTGTATCAGTATCTCAAGCTGTCGTGAGTTGAGACTGCTTTGATGCTCGATGTCGTACAGAAGATCCATGAAGTATGTATAGTCCTTTTTCTTGGACATCTCGTACAGCTCCTCCGCCACTGTTGAGTTCATGTACTTCACCGAGGCAAGACCCTTGGCGATCGTCCTCTTTTCCTCATCAAAGAAGTAACTGCTTCTTGACATACCCCACTTCGGCATGGTGACGGCGATGAGCCGCTTAGCCGCATACTTCGTTATCATGGAGGTCTTCTCTTTGTTGTCGCCAAAGATATTTAAGGCGGCTGTCAGGAACTCAAGAGGATGGTAGTAGCGAAGATACCCGCAAATGTACCCGACTGCCGAATAGGCATCGGAGTGGTTCCATGAGAATGCGTAGGCTGAAGCGTCCAGAATGATTTGCAGGAACGGCTTGATGACCTCCCGGCATTTCTCCACGGTAATGTCGTAATGCTCAGACGAATATCTGACGAACCGTTCCTCGATCTCAGGAAGGAGCTTCTCCGTTCCTTTCTTTTTGGCGATGGCTCGCCGAACCGTATCGGACTCCACGTTTGAATATCCGCAAAACTCCACAAGGAAACGCATAATGGTCTCCTGCATGGCGATATGTCCAGCTTCCTTGGCGAGCAGGTCATTCAGTTCCCGGAAACCGTTATCGTAGAACTCGCCTCTTGCAACACTTTCCCGAAAGCTGGCGCAGGCAGGTCTCAGAACGCCGTTACCAAACGACATCCACTTTAGCATGGAGAAATCTGGCACCTTCTCATGGGCTATGGCAAGCGTTCTGTCGGACATGAAATTTTTGAGGAACGCCTTTGCTGAGTCAGACTCCCACTGGAAGATCAGAGTTGGGTCATCACGGATACTCTTCCAGACCTCCATATCGTCAAGGTCTGTGTTGTCCGGGTTGAGCCGCTCTATCCCAAGAGTCTTGCAGGTTTCGTTGATAACGCCCAGGTTATCAAGGCCAAGCAGGTCGAGTTTCACATACATGAGCTCGTCCAGCTCTTTCATATTTATCATCGAGACCGGGTAGTCCGATGTGGAGACGCTGCAAAGCCCGACTGTCTGCGCGATTGGCAGGTCGCTGATGAGGACACCACTCGGATGAGTACCGATGGATACTACTGTTCCACGGACGATATCCACATATGAAAACAGTTCCTTGTATTTCGCCCTGATCCTTTCACGGTCAGCCTCGCTTTTGCTGTCGAGCGCTTTGTTGATCTCTGAGACCTCGCCAAGAGGAATGCCGAGGGCTCTCGCAACGTCTCTGACAGCGCCCTTTTCCTCTATCGTGTTGAAAGTGATGATCTCGGCGGACTGTACGTTTGGTAGGTTCATCCTGTCCCGCAACACAAATTGCTTGACCGTATCTCTGTCCTTCCCGGAGTAGTCTGTGTCGATGTCTGCATTTGTCACTCGGGATGGGTTCATAAAACGGAAAAAGTTGAGGTCAAACCGGAGACTGTCCATCTGCGTGATGCCCAACAGATAGGCCACCATACTTCCAGAGACCGAGCCACGCCCGTACCCGCTCTGGATGCCATGTTCTTTCTCCCATTCACGCAGATATGTCTGAAGGAGCATGAAGTCAATGGACTTGGTCGCCTTATATACCTCGATTTCCTCCGAGACCACCTTGCGAAGACGCTCCTCCCCATGACGCCGCATGGCATATGGATGACTCACCATGGCTGCCTCTATCTTCTCTTCAAAGGTCTTTTCCGGGTCATCGTAGATATGCGGATACTTTGTGCTTTTATCGAGCTCAAAGGGTTCTACCATATCGGCCATCCGGTTTGTGTTCTCTATGGCCTCCAGGTACACATCAGCGCTTAACGCGCCCTGGTTCTCATAGGCTTCCACAAGCTGCTCATAGCTCTTGAACTTCAGATCCCACTTGTCTTCATCCGGAAAGTTGATGTTCTTGGCCTTTTGCAGGATTGAACGGCCCCTCTCATGCTCCTCGTTCAAAACGTGCGTATCCGTCCCCGCTATGAGTGGGATGCCTGTATCCTGACTGAGTGCGGAAAGCCTTTGATTGTAAACGGCCTGCCGTTGCTCCATGTGATGCCCGATCTCAAGGAAACACCTGTGCTTGTTCTTTTTCAGAAATTCGAGGAATTTTTCTTGTACATAGCCGTTTGCCTTGGCCAACACGCCACCGATACAGGCGGTAGTGATGAGAATGTTGTCAGACGTTCCGAAAAGCTCCTGAAATGAAATTCTTGGGACATAGTAGAAATGGTTGTCTTTCCTGTTGAAACTGTCAGACACCAACTGGTTCAGCTCCAAAAAACCATCGTAGTTTTTGGCGATCAGAACGCAGTGGTAGTTGTCTCTTATCTTCTCGTCCAGGCTTTCCGTAAGATAAGCTTCAACGGCATGAATATACTTCATCCCCGCGCCTTCTATCGCCGTCTTCTTGTGAAACCACTCCATCACGCTCCCGTGCTCGCTAAAAGCCATGGCTTTCATGCCATACGATTTGGCCAACTCGACGTATTCGGCAAAGTCTGTAACGCTGTCGATGTTTGTTACAGCGTTACTCAGCTGAGAGTGCAGATGGTAGACCGTATAGTTCTTATCCACGCAGCACAAACCTCCTTTCATACAATTTCTTCCACACATCCTCACCCGCATCCACCGGGCTCATCTTCTCCTCCAGCAGATCGTCCTTGTCAAAGATGTATTCCACCTCGACATAACGTTTTAGTCGTTGGATATTGTCGTCCTCGCGGATATCCACCCCTTTATCGAGGGCAAAGACGACCTTACAGCCAAGCTTGACGAGTATTTTCAACTGGTACGGGTTTAGGTGAGACGTCAAAATGGCTCCTGTATTCCTGATACCCCAGGAATCCGCCTTCATAACCGACTTTGCGCCCTCAAACAGGATGATTTCGTTGCTTGCGGTCACAAAACTGCGGTTATCTGACAGCCCGTAGATGGTATCGAGGATGCCGAGGGGCTTAAAGTAGGTGTACTTACGCAGTCCCTTCTCTTTCCAGCGCTTGTCGATGGTTCTTCCGGACACATTGATGATCTTCCCGTCCAAATTTCGGATAGGGTACACAATCCTGTCTGAAAAATCATCGTAAGCCACTGAAAAACGCTTCATTGAGTCATCGGAAATACCTTCTTCCCGCCAAAGCGAGAGCTTTTCTGCGTCCCAACGGTATCGGTTCATGTAGTTGTCTGGCAAAATCTCCGCTTTTGAGGTTTTGTTGTGCTTTTTCTTCGGCGCAAACCGCTGAGCGACCCTCGTTGCTTCCATTTTGCGCTTTACCTCACGAACCCCCTTCTCCCCGGCGTATTGGCGGAGAATGTCTGCCGCTTTCGAGTCACTACAATGGTTGTAGGCCTTGATAAACGACAGAACATTCCCACCTTTGCCGGACGAGAAGTCGTAGAACCGATTTATCTCTGTGTTGACGGAGAAAGATGGCGTCTCCTCCTGCTTCAGTGGGGACAAAGCCCAATATTCACCGTTCTTTTCCTCAAACTCTGTGAACTGAGATATGTATTCAAGGATGTCAACGGAGTCGATCAACTCAGAGAGCGTCATTATTCCACCGCCTTCTCATTATTTAATTATCTTGACTGCTCAATATGGTGTCTGTGGGATGTGCTGCCTGGCTTCCTCATAGGAGATCAGGTTCCCGTTGAACTGAAGGTCTATGTATTCGCCCTGTGCCATCTGCATACCGTTTCTGTTTAGCACAACCTTGAGCTTTTTGTTACCGCACTCGATTCCGTCAGCCTCGATCTCCTCCGGGGTTTTATCCTGTATCATGGCGATTGTAGAAGCGTTACGCCCGATCTTGGCGCTGTCCGCCACCTTGCCGCTGACCGTCGCTTGTGCGGCTCCAAGACCTGCAATGTTCATATCTCCACAGATCTGGTTCTTAATCATATCCACAAACCGTCCCAACTCCTGGTAGCTGTCAAAGGCGTCACCTTCTGACGAGCCTTTGAAGTAGTCAACGATCAATACATCGATCCCCTGTGTGTGATTGACCTTCTTGATGGCTGTGTATATGGTCTGTTGGTCAAACATCGGCATATAAACATGGGTAAATGCCCTTGTCTTGAGCCATTCCTTCTGCTCCTCGATCTTGGCTGCCTCTTCTTTGGTGTAGACGCCGGATGTAAGCCGTTTGAACTCTATCCCGGTCAAGTGGGACAGGATTCGTGCGGTGAACAGCCTTGAGTTCAATTCACTGTCAAGATACAAAACCTTGACACCGTGACGCAGCAAGTCTACCGCGCAGTTGAGCAGCATCATGCTCTTTCCCTGCTTTGCTTCGGCTGCAAAGATGAATAATTCTCCTCTTTCCAGCGTCGCATACTGGTTAAGCGACGGAAATTTGAACGGGATACCAGAGAACCCGTCACCCTGTCTGGACTTTACCTGCTCCCAGCAGTCGTCCACGATCTCCGCATAGGGTGGCACCTCATTGGCGGTGGAAAACTCCACCATGACATCATCCAGAGCCGCATAGATCTTCTGCTCAAGGTCACCCTTGTTTGGGTGCAGGCACATGGCTTCACATTTGCGGAGGCGCTTCAGCACGTCTCGGCGCAGAGCGCAATCCAGAACGTTGCCGACCAGGATCTTATACTCCTCCACCGTCTGGCGGGCGATAGACTCGCTGTTTTCGATAAACTCCTGCAACTCCTCTATCCTAAGTTCGTCCACAAGCTTTCTTGTAGCTTCAGACGATTCGAGAGAGCTGATGATGTTATAGGCGTCTATCGTTTCCACGCTTTTCTGGGCAAGATTGCTGATTGCCAAATACATACAGGCATTCTGCTTGTCTGTAAAATGGTTTGGCAGAAGGTTCTCCGAGTAGAACACAAACGATGGATTGTGAATCAGGGTGGCGATAAGGCCGGACTCGCTGGTGATGTTGCTGATCTCTCTTTCATCCATTGTAATACCGTTCACCTCCTTGACAGTTGGTAGTAATCACAATGGTCATTCATCTCACACAGGTATCTGCACTTGAAGTAGTCCATGTTCGGACGGAAGTTTTCCTCGTTTTCGATCTGGCAGACCATGTCGGAGACCCACCGAATTGCCTTGTCATAGTCCTGCTTTACAAATGGCTCTTCGATGAAAAGGTTGTTCCGGAAACAGTTGAAGCACAGCTTATGAGGGAAGACTCCATATGTATCTCTAACGAAAGAGGAATAGACGTAGAGCTGGACAAGGTATTCATCCAGTTCTATGTCGGCCTTTGTCGGCGTTGCCCGGTGGCTTCGGGGCTTCAAAGTCCTGGACTTGTTGTCGATCACAAGAAGCCCGCCGTCCTTTGCGCGGTCTACCCGGTCAATATACCCCACAAACGGGATGTTCCCTACCGTGGTTTCGACCTTCTGCTCGACGGCCACCACTTCGTTTTCGCTGGGCTGTATACTCTTCAGATACTGAGAGCCGGCGACAAAGTAGTTTATAAACACCTTGTTGCTGGGCGCACGGCCCAGAACGTGGGTCTTGAAGCCCGTCAAATACTCGGTATGTATCTGCTCCGCTGTCTTTTCACCGGAGTAAAACGCCGCGATCAGCTCATGGACAAAGCTGCCGTAATCCGAGAAAAACATATTCTTTCTTTGTCCCTTCGGATACCTGATGTACTTGAGATACCATCTATATGGGCAATCTGTGAACGCCCTGATCCTGGAATAACTCCATGTCATATCCTGGATCAGCGGTTTATAACTCACGTCTCCCATATTTTACCCTCTTAGAACGGGAGTTTCCGATCCTCTTCGATCTCTCCACCGTCAACTTCGATCTCCGGTTCCGCCGGAATATGCTCGGGGCTGTCAACGTCATTCTCAAACGAAAAGACCTTGAAGTTGGTGTAGGTGACCTTTTTTTCCGCATTATACCGAGTGCTGACATCCACATCGCCCAACTTGATGCGGGCGCCTGCCGCCAGCTGGGCTGCCCTCTTAGCCGTTGCGGTACCCACGCACATCACGAATCCAGAAAAATCCTGCTCATACTCGCCGGTCTGCTTGTTCTTCCGGCTGACAGAGATGCGGAGCTTGGTAGAAGTATCGTTTACGGGAGAAACCTCCCAAACCTTTGCAAATGAACCGCTGCGAAAACCCATATTAGACCCCTCCTGTAAATGTGTCCTTGAAGTCCTGCAAGAGCTTTGCGGCCAATGTGGACTCCTCGATATTAAAGTAGTTGCCGTCCTTGACGTACTTGCCGACGAACTTCTTGACGTCATCCGACTTACCGGGATTGGCGATCAGGAAAGCCTTGACATTGGCGTCAAAGGCGTCGATGATCTCACTCGTTACCGCCTTGTCCTCTGCGGCAGAGGTCGCCCTCTGCTTACTGCGGAACTTGTCAGGATCATCGTCCGGCGTTGCGATATTGAAAAATTTGAGCAGGAAATACCGCATGGAGTAGCTGAGACCGGAGCCGAAGCTCTGCGAGCCGTCCTGCTGGTGGCCAACCAAGACCCAGGAAACCGCCACGCGTTCCTCCGGATTCTCGTTATTGACCCATGTAAACGTCATGTCGGCATTGGTCAGGATCTCGTTGACGTTCTCCTCATAGATCTCGCCGGACTTCAGAACCTTTGTTTTCTTCGTGTTGTACGGCAAGACGCGCAGGCTTGCCGAATCAACGCTGGGGATCAGGCTCAGACCGTACTTGTCCATCAGACCGGATATCCTTGCCAAAATCTCATCCTCGCTGACATACTTATAGTTGTAGCCGGACTTGTTCTTCTGAATGACCTCGACTTGCTTGCGGATCTTAGCCAGCTTCTGATAGATGTTCATAGCTTGTTCTGTCATATCACACCTCGTTTTCGTTAGATTTGTTTGTTGTAAGCGTCATAGGATACTAAGGTGGACTCATACAAAACCCTCCTGTTCAATAGATTGGCATATTCAAAACCGTCATAACGGCGGATTGCCATCGATTTTTGGGCGTGAAAAAGCACCCAGCCGAAACCGGGTGCTTTCTATCAGACAAAGAAGGCCAACTTCCATCTCTGATAGTCTTCCATATACTCTCTTGCTTTCGCTTTTTGTACTGACTTGACTGTTTTGCCTTTTGGCAGATTATACTCCTTGCCCTCCGTGAACCTGACAGCCGCATCGGAAAAATCCGGTGGGATACCAGCCCTTTCCTGTTCATATATTCGATAAAACAAACCGGATAACTTGATGCGTTCATAGCTGAGGAGCTCTGTGGTAAGACCGCTCTTAAATGCGGTAGCCAATGTTCTGGACAACCTTACACGGAACGGTTTGATACGGGGCATGGCCTTGATCCCACGCATCAATTCATCCCCCAGAATACGCTGCCGCTTGATCTCACTGTAATTGGGATGCTTGTAGGTAAACTCGGTCAGCTCGACGGCATTTTTGAAGGATAGAAACGACTCACGATAAAGTGGAATCTCATCGTCTCCAATGACGATCGTCATGGAGCGCAGATCTACTGCGGAACTTTTCATGGCGAGAGCCTCTGTATCCTCTATACCACAAAATGCCATCCAGAGATAGCAACGATACAGGTTATCGATGGTCTCCTCTTTTTCTGGGTCATAGACCGCATCGAGATATCTCTGAAGATGGGTCGGCCCAGATACCATTTGACGCCGGACTTTCTCAAGGCTCAGAAGATTGATGTGTGCAATGCTGTCGCAGGCTCCCTCTATGCCGGAGGCCATACACCATTTGGCATACTCTTGCAGGATGAAACGGTAAGACCACTTTCCCTTGCTGCGAAGCGCAAAGACCTCATCCGCCACAGGCTGAAGCTCATCAACGCTAAAGGTGCAGATATCCTTCTGCGCAGACTCTTCAAACGGTGTGGTAGCGGCAAAGAGCGTCTCGGCATTGCGCGCCGTATATACGCTCTTTGTCAAAGATGATATGAACTTGCTTTTCTGTTCCTGGTTATACATGGAACATACCTCCTACTGTTATGTAGAAGCCTTTGCGTTCAACGTAGTTGCCGCCTTCCATATACGGAACAGAGATTCCGGATCGAGGAAAGCAATGGCGGATGTGGCCAGAAGGTTTGCCTCTGTAACACGCTTCATATCTTCATCAGACAGCCTGGTCAGAAAGCGTCCAACACGCTCCTTGGACATTTTCTCGGGGTTTTCACAGAGAACCATACTGTCTTTTGCCAGACCTCCGGCAGAGGCCCGTATAACGACATGGGTTGGCTGCCCGGATTTCTTTATGGCGCTCGTCAACGGCAGAGCGATGATATTCGGGCTGTGCGCGTTGCCGACATTATTCTGAAACACCAGACCAGGACGCAGCCCGTTCTGCTCGCTTCCGCTTCCTGTGAAGTTCATCAGGTATATTTCTCCGATTTTTGGTGAGAACCCTGATCTTTGCCGATCCAAGATGTTACATCCCTCCTGATAGATTAAAAACTGATGTTGGCTGGATTATAACACATCTTTCGGCGTTTGTCAAGATAATTATTTAATTTTTTATGCGACGAGGAGCGTATACGTCCTTTCCTTCCCGTTACAGCGGCAAACAATGTCCACTTCAGCACCGATGGCAGTTGGATCCTCGCGGATATTGAACCCGCTTACCATATTGATACGAAGTGAATTGTTCCCGTCCGTCATGTAAACTACATTGGGGTTTTGCCCAATGATGATAGACGAAAAGGTCAGAGACAAAACGATTGGATCGGCAAAATCAGGATCGTCCTGGTTCTCTGACATAAAGATAATTTTACTTGGCTTATTCTTGTTGAAATATTCCTTCAACTCAGAAACCCTTTTCATGCAGCAACCTCCTGCTTGCGCAAATTGGCACAGTATGGTATACTACAAGAACACTACCGTAGTGCAGTAGTGCGTCTGTGTAACAGGCCAACCGTGTCTTTCCTGTTTTTTGTAGCGTTGGGGTCAGGACTCCGCCGTGGTGGGCGGTGACGGACATGGTGCACCGAGCGGCCCGGTTTGGTGTTTGGGTGGGCCGCTCTTTTTTCGAGCTTGACATATACTTTTGTTTGTGTTACTATTGCAGTACAAAATTTCGTTTGTGTTTGCTATGTTATCACAAGTAAGCTGCCATGTCAATCATCAAGTGGAGGTTTTTCTGATGAATTTTTCTGACAGGCTCAAATCGATACGGATCGACAGAGGGTACACCCAACGTACGCTTGGCGAGCTGGTCGGTGTGTCTGAAATGACCATCGGGAACTGGGAACGTGGTGTCAAACAGCCGTCACTCAACTTTCTGCTGGCACTTTCCGACGCATTGCACGTCTCTGTAGACTTCCTTATCGGAAGCGACAACAGCATTGCGAGTAACGAAAGTTTTTTCCGTTCACAAGCGGAAAAGAAACTGCTTGAACGCTACCGGCTCCTTGACAGTTTAGGGCAAAGAGCCGTTGATGCAGTGTGTTCTATTGAGTACGAGCGAGCCGCACTTCCCAAAGCGGCGGTAAAGAACAACATTATCGACCTGAACGCCACGAGAGTGCCGAAGCGGTATGTCCCTCTCTATGCGACGCCGTCAGCAGCGGGATTTTCCGTTCCTCTTGAGGGAGATGATTTTGAAATGCTCCTTGCGGACGACACGGTGCCGGAGGAAGCGGATTTTGCGGTCTGGATCCAGGGCGACAGCATGGAGCCGTACATCAAAAGCGGCGAAATGGTGTTTATCAACAAGGACGCGGAGCTGAAAAACGGGGATGTCGGCATCTTCAGCGTTGACGGTGCCATGTACTGTAAGCAGTTTTACAGAGACGATCACGGAAACGTGTATCTTTTGTCCGCAAATCCAGACAGACAGGATGCCAATGTCACACTGAGCCAGGATTCCGGGCAAACCTTTGTTGCTTGCGGCAAAGTCGTAATGGATAAGATACCACTGCCTGACTACTTTCAAGTGTGAATATAGTAAAAGCTCCTGGAAACCGTTTATATGCGGGTACAGGAGCTTTTTACATATATTTTAGATTGTCATCGAAGTAGGTACTCTGTAACCAATGCAGAGTGCCGGACTTATACCGGAATTGCCCCACATCATCGATGTCATATACTTGTGCTTCCCAGTCATTTATAGAACCGCACACAAAGATCGGCCTTGCTTCAACCCCATGCGCTACAAGCTCATCTCTTATACGAACCCAAAATTGCAACGTCTCATCCCAGCATCTTTTACTTTCGTCTGTGATTCCCGGTGCGAGACTTTCAATCCTGTTCAAGTAATGGGTAGTGCACTCTCTAACTTTACCAAGTTTGGCAAGCTGCATATCAACACGTTTATCTCTTTCTTGCATATCCGGGATAGACTGTTTGACTTTACTCTCCAAGGTAATGTCAACAACGGCAGATTGCCACTTTTCCAGTCGTGCTTTATGGAAGGCAATTCGTTCTGTCGTTCTCTTTTTGCACTTTTTTGCACCAGCTTTGTCGCTTCCTATTTTCAAAGCATAGAACAACCCGCCAAACAAGGCTATGAACAGTTCAAACATTAGACCGTTTCACCCCATTGCTTCTTCAATACATTCCCTGGCCTCGTCGATCTTTTCGGACGCATCGTTCAGCTTGTCTATTGCGTCCTCCATTTTTTCATACCGCTCTGTCGCCTGCAAATTCTCCGGGATGTTGCCCAGCATATCGTCTTCCTGATCTCCTACCTGCTCAACGATTGTCTGTGCTTTATTCAAGTAATAGATAGCATCCTTCAACGACTCTCTGCGTTTCTTATTCAACCTTAGACCACAGCCTTTCCACGCCAATAGTCAGACGAAGATAACCCTGCGTTTCATTGACGTGAGAAAAATCCGCGTTCTTGATGTAAGATAAAAAGCGATCGTCCTCACCATTCTTGAGCGTCAGAACCGCCACCTCAAACGAAACCTTGCCACCAACGGCGTCAATAACAAGGTTATTGACCTCGTCCTCCTCATTTATCAGGTCTACAAGCTCGCACAGCTTCAGCAACTTCGCGAACTGTCCATCATTCAATATGATTTTATCGGGACACTTCTTTGCCATAGCCAACACCGCTTGTGACATGGTCTCCTTCGCTTCCATACCTGGCATAACATCACCCCTTGAGTAAGTATATTTTAGCACAGGACTACTGTGTTTTCAAGGCCTCACAATGTACACACTATCTCTACTTTACCGCAGCCATTCTCCCCGATAAGCTGGAGAATGGAGTTTGCGATAGCAGATACATCTATTTTTCCTTGGAATGTAAACGAGAACTGCGTCATAGTCATTGTCGGAAGATTACATTCATTCTCTGCCGGAGCGTTTTCTGCCAGCTCTGCACTACCAGTTTCAGCCTTCTGGACTTCGCACTCTGTCTTATCCTCATCCCCCGACAAGAACTTCTGCCAAAGCTCTCTCTGCTTGGAAGTCATTTTATGGCCGACGCCAAACGAAAGGCCATAATTGTTCTCGTCAATAAACGACCGTATTGTGGCCGGGGACGCGCCAAACATGGCGCTCAACGTTGTTAAATTCGCCCCGTATGTCTCGACAAGACCACACAGATATTGCTTCTGCAAGTCTTTCGGATATGCTTTGAACTCCGCCCAGGTCATGGGTTTAGTCAGTCTATATGTATACACAGAACCGTTCATCCTTTCCCATTGCCGTCTTGTCATACCGTCTGTCGGCATACGGCATTTTTTACTTTTGCTCCCGCAAATCCTATGTTTTGCGTTTCTCGCTATACTGGCTCGTTGAGATACTTCCTCGGCGAATATGCTACGACTCATCGGGCGCGCCTCCTGCCCTCATATTTTCTGCGACCTTGAACTTCTTTTCAAGCTCGGTGGGATTCCTCGACTTCCCGAGCCTCTTAAACATTCCGTCCGGCTGTACCTCGTACAAAAAGTAAAACTCACGGTCACGTTCTTTACTGGTTATGATATAGAGCAGTTCTCCCGCCTTGTTGTAATACCCGACCCATCTGGTCTCGCCTTTTGGATACTTATACCTCTTCTCCGGCATCAAAAACACGCTCCGTTTCAAGCCGCTCCTGCTCTGCCATTTCTTGCAGGGAACGCAAAGTCTGGATACAGTTTGCCATAATGACTGCCGCCTGTTCGACCTCTTCCTTGGTGTTGAGTCTTGAAAAGGAGATGCGGACTGTGTTCCTTGCCTGCGTATCGCTTAGACCAATAGCCTTCAGAACGTGGCTTGGCTCGGCCTCCAAAGACCGGCAAGCTGACCCGGCAGAGATACACACTCCGAGCCTGTCCATGGCAAGAATAAGAGACTCGCCGTACACGCCATCGATACGAAGGCTCAAAACCTTTCCGGGATTTAAGAACGTATAGCCGTTCGGGTTGATACCGTTGGCCGCCAGATTACGCTCCGGCATGGAGCCCGCAAGCGCATTCACAAAGTCCTGCTTCAACGTTGAGACCTGCAACATATGCGCAGACAGGTCTCCCGATGCAAGCTCACAGGCCTTTCCAAGGCCAACAATATTGGCCACATTCTCTGTCCCGCCGCGCAAACCGAACTCCTGCTCATGCCCGCCGCAGATAAGGGGTGAAACCGTCTCCCTATCTCTCATATACAAAGCCCCGATCCCTTTGGGGCCATGTATCTTATGGGACGACATCGTCGCAAAGTCAATCTTATTCTTTTCAACATCGAGATCGTACTGCCCAGCCGCCTGCACACAGTCGCAGTGGAAAAGAACACCCTTTTCCCTGCACAGTGTTCCGATGGCCTGAACATCGCTCACGCTCCCGATCTCGTTGTTGGCAAACATGATAGATACAAGCCCTGTGGTTGGAGTGATCGCGGACTCTACCGCTTCGGCGGTAACGCACCCCTCCGTATCCGGGCGGACATATGTGATATAAAACCCGTCTTTGGTAAGGCTCTCGGCGGTACGCAAAACGGAGTCATGCTCAATGGCGGAGACCACGATATGCGTCTTACCGGCCTCCTTGAGCTTTGCCGCCACTCCCTTTAAGACTGTGTTATTCCCTTCGCTGCCGCCGGATGTAAAGACGATATTCTCAGATGGACATGAGAACAGCTTTGCCACCTGACTCCTGGCCTTCCGCACCGCTTCGGCGGCATTCCGGCCAAGCTCATAAAGCGTTCCGGCGTTTCCATACTGCTCTGTCAGGTACGGCATCATTTCCCTGAGCACATCAGGGTCGATTTTTGTTGTTGCCGCATTGTCCAGATAAATCATTGGAGCTCACTCCTTCGTGAAATGATAGTGGGTGTTGACGGTCTCAACGTCTATATCTCCGTTATCACACACATGATACGAGACAACGTTAGACGTGAGGACACGGTGCCAGTCACCGTTTCTTGTTTCATATCTGATGAAACCGCGCTCGCCGATTGTAAGCATCGGAGCCGCACACCGTTGGTTCCGCATCAGATCGTGGAAAATGTTATATGTATTCTCGTCTTTACTCTCGATGGTCGTGATCCGATAGAGTCCCATTACTTCACCCTCTTTTCTATCATGTCACAGAGGACACCGAAGTCTGCCTTGCGCTCATCGATTTCATCCTCCAAAATATCGCCGGGCCATTTTGCCCATGCCTCCAAATCAGAGCGTATGTCGGCAATCAGCGCTTGGGCAAGGTCATAGATGTGAACATCCGCAGTGATGATAGAGTGACCGCCGTCCTCCTTGTCCGTAGTAATGATGATGGTTTCATAGTATCCAAAGACGATGGTGTATCCATATCCTTCGGCGTCAAACTCGCACACGGTTTTATGGCCGGTTCGTATGGTCTCTTCCACCGCCTCCAGAAGCGCATAGGGAACATCATCCATGTAACTGCACCGGTCGCTCCAGTCGCCGATTGAAATCGTGCCCCAACCAGCCCCGTCAAACTTTAGCACTTTTCACACATCCTTTCGTAGCACTCAATCACGTTCTGCATCAGCATGGCCACCGTCATGGGGCCAACGCCGCCGGGAACGGGAGTGTATGCGTAAGCCTGCTCATAAAGTGCGGGATCAAAATCTCCGCAGAGTTTCCCATCTTTGCCCCGGTTCATGCCAACATCGACCAGCACCTTATCAGAGAGGTCAAGGCCGAAGTCGTAGACCTTGCGTTCTGTGAGAATGCCGCGACACCCCGTGGCCGACACGATAATATCTGCCATTCGTACCGAATTGATAAAGGTTTCATTCAGTGTTTTACTGTGGCACAGGATGACCGTGGCATTCCGCTGTTCAAACATAGCGGCAAGCGGTCTACCCACAATATTGCTTCGTCCGACAATGCAGACGCACTTCTCGGCTATGTCAATTCCATAGGCATCGAGAAGCTTTATGATCCCCTTTGGAGTACAAGGATAATTGAGCGGTTCTTTCCCCGAAAAAAGAGCGGCGGTATTGTATGACGACACAAACCCATCCACATCTATGATGGCGAGATCGCGCATTATATTGCTCATTGGAAGAGAGTCGATATCCGCGTTGCCGGTGATCGGCAACTGATAGATTGTCGGGATGATTTCATCGAAAAACACTTTTTCTGCGTCTTCATCTCTCAGATAGTCGAAGTGATTAACAACGACTTCAATGCCGATCTCCCCCGCTCTCTTGACCTTATTGCGAACATAGACCTGCCCGGCCTTGTTGTCGCCCGTTGTTACGATCCTCAGCTTGGGAATAACGCCCTTCTTCTTCAGCTCCGAACATCTGTCAAAAAGAGTGTCACAAATTTTCTCCGCTAATACTTTTCCGTTAAGTTCCACTGGCCGCACCCCCAATAATCTCATCCAATGTTCTCGGCGTATAATCCATGTATGGCATCATGGCGCCAACGTTGAACATCTTACATGGCTTATCGTACAATTCCTTCATAAGGAACTTGTCGTGTTCCATCATCATATACTCAAACGAATTATGTACATGACCATAGAGATGGTACCATCCGTAATAATGGTTCTTAAAACAAGGAATTGGATAGTGACACAATACAATGCGCCTGTCCCCATCAACGATTTCCATATACTCGTCGATTTTTACGAAGTGCTCTTTGAACTGAGCGCTGTCCACCCTGTCGTGGTTGCCCTTGATAAGAAATTTCTCCCCAGCAAGAGAGTCCAGAACCGGAATGGCCTCACTCTCTTTGCACCAGAACATATCGCCGAGCACATAGACGATATCGCCCGGGCTGACCACGCTGTTCCACCTGTCGATCAGCGCCTGGTTCATCTCTTCCAAAGATGTGAACGGGCGGTCATCAAACGCCAAGCAGTTGTTGTGGCCGTAGTGCCAGTCAGAGATGTAGAACTTCTTTTGCATTGATATCACTCCTGTGTTTTGGAGAAAACTCCCCGAATATTTCAGCCTCTTTCGCAAGCCTGGCAACAACAGCCTCCTCTTTACTCTTGAAACGGCCTATGTAAATACGCCTGTGGTCACACATGATGTTCGCCACCCACCTATCCCGTCCGGCCTCATAGTAGACACCGGCAATACCGGATTTGTTGGAAGAAAACAGCGGCCTGTTCATGTTGTTCTCAGACCTGCTGCACAGGCGAAGGTTTTGTTTTCTGTTATCTGCCTTATTTTGGTTGATATGGTCTACAACAAGACCTTGCGGTGCGTGCATGATCTCTCTGTGAAACATAAGAAAGCATAACTTCCCGTTAAATAGGTAACTGCTGGCAAGATACCCATCCTTATCCTTATACCATGTGCGTCCTTTGATAAGCCAAAGATCGTCCAAGTCGAACAGAAACTCAGTCCCTTTAACGGTGAGCGAGCCATACGTTTCGTGAAGATCAAGCACCGTCCGTCATCCTCTCTTTGAGAAACTCCATCAGGTCATCGTGGTTGTTGGTAACCTCTTCGTTCATCACAGCGATAAGGCAGTCGTTGAGCAGTGCTCCGACCATCTTACCTTCCGGGATACCGAGAGACATGACATCATCGCCGTTAATGGCAATGTCTTTTACCGAGAAGCAGTCCTCTTGCTCCACTACCTCTTTGAAAATGATACCAAGATCGTAGAGCCGACGAAGCCGGGACTCCTGCGTTCCTTCCGCATGAGCCATAATGTCCGCGAGCCTGATTTTCAGAAGCCTTCCAAATTGCTCAGGGCCGATCTTATGGAGCATCCGGCGAACCACACGCTTTGTCGGCTCCAGCACAGCATCGTGTACACCGATCAGCTCCGCCACGTTATAGACGATCTGATTGTTAAATCGCAGGCGGCGCAAAACGCATGAGCTGAGCTGTGAAGATACGTCAGCGTGGCCATAGAAGTGCCCACCCTTCTCGTCCTCCGTATAACAAGCCGGCTTCCCGACATCGTGGAGAAGGAGCGCAAGTTTTACTGTGATGTCCTTGCCGGTATAATTGGCGACAGCGTGGGCGATATGGTCATAGACTGTATATTGGTGGAACTTGTTGTTCTGCTCGAACCCAACACAGAATTTCAACTCCGGAATAATGGCGCAGACCACATCTTTATAGTCGAGCAAGATCTGCAAAACTCCATCGCCCAGCAAGAGCTTGCAAAGCTCTGACGCGATCCGCTCTGCGGACACATTCTGAAGAAGATCTACGTTTCTGTGGATAGAGTCCGCCGTATTCGTGTCGATGATAAAACCATAGTTTGCTGCAAAGCGAATGGCCCTCAGAAGCCTTAGAGCGTCTTCTCCGAAGCGTTCGTCAGGGCTTCCGACACAAGATATTACTTTCCTTTCAAGGTCTCTGAGGCCACCGTATGGATCAATAAGACCCGCTTCTTTACTGTACGCCATGGCGTTGACGGTAAAGTCGCGCCTCGCCAAATCCTCCGCAATATTGGAGACGAACTCCACGCTGTCCGGGTGTCGGCCATCGGAATAATCGCCGTCCTTTCGGAACGTCGTAACCTCATAGGGGACATTTCTTTCGAGGACTGTGACAGTTCCGTGCTTCATACCCGTCTCTATCACGTCGTGGTCTGCAAACAGTGTCTCGACTTCCGCCGGAGTGGCGGAGGTACAGATATCCCAATCCTTCGGCTCGCGACCAAGGAGACTGTCCCGCACACAGCCGCCAACCACATACGCCTCATATCCGGCGGCGTGGAGTTTATCCAGTATGGCGGACGCTCCATCGGGTATCTCAATCTTATTTCTCATACGCCACACCTCAACGCTGTTTCGTTCACACTCATTACAAAATCGTTTACTTTTTTCATGTCCGGTGCGTCTGGAAGACTCGTATCCTCCGCCGCCTTCCGCATCTTGACCTCATACTCGTCCACCAGGCGAAAGAAGGCGTCGTCGTATGTACCGTCCTCATGCATATAGGCGCCGTTGCGGATACTCATGAGAAGGTCAAGGTCATCCCCGCGATAGGTCACAATATCACCCTTCTCCAGGATGTCGATACAGATAAGGTATAGGCGGATGAGGTGCATGGCGTGTTTGTTTAGATGGTTATCGTCCTTTTTCTTATTCCTGTGGTTCAACCCCTTGTAGTCGGAGACGATATTGGAGAGGGTGTTCAGCATAACGCTGAAATCGCGCACCGGATACTTCTTGAGGTCAACATCACACAAGACCTCCACGTCAAGATCGTCCCGTTTGCTGTCCCCGATGGACAAAGAGACAGCCCCACCGTCGAAGTCGGAATACATCGTCTCAAAATGCTTGACGGCCCTTTCCATGGAGCCAAGCATCATACGTTCTCTGTCCGCCTGAGTCATCCGGTCTTTGGCAAGGGCGTTCTGAAGACGCCGAAGCTGCTGTGTTGCGTACCCACCAAAGGAATTGACCGCCCGGCGGGTAAGGAACAGTTTTCTGTTCTCGATAACGCTTTTACCGATGTCCGTGATATAGAAATAATGCTCCGGCTTGCAGCCAAGCAGTTCGATCACGTTGGGGTTACAGTTCAGTAACAGCTGCACCAGTTTATTAAAGGAGTACACCGTCGTATCCGTCTCGGAATTGACGACCTGCTCGAAATTGGTAAGGCCGAGGAGGTCGCTCCTGCTGTTCAGAGCGCAGCCACGGACATCTACGTCAGATGAGGGGATATTTGTCCCGTATGCGTAGCTCCCTCCAAGAGTCAGGAAGATGATATTGTCGCCCATGTGCTGATTAGTACGGAGGAAGTCATATTCCTGGCCGGAGACCATAGTTTTGATCTGTTCAAGGGTCATGCCGCATCTCCTCCGTTTCCGAAATCATCCTCAAGGGCAAGTGTTACATGGTCTTGATAGTGGTCATTGTCAAACAGCGTAATCCTGAGATAGCTCTTCTCCGGATCGAAGTCAAGCTGGAGAGACGCGTTCTCATAACCCAACCGTTTGAGATCGATCTCCTTGTTTGTCAAAAATTCATACGGCATATCCAATGCTCCTCACTGTTCGACTTCATTTTTGTTGTTCCAATCCAGCTTCCAATGCAGTTCTTCAGCCTTCATAAACTCCAACAAGGTAAAGCCCACTGTTGTATTACATTTGATAAGGTGATCTGCAAGATGCCCAACATTGGACTCATCGTCCAGAATGATAAAGACATCTACCTCCGGGTGTTCATCCAGCCACATCTGGATCTCGTCGCCACGACGGCTGCCATGCGTACCTGGAAGGTTCGGAGTTTTCCCGAGGATCTCGATACCATCCCGTAGTCCGCCGTTCAACAGACACTCGCGGTAGTTCTCTCTGTTTCTCCATGAGCTCGACACAACGATGCTGTACCCGTACTTCTGGCAGAACTCAGACACCCACTGGACGCACTGGAAATTGTTGACCTTGTTGTCTTGGGGGAAATTGTATGTACACTTCTCCCCCGTCTCGTCCCACATGGGCGTGTTGACTACTCCGTCATAGTCGAGAAAAAGCACATTCACTGAGCCCACCTCCGCACAAATTGAATTTAATTAGCACTATTAGCCTGCATAACGAAGCCTTAAACCCTTTACATGCCAAGGTTTTCGGCGGTGTTCAATCTTCAATTACTCGTCATTTGCCAGAAGGAACTCCGGGTTAATGACCTTGAAGCTGATGTTCTTTTCATAGTTGCGGATCACAACGCCCTCCCGTTTCTTCCCGGGAAGAAGAACGGTGTTGCCCTTGGCGAACTCCACCATATCCGCAATGGTATCCTTGAGAACCATATCAGTTTCAACAACTGGAACGCTCATGATCCCGTACTTGGCAAGCGTCTCTGTCATTTCAAAGGTATTTACTTTGCGTCCTTGACGAATAAGGTTGAAGGCATAAAGCTCATACTCTTTTCGCTCATACTTGTTCTTCTGGATGCCCGGGCCGATGATCTCGCCCTGAAGAACGATAGTATCCGCATCGCCAATCAGAGAGCGAAGCACTTTTTCAATGTCATACTTCCGCGCCACCGTCCAGTAAGAGCTTCCGTCTGGCTTGCCAAGGCGAACATTTCTGGAACAGACACCGAACTCATACTTCTTTCGCCCAATCTTACGAAGGAAGAATGTGCCGGACTGGCCATCGACCTTCTCCGTCGCGGAGAAGTGTGTACCTGCCCCCCCGCTCCTGCTCGAACATGATCGTCTTGTTCTGGATACGCTCCTCGTCGGTCTTGACGATCCAATCCGGGAACCCACCATTCTTCTTTGGGCCAAGCGCGAGCTTTCGGAACCACGCAAATCGGCACATAAAACCAAATAGTTTCCCATGCTTCTTCTTATTCTTTGCCGCCAGAAGAGCCTGCTCCTGCTCCGCCTGCGGGTCGTACTTCTTGACACCGAGAACATCTGTTACGTCATCGTCAAGCTCATAGGTACGTCCATTTGGAAGGACTGACATCGGCAGGACAAGTCCCTGTGAGATCTGTCCGCGCAGCTTGATTGTTTTGACGCGGAACTTACGCTTCCGCAGGAACTCATATTCCGGTTTCTCCGGCATGATGGAATCAACCTCAACATAGACGACCTTATCACCAATGTTGAACTCATCTTTCTGGATGACGCACTCCCATCCATCTACCTGTGCGACAACGATCTTGTCCGCCCCTTCAATAGGCCGAATATCCGCAATCTGTCGGACTGTTGCAAGTCTTCGCATAGTGTTCTCTCCTTTGAATTTAATTTTTTAGAAAACCTCCCACCAATAATCAAAGACCTTCCGATGGTGGTTCCCCTTTTGTGCAGGTAAATCCAGCTTCTTTCTTCGTAAGACACGACTGGAATGCTTTTTCCAGAACGTTTTGAGCTTTGAACTCTTTGGCGGCTTAATATATGTATAGCGGTATGTGGGCTCCGAGTCGATCGGGTGCCAACCACAGCAATGCTCCATCCCAGCCTTGTCGTACCCAAGAGCAAAAGCATACGATCCATTGTCGTATATTGCTTTCTTTCTCTTGAATTTTTTACGCTTCATTTCTCGTCGATACGCACTTCCGCCCTTGCGGCTTCCCTTTATTTCGTTCTTTTCCATGTTTTCCCATGCGTCGTTGCAGTACCCACACATGAAAAATTCTCCTCCAACCTTTTCACAGGCACAGTGGTCATATTGGAAGTCACCAAGCTCCGGGTGTTCTTCATATATTCTCTGTCTGTACTCGAACTCCTCAACAATAGGGCAATCTGCACAGGAAAACTCGAACTTTTCACAGCCAGCATCCATCCTTAAACCTCCCGGTCATATGTATTCGCAGGCGCTTACCACGAGCTTTGATAGTAGATCATTTGTGTTGTGAAATCTGTGGTTTCAAGTATGTCATTGATTGCTTTGACTGTGTTCTTGAGGTCTTCGACATAGTATTCATCATACTCCGTACCACCAAAGAAGAAACCCTCCTGCACCGGAAGCAGCTCCTCCGCAACCTCGGTATTGATAATCACCTTGCCGGGCTCCAGGATGTCATGCCATTCGCCGTTTTCAAGAACCTTTCCGTTCTTTACGATACCGTTTATCAGGATGCTCTCAGTCAACACTTTGAGGCAGGTATCCCGCAGGTTTTCAAGGTCTTTCTTTGTGACCTCACGGTGGTAGTCGCAGTCATCTACCCCCCCCTGTACGTTTTCAACAAACCATCCGTGGATTGCGTTTGCCTTTCTCCAATACGCGACCTCCTCCCCGATTGGCCGGTACCAATCGTTTTCGCCGCCAGAACGAAACTGTTTGTAGAACCCAATCGTCTCCTGATCGGGAAGCCTATCCGCAACATCTTCCCCACACCATTCTGCGAAGGAATTATTGAAACGTTCGCCCTCTTTGTTCTTCTTGTCAAGCCAGGACAGATAGCTTTCAATCGCATTGATCTCAGCTGGAATGGTTCCTCCATGACGAACATATCGATTGAGGTACATATCCAAACCCACGATGTTCTACTTCCTTTCAAATATGTAGTCATATAAAAAACTTGTTTACCCCATATCGGATAAACAAGTTGCAGTAAATAATAAATATGCGGGTGAGGATTTGCACCTCACATAGCTCCACTCCATACTGGCGACCGCTTCGGTCGCACAAGGGCTAACGTGTTCACCTTGTTCTGCTGGATGACCACTGCTTGCGTTTAGCCGGGTCTACTTTTCACGTCATTCTCACCGACATCACAGCAGTCCGGGCCGTAGAGCCTTACCTTTAAGCGTCTACTATTGCCGTATGGGAGACTTACTGGCATTTCTGCTTGCTCCGTTGGCTTTACCAGGACGAAATGCCTGTCTATTCCGCCACCGCATATTTAATTTCTAAATTTAATACGAGTCTCTGACCCTGAATTGAGCAAGTGTGCAGAAGCCGACTCCGTTATACAATCTTTCACGCCTGACCTCTCTGAGCGAAACGGTATAGTGATGATTGTCATTAAAGCCCCGCTTCAGCTTCTGAATTACCTGCTCGGCCTCGGCATCGTGTTCTTCCTTCTGGTCGCAATCTGTAGTTATTGCGTATACGATATCGCTCCAATCACCGGCAAGTATCATATTGGGGAATGGGATTTTAGTAACTTCAGCCATACAATCCACCTCCCATTGCCTGTTTAATCCGATTTAGTCCGGTCTTCTCGGCTATCATAGCCGTAATGCGGCGATCCACCGCTCTCTTTCCCATCCTCGGCGGCTTAGGTGGTAGCTTCCCTGCTTTGGCCTCCAAGGCGATTGGATTATACTTGTGCTGACCCATTCCCCGTTCCCTCCCTATAGCTGTTTAGTAAAACTGACATCAAGGCTGTCAATGGTCGCTGTCTTAATCCCCATATCTTGAAGTGCTCTTTCTACTGCTTTTATTGCTTCAAAAGCACTTACAGACGAAAATTTCGGGTTTAGCTTTTTCTTCACCGTTATTAGGTTCGATAACTCCATTTCAAAAAGTTCTTTCAACTGTGAAGTATTGATTGCAGTTGATTCACAATTAGCAGTCATACTCCACATATATCCACCATACTCGCATCGCAGGGCTGTCATCGTCTCACCTCCAATAGAATTATTCTTTTATTTTGCCGAGCTCTTTCAGCTTAGACAAGTATGTTTGGTATCGTTTTCCATCAACCCCGTCAAAGCTATTCCATTCCTGCTTCCACTCTCGCAGGTCTGCATCGGCAGCCTCTTGCGTGGCGGAAAAATAGCACCAACATTCCATCTTTCTCCAATCGGTACTTACGGCATTCGTCGTAATAGCCGATGATTCGCTTTGCAAACCTGCCGCAGGAAACAAACGTTCCCAGCGGAGTAAGGTGCTGTTTCATAAAGTTCAGGATGTCTGCTTCTTCTACCGTCTTATCGAACTCTATCCAGAACATCGACATATCAGTTTGTAATCTTTTTCTTCCATTGTTTTATCCTATCTTGTTGGCATTAAATACCTGTTGGTTAAGATGAGCTCTGCATCTGTTCCGGGAGGAATACAACGAATAGACGTTACAGTCATCCAACTCATCGTATTATGAAACCTCTCCAGTGCTTCCTCTTTTGTTCGTCCAAGAACATGATGCGTTGAAACGGGGTGCTGCTTCGCATATGTGGCCTGTATTTCCCACAGCCACACGCCCTCCTTTAGAATACACCTATCAAGAACCTCACCTTCTCCATACTCTGTTTTGAACGGCTTATATATGAGGGTACACATTAGGCAATATCTCACCATGTTGTTCGATCCTCCTCTGACAGAATGCGGTCTATGTCGTGGAGCGTTTTATCTGAAAATGTGTTCCATTTATTGAAGGCAACATCCTCAAGTTCAAGGCTGACGTATTTCCGCCATGCATCTGGATACCTTTTCCTTATATCCCTATGCTCGGTCAGTTTTGCGTTCGGGCAGAACCAACACCCGCCTCTGCTGGAGAGGCCATAGGTTGGACTTAACAACCCATACTCTTTGCACAATTCCATCGCATCTTGTTCTGTGAGGCCATATTTCTCCAGAAGAGAGATATTGTTTGTTCTGTGCAGGCTTGCAAGACGCCTCGGTTCGTCGGCTGCAATCCCAACATACTGGATATATTCACCCTGTATGGCCTTGTAATAGGCACCGATTGCCCTCATTTTACAATCCCGTTTTACAGAGCAAAGGCCGTTTGGAGGGAAACCATATTTCATTCCCTTGTGTTCCATGTGCTTTGTTGGTTTCTCGATTATTCTGTTGAAAACAGAGAGAAAATCCCTGTCCGAGTGAACTATGTCTACTTGATATCCCCACCGCTCAAACAGTGGAGATGCCACGTTCTTGACGAAATCAATGTGCTGCGGGTTCTCGCCGCTTATCCCCGCTTCTTTGTCGAACATTACTTCGGCAAACACAATACTATCAACCGGCTCATTATATATGTGTGCCAGGATAACGCTTGCCGTGCTATCTTTGCCGCCCGACCAGCTGACTGAATAGTGCATAAAAGGTATGTATCAACAGCATACCTGACATCTCTCGACTACCATTAGATCGATCCGCGATCCGCAAAGGCTTCGATGTTACTTGTTCGCCGCTCGCTATCACAAAACAGTTAGGCCGCCAAAATCTCCCTTCGCTGCACTTTTGCTGCCTGGAGCATACGTCTCCAGAAATTGATCTCAGTTTTGTCAGTCCGGCAGATAGCATTGTTCAACATTGCTTCGCATTCTTCTATATTTCGCTCTAAATCACAGAGTTCTGGCTGTGTATCGACACAGCAGGTGCCACCCATAAACGAAAAATAATTCTCTTGGGCTTTCTGTATTGTTGTGCCGTGCGCACTGCTCTTTGGGTTATATGTTTTCATTGAAGGCGCTCGCCTACCTTTCAAACATGATACAATCACGTTCAATTCGTTGTGTGAGGCTTATATCATCAAGATCTTTCCATGGGATCCAATCGTAATCGTCAGTCACGTCGCCGGTAATGTCGTATACCCTGCCGCATATCTGCGTCCCGAAGTGATTTATCACCTGGTCATACATAATTTCAGGGCCGTCTTTATAAAACCTCTTGGCAAGAATGTCTGCAAACCAATAGCAGCAACCGCAAGTGAAAGCCTCGATGACTTGCTCATATTTTCCGGAGCCGGTGAACCGACTGATGAAGCTGTTTACTTTGTCCACTCAAATCACCACCCGTGCGCGATAACAAGAAAGCCCGCCGGACATCCGGCGGGCTTTACCTTACTGTTTGTTACTGCGTTCCTCCGATGGTCACAAACGGATTGACAGTAGAACCCATAACCTGTGGCCACTCACCATTCCATTTCTCCACCATCTGAAGCTGTGTATATTCCGGACTGGAGGAAAGCTGTTCCTGGATGACCTGGATCGCATATGCCTCAGCGTCGGCAGCCAGCTTCTTGGCATCAGCTTCCGCCTGAGCCGCAATAAGGAGCTGCTTTGCCTCCTCTTCTTTTGCGACGGTCTCGTTCTGTTTGCGGAGTGCCTCCTGTTCGGCGGCAACCTTTGCCCGAATCACATCCTCGAAGCTATCCTCGAAGTCGAGGTTCTTAATGTTGAAGGCATGGATATTGATGCCATATGTGGCAAAGGACTCACGGAGTTCCGCCTCCACCTGCTCCTGAAGCATAGAGCGATTCTGCACAAGCTCTTCCGCCTTATATTTACCAGTCGCATTCTTGGTCACAGAGTTTACCTGCGGCACAATCAGCTTGGACTCAACATTCCCAAGGCCAATCGTCTGGATGATATTTTCCAGTTGTGACACATCATACGACCAGTTGACAGTAAACTCGATCCCCTCCACTGTCTGCGTGTCACGAGTGTAAGCGGAAATCGTACCTTCGTATACCTGCTCACGAGTATCGACTGTTTCGATGCGCTGGACAAACGGGGCGTGCCATTTCCAACCAGGTGTGAGCCCGGTCTCCACGACCTCGCCAAACTGATACTTTATGCCGACATATCCCTGCTGGATAGTCTTATGGCCAAAGAGCAGACAAATCAGAGTGATGATTGCCAACACCACGAGCACTACCGCGATGATCGGCGTATAATTACGAACCCTTCTATTCGATCCTTCCATAGTGTCAAGACTCCTTTGTATATATTTTTTTGGGGGGGTGATTTGAGCGGACAAAGTAAACAGCCTGCGTCTACTTACGGTACAATGTGAGATGGCAGTCGGAGAATATATTAACAAGCACATCAACGACTGCGCCCCAATCTCCGCCGCCAAGACCACATCCGATGCGATACGGCATGGCTATTGTCTCCCCTGGCTTAACCCTGTTTTTCAGGGTGTAAAAGCACTTCTTTAGTGCTTCTATATCTGTATGCACTGCGCCATCGCGGCCATAGGAGAATTGCCCGAACATATTGACGACCTTTGTTTTGTCTGTCACTTTTACAAACTGTATTTTACCGAGGAGTTCCTCTCTGCCGTGTTCTTTGGAATACTTCTCAACGGCGTTGTGATAGCTTTGGTAAACGCATGGCCATTTCGTGCGGATCTGTTTCGCCACGCCGCTTCCCATAACGCCCATGCAGTTCACCTGGTGGCAGATATATTCGGCGGTAGCGTTCAGAAGGTCGCCGTCAACAATACGGATCATGCTTCGTCACCATCAACCCTGATCGGCTGTACCAAAACACGGGGATAGTAGACCCGATTGACCATACGGGCTTCGGCCCGTCTTGTTTTTCCGAGGACTTCGTTGAGCTGTCGATAGAAATCGACCCCCAGCTTGGAGCCCATAAGCTCGGCGAGAGGATCCAAAAGCTCCACGGTATCCTTGTTCTCTCTTCGCTTTTTGCGGCAGTGCATCAGCTGCGTCGCCACCTTTGCCCTCTCGCTGTAATCGAGGTTCTCAAGCTCGATCCTGTGCAGGAGGTCTTGCTGAAGCCCATCCATTTGGTGAACTTCCTCATAGCACCGCTCTCTGTCGCGCACCGCGTCGTTCAAAACCTTGATAAATTCAGACAGGCAGGTGGACAGCTCCGGTGTCTCTTTTCGTTTCGACATCTTGTTCACCTCCCACCTATTAAGTCTAAGAATTTTGAATCGTCTTCCGGGTCAAAGGACAATTCTTCCACAATGCTTTCTACCATTGACGCCGGCCATACCCAGCTTTTATCAACTTGAGCAGGTGCCTCTCCAACATCTTCTGCTATCGTGAAATATCCTCTGTTTGGATATACGCCCAATACCGTCACAACTTGCCCAAAGTATTTTTCCATCTTCGGATGGCAATGCAAACCGCTTTCAATGCACCGCCATGTCTTGTAAAATTGTACCAACATACCAGGTTGAAGTTCGCTGATTTCGATCAGACCCTCCATACGTTCACCACCTATCCAAACCTGTGTTCACCATAACCCATGTTGTCAGCAAGGTCAGGTGGCGTAGCGATATCTATCACCGCTGCCACGGCCTCCTCCGCCATAATACATAAAAATGCAGATCACAATCACAACGCCAAGCAAAACAAAAACGGAAAACTGCCCCATAATACTTATCCCTCGTTGTATGGGAGCTTGGGAGAGATCAGCTCGCGGTTTTGGAGGAGGCGGAACGATGGCATAGGCTCCAGTTTATGTCTGTTCCTTGCGTGCAAATCATCAATGCGCCTTTTGGTCGCAACGTCAGCACACTCACCGGTGGCAATATAGTTGTCCAAAACGGCGTAAGTGAATCCAAGATTATCCTCGTCAGATTTTCCACACAATCCATCTGACGGAATCTTGCTCACAAGCTCGTTGGGGAGACCGAGCTCCTGCCCGATCTGCAAAACCTCATTCACCAGAAGGTTGGAAAGCGGGCTGAAATCGCCTGCGCTGTCGCCGAATTTTGTGGAATACCCGACATAATCCTCTGAAAGATTGCAAGTATTTGCCACACGCCCGCCGTTCGGGAGCGACTGAGCAACCGCATAGAGGATCGACATACGGATACGGGCCGGCAGGTTGACGATGGCCTGCTCGTTTGGCTCGCATCCGACCCGTGACAGCCTGTCATGTATAGCTTCAACCGCATCGCCGATATTTACTGTAATACTGCGAATACCAAGCATCTCCACCAGCTTTATGCTGTCGTTTATGTCAGCCTGATAGCAGTTCGGCATCAAAACACCGAAGACCCTATCCTTTCCAAGGGCCTCGACACATAGGGCGGCGACCACACTGGAGTCCTTCCCTCCGGAGATACCCACCACGGCGGAACACTCTGGCCCGTTCTTTACAAAATAATTGCGAATCCAGTTGATAATGTCGTGTATTGTTTCATTTGGATTTTTCAACATACTGTTCACCGTCCTATTCTTATTTGGATATAAAAAAAACCACCGAGAGCCAAGGCCTCGGTGGTAGTCTATTCGGTCATTCACTCCTGAGCGGAACAAGGATCTTTCTAAACCCAAGCGTTACCCTTGTTTTATGGTTAAGCAGCGGATAAATCTCAACATCGTCTGCATACTGGGAAGCTCGCAGGAACCACTGCTTGTGGCAAAAATCAATATCGGCGGCTTCCATTTCTATAAACCCAATATCCGGAGCAAGATCATCTCTTTTGCAAACAAAATTCAGGCTTTCTTCCTCGACTCTGATCCCGTTCTTCACAATGGCAGATGCAATGCTGATACGCCTTACAGCTTCTGGGTTGAGAATATACACCTCATTCCTCGGCAAGGACTTCATCTGTTCAATCAGCGCATCGACTTCAGCAAAGTCCTCGTCGTCAAACTCTTCCTTATCGTATTCAAAATCCTGCAAACTTGTCACCTCTTTCCGTTGTTCTGCTCCCTGATTATAGCATTGTTGATGGAAAAATGAAAGATTAAAATTCCCCGTTGTAAAGATTGGCGCGGACATTTTTCAGCGAGTAGAGCTTGGTAAAGTTTCCATCTTTGAACACCGTGATGAGTTCGTTCCCGCTCTGTGCCTGCTGCCATGTAAGGCCGTCCTCGTAGGCGTAGCCCGTATCCGTCTTGAACACCCGGCAACAGCCGCGCTGCGACTTCTTGAAGTGCCCGGAGTCTGTCTTGGGGTTCTTGAAGATCATGATGGGCTTACCATCTTTATCTTCCGCATAGGTCGCCTTGACGGCGATACCAAAGGTGTCGCGGGTATAGGGGCGATAAGTCGGGCGGATCTTACCGGTGTCCCAGTCCTCCTCAAAGTCCTCCAGACACTCCATGGAGAAAGAACCCACGCCAAGAGCGACATTGCTGACGGCGAACCCGTTGTTTTCCAGAATCTGATAGATACGCTGGCAGCGCTGAGGCGTAATACTGTCGCCGTAGAGAGCCTTGACGTGGGGGTTCAGCACCTTAAATCCCTTGGCATTTACACTGCCGCCAAAGATGTCCCACAGCTTGAACACGGTTTTGGTGACCACATCCACCGGGTCACCGCTGTCTCCACGGATCGAAATACAGCCTTCGTGGGCCAGGATCTCGTCTTTGAGCTGTGGAAGAATATTCTCCACCAGGTTCCAGTAATCATAGCTGTCACTGACCACCGAGAAGCTCTTGTGCGGGTAGATCTCCGTCAACAAGCGGCGCATGTGCGTCACCTCATCGCTGTCAATGGCGAAGTTGGAACACATCACGCTGTGCTCCGTGGACAAGGCGCCGTACGCCACAGGCTCTTCATCGGCGCGGCACGCATAGTTCTTTTCCAGCCAGAGAATGGCCGGAACAGTCGCCGTGTTCAGGAAACTCAGGCAGAAGGCCGCCGAGCTCTTTGTGGCGCTTTCTACGCTCTCCTGTCCGCGCATAGAAAAATCGCCAAGGAGCCTCGCCGGAACAACATCGTCATCACAAGTGCGCTTCGCATACTCGTTGACGATCTTCCGATAGCGATAGCCAACCTCGGCGGATACCTGTGTGTGCCACATGGAGCAAGAAAGCATCGTTTCAATGCTGTTCACCAACCACACGAAGTCAGGATGTGTGTTGGATATCTCGATTTGCGGAACATGAATGTCCGTCCGTACGCCCTCCGGGACAGCCCGGATCTCCAACGGCAAATAGCCCAGATCGTGCAGGCCTTTCAGTCTGTCGTGGCCAACACCGTCTGTTCCGATGGTAGCTCCGAGAACCCTCGTGTACTCATCCCAGACCTGATCGAACGGAACGCCAAAGAAATACTCGTTAAACGCTTCAATGAGGTACTCATTGATAAAAGCCTGAAGACCAAACAGCGTGACCTTATCGACATCTTCAAGCCTCGACATTCTCGGCGTATAATAGGAGGCCATCTTGGTCAGGCCGACTGGGTATTGCTCGGCATGTGCTGTCTTATAAAAGTCCAAGCAAAGCAACGGATTGTAACGGATCATATTAAAGCCTCCCATTCAACTTCTTTGCGAGATAAACAGCGAACGCAAACGGGGAAAGAGCGGGCCATAAAACGCCGACAAAAATGTAATCACCTACATCCACATACTCCGGGTACGTCCGGTTTTTCAGGTTCAAATAGTACAGCGTGAATGTGATAACAGCGCCTATGACAACATACAGGAAGACATACAGCAATATCATATATTAACACCGATCCTTTCCGAGGACGATTATTTTCTCGTGATTGCCCCGATAAATACTATCGGTTGTGAAGACCTTTTCAATTAAACCGGACTCTATAATCTCACCATCGAAAATTGTATTCTCGCAGTGGGTCACATAGAGGTAAACCTCCCCGGCCCCCGCTTCCTTGAGAGCATTCGCGGTGTGCATAAACGTTCCGCCACGAGAGCAGATGTCGTCCACAATCAAAACAGTTTTCCCGTTCACGATCTCGGCATTGGTCAAGGATAAGCCCTGTATCTTACCAGTCCTCCAATCCCGATGCTTGATACCAAACACATAGGGGCGGCCCTGAAGCTGCTCGGAATACTTCTTTGTCGCACCTTCATCCGGATAGCAAAGTACAGTTTCATGATCGCCAATCCATGAGAGCACGCGAATCACGTTGTCCATAACGCCCCGCACCTCGACCCTGTCAATGAGCGCCGTTGCGACATTGGAGTGCGGGTCTGTCACAATGACCTTGTCAAAGCCAAGCGTATTGATGAACTCTGCAAACCATTTGAGTGTGAAAATTTCATCCTCATTTTTCACGCGATCCATTCTTGCGTTGGGGATATACGGAAGCTCAAGAGAAATCCCGATATGGGGGATGCGGCTCCGAATATGATGAACGATGTGCCACAGAACCATACACTCATGATCTCCATCGTATTTCCACAGAATGGAAACTCCATCCTGACTACGTAGCTCTATGTGGGCGGTGCTTACACGAGCAGACAGCGTATAGTCCGGAAAATGCTTCTGTTCAACGTTCTGGCCGTCAATATAAATCATGCTACCCCTCCTATCCCAAACAGGTCAAACATTTCACTGTCGCTGGAACATTCTATTTCGGATGTATCCCCAAGGTAAATGACCCTTTTATATTCGTCATATTGCCGTCCATCGTAGTCAGACTTGTAGCCTCTTTTCATCAGAACGGAGCTACCAGATGTATAGAGACGAACACAGTCCATATCCCCCATGCTATCTTCGCTCGCCGATGCTCCTGTCACCCATCGAACGCCGAGCAAATCTATATGCCGAAGAAACTCTGGCCTCAGCTGTTTCTCTGGAACCCAAACAATCACACTGACACAGTCTCCTTGCACCATGCTGTCAGAAAATTCTTCCTCCCACATAGAGCGACCCCCAATCATTCGTTTTCGATACTGATCTGGCACATCTTCATGGCGGCAAGAGCGTTCCGATGGCTCTCCGGCGTCACGCCTGCACAGCATGAGGCATCAACCGAGATCGGAATTTCCGGAAAGAATGCCTTGATGAGTAAAGCGTTGGAGATAACGCAGATATCCGTACACAGACCGACCAGCGTAATGGAATCAATGCCATTCTCATCGCTGATTGCATTCAAAATGTCTGGGAGATCCCGACTGCCAAACGTTTCCTTATATAAAGTAACCGAGCGCTGGATATGGCTATCATCTTTTTGGGCAGCGACTGCATCAGCCACCTCTTCCCGAAGCTTCCACCCGTCCGTTCCGTAAATGCAGTGCGGAACCGGAAGATTTTTCCCTTCGAGAGTGTTGAGATAACCTTCTTCGTGGGTATCCATCGTGCAGATGATACCGCCGTCCCATCCCTGGATCTTGGAAACCGCATTGTCAACGATCTCCTGCGCTTCTTTGGTGCCAAGAGAACCGTCGATAAAGTCGTTCTGCATATCTACTACCACAAGGATCTTCATTTCTTTTGTCCTCCGTTATTTTGCTTTTTTCAATGTTGTCTGTATGCGGTGGCCTTGTCTTGGGTCGAGGCCAAGCATATACCGGAAGTGCCACCTCGTGCGTCTGGCTTGACTAAAATATGCCCTGCATATTTTAGTTCAAGGCACTCGCACGAGGTGCAGCACCCCACTTGATACTTCTACCATCGGTAAGAAGCTGTCGCCGTATGTATCAGGAACAATCAGCAACAAATCTACACAACATCGGGGGCTTAACCCGCTTTACACAGGTTTACAAAACCCTCATTCATTTCCCGGGCATTATCTTTTATCTGAGCCATTCGCTGTGCCGTCTGCTCAAAGCAGGCCTTTGCCACATCGTCCATGGAAACGTCGTCTTCAATTTCAAAGTCATCGTCGTCCTCGTAGTCTTCTTCGATGTCCTCATCCTCTTCGTCATCGTCCCATACTCCCTCGCTGTCTGCCCAATCAAGAACATCGTTCTTATAATCCTCAAAATCATTGTCCACGCCATCGTAATCAAAGCTGCTGTGGCGGATATAAAAGTCATATCCTGTTGGGATACTACCGAGCCAATCGCGAATATCTCTCCAGGAATCATACCCAACGGCGTCACGTATGTCTTCGTCTATCATACCGTCACGTTCATCGTCATCGTAGATATCTTCGCACACATCGCACCCGTTCTCGTTGCAAAAGCTAACCAGGTCATAGAAATCATTGACGGTGTCGATAAATTCACGTCTTGTCATTTCTGACGCCTCCTCAAAAATAATATAATATGGTTCCATATGCCGCTTTTGATGATCCTTACTCAGGATATCCGCCGGACAGTGCCGGAGTTGAACTGGCTTCACCAAAAGCATCAATCATCTAATGCTTACCACCCAGGCGGAGCGACAAATGGCAATGCGAAGAAAGGAGATGTAGGACGGAGCCGTATCCGTCCTTGGAGCTGGTAGTAGGACTCGAACCCACGACACTCGACTTACAAAACCGATGTTCTACCACTGAACTATACCAGCGTAAATGGTGCCACGACACATCATGACACCAAGCTCTACGTCCGCAAAACACCGTGTGCACCCGGCTGGTTTCTCCTCCTTTGGCCCTCGGAGATCAACCCAAGTACCTGTCGGAAAAAGCATAACCAATAGAGCAATGGAGCTGGAGACGGGACTTGAACCTGTGACAAGACGCTTACGAAGCGCCCGCTCTACCGACTGAGCTACTCCAGCAAGGATAGCCAGTCTTTCCCGGCTGCCAGGCATAGCCTGCTTGTTAAAGCAGAGGAACCACCTTATTGTACAAAGCAACAAACTGCTCGTTTATTTGCCTATCAATATGATAATGACCAAAAAACCATCGCTTGAATGTAAGATCTTGCCTGACTCTTTCGTGAAAGCTCACGATCGGGTCGTTTTCGTACCATTCCGCGATAAACTGTTGTACACTTCTTGGCGCACAATGTGTAATGACATAGTCTACTTCCCAGTTGACGGCTTCGAGAGCTTGCACGGCGCGTTCCATCTCGTCATTGGACGGGATCTCCTGCGGCCACCACGAGATATGTTCTCTCCGCTGTGCCTTATCCACAGAGCGTGCACCACCCATCACGTAGATCTTCTTCCCGCCGATCGTTAAGACCTGTCCGCGCTCCAAATGATAGATGCTTTCGGTCACCTGACGGACATAGCCGCCGAACATGGGAATGAGTTTCAACTCGCGAAGAATATCGAAGTTCTCGTGGTTACCGTCCACAAATAACGTGGTAAAGGGCTTGTTTGCCAGCCAATCCTGCCAGTACATTTCCCTTGCGGAACCATACCAGACCAGGCCGAAGTCGCCAGCGATTATTACATAGTCGCTTTTGCTCAACTCTTTCTGCTGTGGAAAATTCCTCGTATTCAGCTTGGAGATATCATAATCGGCGTGCGTATCGCCAGTTACATAGACCATACCTTTTACTCCTTCAAAAAAATGTGATCTCATAGAGAATAATAGACATCTGGAGACGGAGTCTACGGCGTCTTGGATGTGTGGGAGCCGAGTCATGTCGGCGAACTGGTGTGCCATCCTGTTCTGATTTTGGTGCGAGATGTCTCGATTCTGGGGGTTTGCTGCGATCGGCATCGCGTATTTCCGTCGCCAATGACTCAGCGTTCGAGCTGGCGTGTTTGCGCAGCCTCCTGCTGCCCCGTCTTTCATCCAGCTATTTGTTACTTCTACCATCGGTGAGAAGCACCGCGAACGGTTATACATCACATTTGTTTTGTAATTATCTCAGGTCTTCCCTAATGCACGCTATGATATCTACGCCATACTTTTTGCTTGCATGTTCGACGATCTTGTCTATCACATCCTTTTCCACCATCCGGTAGTAGTTGTAATAGCCATCGAGCGTTCTGATATCGCCCGCCTCCCATGGTGTACCGTTTTTCCGGTCAAAGATGTAATTGTGGATCATATTCTGGAACTGCTGCTTCCGCCGGTACCCTATGGTAATATTGTTGTCCTTGTTGAGCATGACACCGAGGTTCCAGTTCCGCCCAGCAGAAGACCCATACCGTGTCTTTTTGACGTTCAATGAGAACGGCGCATGATACTCTTCCAGCGTCCTCAGCAACAGGTCTTGTACCTGCCAGATGTCGAATGCGTACCTGGATGAGATGATGAAATCGTCCGCATACCTGGTATATATCATCCTCTGCTTCAGCGGGGTCTCCTCGCCGTCAGCGCCGGTCAGAACACCGGCACGCTCAAACTCCATATACCTCAGCCTTTTGTTCAGGTTAAAGTCGATGGGGATCATCATGATGTTTGTAATCGTCGGGGACACCGGGGTGCCTTGAGGCAGACCCCCATTCAGAGTTGCAAGTTCAAGTGCCTTCTCAAGCTCAGCACGCCCTTCCTCTGTCCTAACGACCTCGCTGAACGGGAACACCATGCTGAACTGCTGCATCATAAACTCCAAAGTTGTGCTGCCAAAGAAATCATGGAGGTCAAACTTCCCAAACCAGCGGCTCTCGTTCTGCTGGTGACGCTTTACCGCATCAATGGTACAACGGCCCTTAATGTATGCAAACGCGGAGGTATGATAAAGGGCGTGAAAGTCCTCCTCAAAAATCAGCTTGAGCTGACGGAGCGCGTTCATCAATTCCGGCAGAGGCTCATCTATTTTGCGCAGACCACCGGACTTCTTTGGGATATGGAATGTATGGTACAAATCACTCCTCTTGGACTCTCTGAGCTTTTCAGTACCTGCATTGAACTCCTTCAGCTTTCTAACCAAGTAGCCAATATTGAGGCCATTTGTAAAGCGTTCGCTCACTTCCTCAACGGCATACGTTTTTGTGTTTCCTACACTTGTGTTATACGGTGCATAATCAGAAAAGCTTTGCGAGATAAACTCTTCAAAAGTCATCTGATGATACATCGGAGATTGATGGACTGTAATGTACACCACTTTCGTTTCCTCCTTCCTTTTTTAGTTGCCTGTAACCAAAATAGAGGCTGCTGCCTGGTGCTTTGGATCTATCTTTATGGTTTGGCTGCAAGTGTCATCTGAGCTACGTCATCTGACATGTGGTCTGGCATTCGATTCATTGCGGCTGTATTGTTTGCTGGTGTCCTGTCGGGTTTCTGGTGTTTCGTGACATTGAGATTCTTTATTACTCAAGCTTGAAGACGTCAAGTAGCTCCTTGTGCGCCTCTTTCTTTTCCTGGCTATTTGTTACTTCTGTCTTCGACGAGAAGCTCGTTTTTTCAAAACGACATTTCGTTACAGGTTTTTGCGCACTTATGGCTGCGCCATACCAAAGAATGCAAACATCTCTTCTGTGGTGCTCGGTCTCATTTCTTTAACACCCTTTGGCAAAATCCTATATTCCTTATCCCCGATCTGCTCGACTCTCGATTTCGGGTTAAGAGATACCAAAGGACGTACGCCACGGAACTCACTTGCCATTGCGGAACCCAGATAACTGGACTTGTCAACGGTAGCGTTTGAACCACGGAATCGCTTGCCCATATCTGCAAGGAAATAACTCAGGTAGTATCTGTCTCCATCTGCCATTCTCGTTGTACCCAAAAGCTTTTTGGCAAGGTCTTGCGTCGGGTGCGCCCGAACGCCCCGCCGCTTCTTGAACAGATTGAGCCTGTCATTATCTCCATACATATCCTTAACGGTCGGGATACGAACTAACGACGTGAATTCACCCGTATCAAGCTTTGTGGTTTTCTCCAAGAGCGCCGCTATCTCATAGCTGTCAAAGTACCGTAAAAATCCTGCGTGCTGAGACTGATCGCTCATTGACGGTAAATACTGACGCGCCGGGGGCGCGTCATACTTATGCTGCGGACTATACCATCCATCCTTTGCGCTGTTCAGATATTGCAGCAAAGTCGATACCTCAAAGTGCGGATTTCCACGGCGCAAGACTCTGTTTTCCCCGCTGCCATCATACTCATAGCCGCTCCCGATCTCATACCAGCCATCAGGCCGATAGTCACCTGGCCACTCTTCTGTTGCATCGAGAACGCAGATGTCCACTACGCCCTCGGAAATAAAATCGCAGTTTGGAGTTGCCTTCAGCCATCTGAGCGGCGCCGGGGTGGCATCACCACCAAAGGCTGTGTACTGACCAAAGACCAATACATCTCCGAGGCTCATGCTTCTTAATGTACGACTCATTCTTTTTTTCACCTCCAGTTTCCCAAATTCCTATGTGATCTCATATAGATTCTGACTCATCCGTACAGGATCCGGAAGATTTTCCTTCAGTGGGCGGAGGAGGCGTTCGGCGCCAGATGCTTTGGGTGGCTCCCCTGAATCGGACACTCTTCTGGGTGTGGTTCGCTTCTTGAGCGCACCTGACCAGCAGCGTCTCTTGCCGGCGAGCTCAGGTGCACTGGGCTGCCTGGTGTCTTCTTTCTCTCAGCTATTTGTTACTTCTACCATCGGTGAGAAGCACCGCGAACGGTTATACATCACATAGTTTAATTAAAACGCATCCAACATAAAGTTGAATGCGTCAATGAGTACGAGCTTTTTAATTGGCTTTCCATTCCAAAAATTCATGAAATTTGCCACACCAAGAGCACATACCATCCGAACAGTCGGACAGACAGAAAGTGTGATGCGGCAAGCGGACATCGGTGTTTCTTCTTCCGCCTCTTCATGAGAGAACTCCATGGACGCCAGAAAATCTTTCTTCATCTTGTAGTCAGACCAATCGGCTGCGTAATGCTGCGCATCCTCCAGCCTTGTGCGGAAATCAAACATCGCTTTGACATATTGGTTGTCCATGTGCTTCTCCACAATGGCCCGACGAAGTTCGATATTATCCACACACAAGAACACAAACCCGGAAAGCTGCTGACCATCCCAACCCTTGCTCTCCAGCTTAATATCGTCCTCGGCATCCGGGTTGATCTCCAGGATCATATCTCTGACAGCCTCCACTTTTGGCCGCCCGACATCTTTCTGGCGAAACATCTGATTTGCCAAATTCTTGGGTTCGACAACATCAAAATCCCAAAGCACAAACTTTGTCAGACCGTTTCTTGCCAGCATTTCCGCGACGGTCGAGCCGACAGACCCACAACCTACGATGTGGATCTTGGCGGGATGCTTCTCCGGCTGAAAAACATCATAGCTTTTTGACAAGTCCATTTCCATCCCTCCAATTATTTGCGTCTATAGTATCCATACGGATCGTCGTCATCATCCATCGGAAGTGTGAGTTGAGTACCTCCTTCACCGGGCTTTTTCCAGCCATCCCCGATTTTGCTTTTCGGTTTGTCGTTCGCCCAGTTGGATGCTCCCTTCTCACCCTCGTCCTTCTTCTTGTCTGCGGCGGCTGGCGTCACAGGAGGGCGATACGGTTCGTAGCTACTGCCGGCACCGTTATAGGTCGGGGTTGTGTAGGATTTCTCCACAACAAGGCTCTTGGCCTCCTTTATGAACTCCTCAAAGCTGACGACGCCGCCTTCGAGCCTAACTTCGACATCCCCATCCTCAAACAGCGTGTTCTTGCGCATATCGTAGATCTTGATGAAGCTTTTGAAGCTCTTGTTATAGATCATGAAGATGTAGAAATCATCCGGCCCAAGCTGGGCGACGATTTCTTCCTGATGATTGAGATCCACAGAAGAAGGAGAAACGGGCATATTCACATGAGAATGGCCCTGCATGTGGATGTTATAGAAACGTTCATCCTCGTCATTCTCCATGATCCATCTGGCATACTTCTCCGTGTCCATTTCAACCGTAGTCGCAGCGACAGTCTGCGGGTAGACAAGAATATCCGAGATGATGTACTCGTCTGCTTCCTCGTTGTCGATACGAGCAGCAACGCCATGCCACGCAACCTCCTTGTTGAACTCTTGAAGGAGCATGACCATTTTGCACCATGCCTCTGGCGTAAAATATACGGTTGCCTTCTTGTGCGCAGACTCAAATGTCTTGCTGAAGTTGAACTTGCCATCGGTCAGCGGCCCCATGGCCAACGACTTCTCGAAATCTTTTTTGCACTCCTCGATCATTTCAGGAGTCATGTTCAAAATTTTGCTCATGTAATTATGCCTCCTCTTCCTGTGCTTGTGTCTCCCCATCCTGACCTGTCGCCTCCTGACTCTCAATCCACTCAATAGCGGCAAGTGGTTTCACAACTTTACCATCGGGAAGCTCGATGCACTGGGTTTGATTGCGATACATATCGTTCATGAACTCTCCGATGACGACCGAGTCTCCGAAATTGAGACTTTTTGAGGAAGAAACGCACTGCTCGATCGCTCCAATATAATTCCTGTCACGCAGGAACTGATTGATGACCCTTTCATGATTTCCAAGACAAGCGTGATACTGAATATGCGGGTTTGGCATCATGTTCTTCATTTCAAGCGGGAACTCATGCTGTCTTATACCACGAACGCTGCCATTCAAATCGAAAGTATATCCGGCACAGAACCTAAGACGAAGCGTTCTGTCGCTGAAGACCGCTTTGATGAGCTTCGCCATCCTCTCGCCGCTTATGGCACCATGCGCCCGAGTGTAGATGTAGCTGTGATTATTGCGAAGCATACTTTCGACCATTTCTTCATCGAAATACTCGCAATATCCAAATGCAGCGAACTGCATCATAGAGTCTGAGACAGTCTCCAAATAGAGCGAGGCATTACACAGAAAATAGTCCATGATTTCAGACTCATCCCCGCCGGATGCAATCTTCTGATGAAGCCCAAGAAGTTTGATGGACAATTCGTTACGCTGCGAGAGGATACTTGCAATCGAGTTATTCATCCTCTCAAACTCTGCTTCCTTTGAGGCAATTTGCTGTTCAACTCTCTGTGCCTCGATACGCTCAAACCGGGTCTCAAACCCTTTGAGGAGCTTTTCGATACGCATTTTCTTGAAGTCATACCGCTCTGCAAGCTTTTTGAGACACGCCATATACTTGTCCGGATCCTTCTCGGTAAGAGACAAAAACAGCGCCAGCTCGTCCTCGGTCAGCTTGTCCGTATCTTTCCCGGCATTAAAATACCATGGCATACACGGCACGATAGCGCGCTGAAGATAATGGAGCTTGCGGATGTCAAGCGCCTCGACGAACAGAACAACAGACCGAAGCTCGACATTGATGAAACACACCACTCGGAATGACTTTCTGAAATATGCAGTTACAGGCTCCAAATTGTGGAACCCATCATACATACTCGGGAAAGTGCTCTCAATGGCATCGAAGCTGATGTTATTACCGTCAGCTCCTCCGTTGATGTTGTGAATAAAGAATGTGCCTGCACTGTCAGAATAAATCTCCCTTGCTACAGCAGACACCACATCACGCTTAGATGCACCCGACAGATTTTCAGCCCGATAGGAACTCTGGCTAAACCTTAACTCCACAGTATCTTCTTCTCCCATGCGCTGTGGAAGGATTGCACGGAGCGTGGAAAGAAACGAATTATCTCCGTTGTATGACACACCAAAGACGTTTCTGAAGTAGTCATTGGCAAAATCAGTACAAAACGGAGTCTCTCGGACGATTGCCCTAAACATATCTTGACACCCCACATTTCAAGTTATATTGTTGTCGATTGCCGGAGTTGAACCGGCAAACCCAAATCGACATAGAAAATGGCGGCCCAACTGGGCCGCCATTTTATGTGGTTATGTATCAGGCGTTATCGGCCTTGACCACATTCAGCAGGAAGCACTTGGAGGTGATGCCCATCTGCTGGAAGGTCTTATCCAGATCGCCGGGCTGGAGGGGAGCGCCATCCAGGTGCATAGTGCCACGGGTGTAGTCGATCTCGTTGTTCTCCAGGCAGGTACGGAGAGTGGTGTTCTCGTCGATGAGAACGGCCTCGCGCTTGGTGTTGTTGCCCACAGTGACCTTAATCATAGTTCATTTCTCCTTTTATTCGTTGTTTTTTTTAGTTGGTTTGTAGTGGTTGAGCCCGCCGGAAACCCCGGCGGGCTCAAATTGCGGATGGTGTCGCTTAGGCGACAGTGATAGTCTCCATCACAGCATCCTTCTCTGCCTTCACGGAAGCCAGAGCGGAATCCACCTGAGCCTCAACCTTGTTGAGGTTGATGATAGCGGCGCCGACCATGTCGGCAACGGCCTGCTTCATGTCAGCACCGGCGCTGGCAGGGACAGGAAGGGTGATGGTGGCCAGGCCGCTGCCATCGTGGGCAACGGAGCCGAAGCTGGCGCCGTACTCGGTGATGCTGCCGGTGCCATTGGTGGTGCCCACGGCGAAGACAGCCTCACGCTTGCCATCCTCGTTCGTCTCGAACAGAGTCAGAGCCTTGGGGCGGTACTTCTCCAGGGTCTTGATGTCCTCCAGCTTCTTGGTGCTGGTGACGACGACTGCGTCGCCTGCGATCGTGATTTTTGCCATTTTTTCGATCTCCTTTTATAAATATGTACCCATTGGTTCACCTTTCGGCTATCCACTCACGCCACGAGGAGGCTGGGCCATGTGAGCAAAGGAAAAGCCCAGCTTTCGCTGGGCTGATTTTTCCTCATATTGTTTGCTGTTTTTTTCGTACCACTTTTCGTGGTACGGATTTATTCGATTAGGGATTAGAATGCGAAAGCGGGGGCCAGCCCAAAGGAAAGACTCGCATAGTTGTAGTAGGCGCCGCCGTCGGTGTACACAAAGCAGAAGTAGCTGCTGCCGTTGCAAAAAGGGGAACGCAACAGCAGATATTCTCTGTCGCCTCTTCTCACTTTGTAGTACGGCACATCCTCCTGCCGGTAATATTCATACCAATGTCCCTCGCCAGGAGCTGAGTAGATGCACCTGCCGAACAGCTCTTTCTCGGACTTGATAAAAAATCTATCCTCGGTTTCTATCAGCTCATTGCTGCCATCAAAAGTGTTTGCGGTCAACTTTAGAACGGGAACCGCCACGTCGATGATCTCGTCCGGCATGAGTTCAAATATGCTTTCGCCTGGCTCATTCATCATCCTGCGCAGCTTGGTCGCTGCCCAAGACCCCTCATTTGTGTCTGCATCATTCCATGGATAACGCTGTGGCATACAATCAACCATTTCCCACGTCAGAGGTAGAATAAGCCCGTCTTTAGTTCTGTCGTGATTTCTCCCAATAATTCTAAACTCGACTGGGGTTCCGTCTTTCAGAACGGCACTTTTTGTATCGCCAACATTGAACATGGAGGCTGCCGCAGGGCCAAAACCCCTTATCGTCCTCCATGAATACTCCTCCAAGGCTCTTGGCATATTTACTCCCCCTGTTCCGTAAAATCAAAATCCCCAAAATCCGATAGTCTCCCGGCTGTCGTGTTCTCATCATCAATGTCGAGGTACGGATACTCGTTAAAGAATTGAACCCCAGTTTCATCCGGTGTCCATGTGGGATGATATATGGAAATGGACTCTTCTTCTGCAAGCATCTTCCCGATTTTTCTAATGAAGTCATCGCAAAACCCTTCATATGTCAGCTGTTCGACCTCATCAGGCGTAACGTTCAGCAATGTGCTCATGAAGTCCATAGCTGCAAGATGTAACTCATCATCACGTTCGTAGATAATATCATCGAGCATTTCGATCTGGCCTTCTTCATCCAGCGGCGCTGGCTCGTCTGGCAGGTCGTCACCATAGTCGCTCATCACCGTAACTGGAAATAAATATTTCCGATACACCTTTGTTGCAATTTCACGACATTCTAAAGCACAGGTTGCGGCCTCTCCATACTCGAACTCTTCATCACGAAACACCTTGAAAAATGGGATGCCACTTTTTTCTTCTAAGTAAACGCTGTATCCGGTGTTCACGTTCTCGGCAATACAGACCATTTCTTTACCCAAACGTTCTATATTGCTTTCAAAAAATTGCCAAACATCGTATGCGCTCAAATGAATTTTTACTTCACCTTTCTCAGGCACACGCATTCCCTCCCACCATTATTATTTTTTGGTCTGAGTGGAGGGACTCGAACCCTCGGCCTCGTGACCCCAAATCACGCCGTCTACCAACTGACATTACACCCAGATTTGGCGGCGGAGGTGGGATTTGAACCCACGGGCGGGATTCCCACCAGCGGTTTTCAAGACCACCGCATTCAGCCAGACTCTGCCACTCCGCCGTTTTTATCGTTATTGCTTTTGAATGCCAAACAGAGACATCATATCTTCATCTGTCGATACTTCAAAGTCTTTTGCATAACCGGAAAACATTTCGTCTGTCCAGTTTGAGGGAGACCCATCTATGTGATATTTCCCGTATTCTGTTATTTCCTTAATTGTTACAGCGCTACCAGCAAAGCGCATCATTTCTTCAATCACGGAATCGGTGATTGGATTTACGCCAAACATCATATAATCTTTCCCTAAGCGTAAATCTTCTCTTACAAAAACCATATCTCCTGGAACATACTGCGTCTGGATTGCAAAACCAACAAACATTTCACCGGGCCATATATATTCATACGCATCAGTTTCCGCAACGGTATACAGGTCATTGCCAAGAGCTGCGGTGATTTGGACTATGCAACCGGCAAGAGCCGCCATTCGCTCTGGCACATAGTAATCCCTGTAATATTCGCCCTCTTGGATATCACCTTTGACCACAACAAAGTCGCCCTTGTTATATTTTATAGCAGACAGCATACCAACACCCCTCTATGCGTCAATATAATGGGGTTGCCGGTTTACCACCCTCCACCGGCAGGATGCACGCATTCGACTCATATCACCCGTTGTACCTCCGGGGATATGGCCGAAACCCCACATCAAGCAGCATTTCTTGACTAACCCATCCGACTTTCGGCTTTTGTTCGACTGGTGGGCTGCCAGCCTAACCGCACCATTTCCCCGACATCTGTGGGGCGGTTACGGTTACCCCTGCGACTTGCTCGCAGGGCTGGTGGAGACAATCGGACTCGAACCGACGACCCTCTGCTTGCAAAGCAGATGCTCTCCCAACTGAGCTATGTCCCCATGAATGGGGCGGGACAACGCCCGCCCCTATATAAATCAATCCGCTACCACCCAGCCTGGTGGTTATCCCCACGGTCACATACTCACCCGACAAACCATTCTCTCCAGGGTTTTGTAAAGCGTTTTTAATTTTTCTTTGAGCGCCACTGCGCTGAACTTTACACCCTTATAAGCGTTGAGGGCTGAATGTTAATCCTTGATCGTTAAGTCGTAAGCTTTACAGCTCATTGTAACCGCACACATTGCGGTTTCATCTTGATTTGATACAAGATATTTCAAAACTTTTACATACCCAAAATGTAGGTTTTGAAGTAGGAGTTGAACCTACTAACGGCTTATCAAGCCAATACCAAGGAGCGCCTTTTCTTTTTTACTTTACTTATCTGTAATGGCGCAAAAACAGAGAAGGAATATGATTTGGGGTTTTCGGGTGGCAGCGAAATTGATTACTCAGAAATCAGAACCACATCAGACGAGTGGCACAGGTACGTCTTCCCGTTAATCGTCACCTGGATCTGGTCGCCGTCCTCATAATCCTTCCACGAAGTGACCTCACCCCGCAGAATAGACCCGTCAGGAAGACTGATGATGGCGCTCTTGAAGGTAAACGTGGTGTCAATGAGTTGATAGTTTCCGCAAGACGCCAGCATCATCATAATGGCGGCAAGAGCCGCCATTATACCTACGATTCTCTTTTTCACCATATCACCGCCTTAATACTCGACAGAAATCTCGGTCATGGCGTTGGACACGGAAAGGGTGGAGTCCACATCAACCATGAAGGCGGAAATCTCGGCCTCCAAAGCCTCAATCTTTTCCGCGACCTTGAGAGGATCCACCAACTCCACGGTCTGGGCGGCGACAAAGTCGGCCCGAACCCTCTTGACGTCATCAGAAGCGTTCTTCATGTCGGTGTTGCCATAAAGGGACTTGATGTACTCGTCTGCCCGGTGTTCCAGCTCATCGCCGTTTGCCTTGTCGGCAGACTGCTTGGCCTTTGCATAGGAATTACGGAGCTCAGCGAGAAGCAGCTTCTTCAGCTCCATACCGTGGTTCTTCATCTCGATGGCCTCCGCCACAGTGTACTCCTTGCCAGCGATCGTCACCTTGGTGGTCGCGTTAGACAGAACCACCGCCCGCTTGATGGCATCACGGCGGCGAATGAGGTCAACGACCTTGTCGTAGCCAGCCTCCATGTTCTTACAGAACTCCGCAACAGAAACGCCAGAAATCTTCTGGTTAGAGTGCTTGTTGGCTGTGATGAAGGTAGTCTCGTCGATGGCACCATATACACGAGAATCCAGCGTCTTTAACTCGCTCAGAGCCTTATGCACGTTCATGGTTTCTTTGGTCATGGTAATCTTTTCTCCTTTATCTTTGAAATTTATTTCAGCTCTTAATGAGCTGCGGTCGATAACATTTGCAAACCAAAACCCTCGGCTAACAGTTTGCCTGACGCTCCCAATTCACTTCGTCGTGCGTCGTTTCCCTATGTTGGTGCTCAAGCAGGGACTCGAACCCCAAACCTTACGCTAATCTGGCGCTAATACCGAGTATAGATCGGCTGCTCTACCGATTGAGCTACTTGAGCATCTATGCCGCACTCTCGGTGTAGCTGTCTGCCGAAAATTGAAACTCGCCATTCAGATATACCTCAAAATGACCCCTGACCGCTTTTACTTCATATCCATCCGGCATATCCGGCACCTCACTTTACACACAGTGTTTTGCGCTTTATTTTTCCATTCGATGTGTATTGATAACATTGGTAAAACAACAAGTTGCCGTATCCCAAATACTCCAACTCATCATCGATGTAGAACCGTGGCCGCTCAATCCATTTAGCTGCTATTACCTTAAGCTGAACGATCTTTTTCTTCTTCCCTTTGTTCGCAAAGATTTTTGATGGAAATTCCAGCCCGTTTTTAGATAGATAATTTCTTATCGTCTCCTCGGATGGATTTGCGCTGTTGATGAAGATAGAAAAACCCTCCTCGCAAAGCCAGCGATAGAGGGTATGGAACTTTTTGTTGGTAATCGTATGGTCAAAGTCCAAAACCACAATCGGATTTGCGGATTTATACATCATCAACAAGTCAATCACGCTCGATCTGTCTTCCTTGACGATGCTATCCGCATCATCTGTCTGAAATTCCCTCGTGATTTTGTAAATACCACGCAACTGGTTTGTTAAAAACTCCATGTATGACAAAACGCCTTTGAACTGCATTGTATCCAGGAGATTTCTCAGTTCATCCTCGGAGAAAATGCGATAGACGAACAGACTTTTCATTAGATGCTTCAACCTAATTGTCTCGCGGCGGGTCAAAAGCGTTTTGCTTATCCCATACTTATTGCACACATCGGTAGGCATACCGGTCAAGTAATCATGGCAGATATCGTAGGAAACCATAGTATCATTCATAATCTTACCCCCCTACCGAAGTGCTGTTTTATAAAGAATGTGCGGGTGAGGATTTGCACCTCACATGATGTGGATTATACCTGGCAGACCCTCTGCGCACTGAGCTACTCCGCCCTGTCCCCCTTGCGGGAGCGCCGAGTGGGACTCGAACCCATGTCCACATCTATCTGGACTGCATCTTAGCGTTTACTGTTGCGTGGGCTTCGATTACGAAACAACACGCTTTACTACTTGTCCAACATTCCTGCTGGAAGTATCTATTCCGCCACCGCACGAATTAACTGTGACATGGCTTTTGGAAGCCATCAAGAGCAAATGATGGAATGAGCCGCTCTTTGCCATCACTACAAGCACAAACTGCAATGCCAGGATCTTCAGTCCAACGCTTAAACTCTGCGGTATAGCTCGCATACCCGCTGGTCATTTTCCCGGAAAACCCGTTATACACGAAGTTTTTGACTCGCATCAAACTCACATCCATTCGTTTATTTTTTTGCAGCACGCAAACCCCCTGAACGTACTGCTGCCGACTGCCCTTTTGTTTCCAGTCGGCTCCCCTCTTGGTGGAGGTGGGGGGAATCGAACCCCCGTCCAAAATCCCTACTCGCTCAAAACATTCTTACGCAATATCCATTTCTTCGTTATGCCTTGCGGCGGCTCGATTAGAAATAGCAAGAAACAGCCGGGGCGTACCAGCTCTGGTACTGCTTCCACCACTCGGTTTTATGGCAGCCGAGAACCACAAAGGTGCTGAGTCTATACATACCCACAACCTTTACCGGCCCAGCGAGGTCTGCTGTGGGAAGTTCGCCTTTGCTCAGGCGGCAGCTCCCTCAAGAGCGGCAATCAGAGCGGGGTGAACCATAACGATCTCAGTGTTATTGTTGGCATTTGTGTTTGTTGTCCCTTAAGGTGGTAACATCCCTGCGTGTTTTGAGTTATCAGAACCCTGTCGAAACCATTACACCCCCATGTTCCCGCCCCGTTTGGGGCGGGGATTTTTTTGATTTTAGATCAGGTACATAAAGCGGGGGCCAGCCCAATGGAATAACTCGCACTGGTGTAGTCGGCGTTGCCGTTGGAGTTCACACGGCAGAAGTTGCCGCTGGCGTTGTAACTAGGGGAACGCAACAGATTATATCTTCGGTCGCCATCCTTATCCTTTTTATAATAAGGAATACCCTCTTGCTTATAGAAGTCATACCAATGTCCCTCACCAGAGGCAGAATAGAAGCAGCGACCGTATAGCTCGACCTCGCTCTTGAGCCATACCTTGCAAACCTCCCGCAGGATATCACTACTTCCCCCTCCGGCTGAGGTAAGCTTAATGACTGGCTTGATGATGGCCTGAAGTTCATCGGAACACCGCCCGAGGAAGTCTCCATTCAACCATTTCCCTGCATCAGAAGTGATAAAACCGCCTTTGTTTGTCCCGCATTCATTCATACAGCGATTTTCCTTGTACACATAGACCATGTCCCAAGAGATGGGTGCTTTTCCACTCCCATCAGCAAGGTCGTCATGGTTAAATCCGATAATCTGCCAAACAGCGATGTATCCATCCTTCATGTGATCATGTTTGGTTGCACCGAGTGCAAAAAACTGCTGCGCATTTCCAGACTTGCCAATACGATCAATGGCATCCCAGCTGATATGGTCGAGATTGGTAAGTGGGCTTGGCGGAACAGCAACAGAGACTGCGAGCGGACACGATGCAACAGCTTTCCGCAAAGCGTCCTCCAACCCTGTTACCGTAAAATTATCAAGTTTTAAGACGATCTCCATCTTCATCCCTCCATCAACCAATTTATGTCTTGCGCCCTTGGAGGCTCGAACTCCAGACACTCGCCTTAAAAGGACGATGCTTTCCCAACTGAGTTAATGGCGCAGAAAACCCAGGCGCAGACACGCCTGGGTAGAGAAATCACAATCGCCAAACCGTCTTGCAATAGAAGATCCGTTACTCTCACGCTTGGGCGCTCATAGTATTTACGAGTTGGCCCACGGAGCCTCTGCTAAAACTTAGCCCTAATCGCTCTACGACTGTCCACTCCTCACTTCACAGCTATCGCAATCAGGCTTGGCAATCACGGTACATCTCAACCCCTCCGCTGGTGTCGTCAGTCGGAACCGTTCTTCATTTATAGGCCGGGGTCAGCCAAACACAATTTTCACCCCATCGCTCCATCGCACAGCGTGTGGGGAAGGCCCGTTTCTGCCTCCGTGGCTGGTGGAACCATACCTGTGGTGACCCGGATGGGACTCGAACCCATGTTACCGCCGTGAAAGGGCAGTGTCTTAGCCACTTGACCACCGGGCCATGTGGAGAGCTGGCGAATTTCCGCAAGCTCTCCGATGGGTGCTTATGGACTCGAACCATTGATACCCCAAGACTATATTCTTTATGATAGCAAGAAAGGGAGGTGAAAAGATGGCAGGGAAAGGAGGCCGCCATAGTCTTTGGTATACACCCATGAAGGGGTTGGCGGTTTTCCTTTATGTCCTCACCAGCCGCCAGAAGGGAGCGTTGTTTATGTGTGCCGCCGGAACTCCGCCCGGAAATCGGCGTGACCCCTCGCAGACCCCGCTCTATGTCTACTTGCCTTATTACGGTGGCCAACCGCCCGATATGTGTTGGCAATGTTGAGTTTGCAACCTCTCATGCTTCTATCATAACGGGACTAAGCGTTGGGGTGGAAAACCACCCCGCCGGAATCGTACCGGCCCAGGCAATAGTGCCATCGAACCTCGCTTATACTTGATACTTAACCGGGATTTTAGGTGCAATCCATGTTCCGATACTCATGACCGCCGCATCCATAACCCATACAACAAGGCTTTTCGGGGCCTTGACAACAAGCGGAATAGAGTACAAGAAACACTCAATGAGTGTTTTGGCGACAAAGACACCAAGGAATGTTGCGCTCACGATTATCAAGACCCGCTTGATTGTGCTTGCGTTACTCTTGACGCCGTAATGACCGACCCAAAGACCAATCAGTACATTCCCAACGATCCAACCGGGCGGGAACCAGCCTGATGTCAGAAGGCTCACGAACAGGCACCCGACACCACCGACCACTGCTCCGACAATAGACCCAAAGTAGTAGCAGTAAACCGCAAATACGATGTACCCAAGGTCAAGACTCGCATGACCAATGACCGGGATTTTTGCCGTCATACTGACAGCAACATACAGGGCTATACCAAGCCCAAGAAGGCAGACCGTACGAACTCCGTTTGACTTTTTCATACCGTCTCACCTCAAACGACAGCCCATACGATACAAGCCATCAGAAAAAGACCGGCAGAAAATGCCGGAAGCCCAGACAGGAGCTTAGCCACTCGACGATTACGGCGATTGACCTGACGCTCACGACGGCGGGCGCACTTGGCAATATACCTTTCGGCCCGGATTTCCCTTTCTTCCATAGACATGACAGCCCCTCCCTACGCCGTACGGCCAACGATGGAAGATCGCTCCATAGCGAAATTCCCGCAGGGCCGCTCACGGATAACCTTGCCATCCTTGTTCTTCTCCTGGATAGTACCATGGCAAACCCAGACATTGGTGCCGGAAACCTTCTCCATGATGGCGCCGCACTTCTTGCAGACTTTCTTGTTCTTCTCCTCGGCGACTTTGGGCTTGATGCCCATAATAGCCCCCAGTTCGGCAAACGACTTGACCACAATGTTCTTCATATACGATCTCCTCCCTTTCAATGATAGGCATATACGGTCAGGGACTCTACAGGTTTCAAAATACCACCCGCAGATTGTTTCCCACAGACCGCCCGTCTTGGGCGGTTTCGTCGTAATTTTCAACGACTCGTCAGTGTGGTTTTTATAGGAGTGAGGATACCTGTTTAGTCGTCCTCACGCTCGGGGCAGGACTCCTCATGTTCCGGATAGCAGTCGGGACAGAGAGGCTTACCGCAGTAAGGGCAAAACTCCACCTCATCGGCGGGGATGTCGATACCGCACTCATGGCATTTGAACTTTTCGCCCATACCTTAGCCCTCCTTCTTGGCCTTGAACTCCACCTCATAGGTGGCGCCGGGGGTCACGATGCGGTGGCAGATCTCCGCCAGATAGTTGACGAAATACCGATGGTTGGCACAGGTGACGGTGAGAGCCTTCCGGCTCTTCTTGGAATAGATGGACATCAGGTAGTTCACATCATGGGATGTGGGCTTGTAGTCCCCGCCGAGCATAGCGGTGACGATACTCTGGAGACTCTTGAGCAGATTGGTCTTGCTTGCCGGGTTCTTGCCCATGTCATACTCACGGGCAACCTCGCTCATAGCGTAGCTGTCATTGATCTTCTTGGGATTGATACCCAAGTCAACGGCTTTCTGAGCCGTCATGACAAAGTTCATCTTCTGAGCGATATGGGGCCACTTCTCGTCGGCCCCGATACCGCCGCAATACTTGTTGAGCTTGAGAAGGTCGATAGTACGTTCCTTCTCAACGATACCCCGGACAGGAACCTTATCATCGCCCTTCTTCTCGTCCTTGACCCCGATGGTCATAAAGGAAAGGCGCTGGACGGCGGTGAGCATGGGGTCGGGGGTGTTCTTGCAGTCCTCGAAGCACATATCCCGAACGGTGGCAGTGTACTCGTTGATGATCTGGGTGAGGGTCTCATCGGTCTTGGATGCGTCCTCAAACTTGCCGGTCTGGATAGCCTCATTGTAAGCCTTGACCAATTCCTCGGCCTTGCCTTTCAGTTCGACCAACTTGGCCTCATTTTCAGCTCTGGTCATAATAGTTACTCCCTTCTTATTTTTGTATCAAGCGGTTTACCGCTCAAGAAAGCCGCCGGAGTTGATACCCCGGCGGCTCTATCAACGGTAAACCCCACGCCGGTAGTGCCGGCCCCGCATTTCAACGGTGGGCCGTCAATACGACCAACCGTTGTTACGGTATTCCGTGGCATAAGCGTCGTTTCTAACGCCTACCGGCTCATGGGGGAAATTTTCATTCTTCACAATACTCGACCAAATTAGGTTTTCATACCATGCGCCTTCTGTTCGGCTCCTCGGAGCATAACCACCCTGGGGTGGGAACATTGGACGATACTAATAGCCCTCAATGATCTTTTTCGCATAGCCTTCAGTTCCTCAAGCCGAGTTTAGGCTCATAGGCACAAACCTCCGGGGATTTTCACAATCTCGAACCCGTAGCTTAATTCTACGGCACCGGCGACAGATGGATATACCATCAATGCTTTTCTTTAACGTCCTCAAGCTGGACACAAGGCCATAGCTGGAAGTGCCGGACATCTCCGGTTGTATTCCGTAGCCTCTCAAGGCGGGGCGGCTTGCCCTTGCCTTTCACCCTACACCGCAAAGGGGCAACCCCCTTTTGCCCAAACGTGGGCGGCGG